AATATTTGCTGAATGCTCGACTGCAAAAAGACTTCATGTTGGTGCCATTGTTGTGAAAGATGACCGCATCATATCAATCGGTTACAATGGCATGCCATCTGGATGGACAAACGAATGTGAATATGTTGCTGATGTTCATCCTAGTGATTCTAGATATGACTTCAATAATTTTAGCGAAGAACTTAAAACAAAACCAGAGGTACTTCATGCTGAAACGAATGCAATTGCGAAACTTGCTAAATCTACCGAATCTGGTATGGGTGCTACTATGTTCATTACCCATGCTCCATGTTTGGACTGCGCCAAACTTATATACCAAAGTGGTATTAGCAATGTTCTATATCGTAACACTTATAGGGATATTGCTGGTGTCGTATTTCTCAAAAATTCCGGTATTGAGGTGGAACAAGTATGAGTAAGATATATACTACAAAGGTCGTTGAAATATGCGATAACGGTGACGCTATTGTCGAACTGCCAGATGAATTGGTAACACAATTAGGATGGGAGATTGGTGATACTTTAGATTATAAATTGAAAGATGGAAAAGTATTCATAAAAAATCTAACAAAGGACAAGAGAGATGGTCGAACTAAATCTGGAAAAACTAAAAAAGTGCGTACCAAATAACAAAGACCATGCAGGTCTGTTGAACGCATTCAATAAAGTGTTTGAGAAGTATCAGATAAACACTAAAGAAAGAGTTGCTGGTTTTCTAGCACAATGTGGACATGAATCTTTAGACTTCACTGTTCTAAAAGAGAATTTGAATTATGGTGCTAAAGGTCTTCGTGGAACATTTGGTAAGTACTTTCCTGATGATGCGACTGCCGCAAAATATGAACGCAAGCCAGAGATGATTGCTAATCGTGTTTATGCATCTCGTATGGGTAATGGTAATGAGGCATCTGGTGATGGTTACAAGTACCGTGGTCGTGGTGCAATTCAATTGACTGGACATGATAACTATACTGCATTTGCAAAAGATATCGGTAAGACTATTGATGAGACTATCGCATATCTTGAAACACTAGAAGGTGCAATTGAATCTGCATGTTGGTTCTGGAAGAAGAATGGATTGAATGAGATTGCAGATAAGAAAGATATTACCTTGATGACTAAACGAATCAATGGTGGTACTATTGGTCTTGAAGACCGAACAAAACATTGGAACAATAATTTACAGGTACTATAGTATGACTAACATGCCACTAGATGTTCGTGCATTTCAACTTGCGTGTGACCAATTCGCTTCAAAAGAAAATGCTGAACTTTATGCAAAATTAATTGAAGAAGAATCCTATGAATTTAGAAATGCCGTTGACCAAAATGATGATGTTGAACAGCTAGATGCATGTATGGATATGATTTGGGTCATCTTAGGTTACTGTCACATGAAGAATTTCAAAGTAGCCGAAGCATGGGATGAAGTTGCCAAATCTAATTTTGCCAAAGTTGATAAAGCAACTGGTAAAGTGATACGCCGTGCAGACGGCAAAGTCTTGAAGCCAGAAGGATGGAAACCTCCTGACTTGAAGGAATATGTTAGGTAATAATCTAACATATGTGTTGAATTCTAACATGAACTATGTTATAATGTTTTTTTAATGTTAATGAAAGAGAATATGAATATTTTTGAAATTGCTAAGAAAATTGCAATCGAAAAGAAACTTCCTCGTGCAGACCGGTACGATTTGGTTCTTCGTGACTTCGACAATATGGTCGAGTTGATTGGTCGAGTTCCTGACCCAACAGTGAACATGAATGATTTCTCTGGTAGAGAAATGCTCGTACCCAAGCGTTGGGTAACCTTAGCCGTGCTTGATGCAGGCACGAAAGTGAGTGTTGCATGAACATCAAGCTACTCACATTTAAAACAAATCACACCATCTTAGGTGATGTTGATGTTAGTAATGAAACAATCAAAATCAAACAACCAGTTCAAGTTGTTGTGATTCCTCCAAAGAGTGCCCAAGACCAAGGCGGCATGGCTTTCTCTCCTTTCTTAGACTACTGTGCTGAATTCAAAACAGGAATCTCGTTTCACCGTAACGACATTCTTGCCATTACAACACCAGTGGTTGAACTTGAGAATCAATACAATTCTGTGTTTGGTAGCGGTATTCAAATTGCCACATCTATCCCTAAATAATGATACAATAACTCAATGAGTAAATTCTACACTAGCGTAATGAGTGTAGGTAACAACATTCTCTATCGTGGCGTAGAGAACGGTCGGCGTATAAAAGAGAAAATTCCTTATACGCCGACTTTGTTTTTACCTGCTAAAAAACAAACAAAATTTAAAACCCTCAAAGGCGACTATCTCGAACCTATGAAGTTTGAGAGTATTCGTGATGCCCGTGACTTTGTGAAAAGATATGAAGGTGTTGATAGCTTTGAAATCTATGGTAACAACCGCTACGAATATGTCTACATTTCAGATGAACATCCAGAAGAAACTATTGAATGGAATGTTCAAGATGTTTGTGTAGCCTATCTTGATATTGAGGTTGGTTCTGAGAATGGTTTTCCTGAACCATCACTGGCATCTGAACCTGTGACTGCAATCACAGTTAAACTTTCTAATGATCCAAAATTTTATGTGTTTGCATGTGGTGACTTCAAACCACATCGTGATGATATCATCTATACACAATGTCGAGATGAATTGTCTCTGCTTTCAAGATTTATAGAATTCTGGCAGAAACATTATCCTGATGCATTGACTGGTTGGAATGTCAAAAACTTCGATATACCATATCTGCACAATCGAATCTCAAGACTTTTTGATGATAAAGAAGTGAGAAAACTTTCTCCTTGGGGCATAATAAGTGTTCGTGAAGAAACATTTTATGGTAAGACAACTAAAATTTATGACTTGGTTGGTCTACCAACACTAGACTATTTACAGTTGTTTCGTAAGTATGCACCAAATTCTTCACAAGAATCATATCGTTTAGACCACATTGCACAAGTTGAAAAAGTCGGTCAAAAGATTTCATACGATGAATATGATAGCTTGCAAGCATTGTATCGTGAGAACTTTCAGTTGTTCATTGAGTACAACATTCGAGATGTAGAACTTGTAGAAAACTTGAATGCTAAAGGTCGCTTGATTGATATGGCATTGACTTTGGCTTATGACAACAAAGTGAATTATGATGATGTGTTTACGCAAGTTCGTATGTGGGATACAATCACATTCAATCATCTTCGTGCAAAGAATATCATTGTTCCGCCAAAGAGAATATCTTCAAAAAACACTGCCTATGAAGGTGCATATGTTAAAGACCCACACTTAGGTAAACATGAATATGTCGCATCGTTTGACTTGAACAGTTTGTATCCACATTTGATTATGCAATACAATATCTCACCTGAGACATTGGTTGAGCCTCGTGATTATACACCAGAGATGCGTGAAATCATTGCCCAAGGTGTTACAGTTGATAAACTCTTGACATGTCAAATTGACACATCAAGATTGAAAAATGTGACTCTGACTCCAAACGGTCAATTCTTTCGCACAGACATCAAAGGCTTTCTTCCAGACATTATGGAAAGAATTTACAATGGTCGTGTGATTTATAAGAAGAGCATGATTGAGGCACAGCAGAAGTATGAAGTAGAAACGAATCTTGAAATAAAAAAAGAATTGAGCAATCATATTTCACGATACAAGAATCTTCAGTTAGCTAAGAAAGTTGGTCTGAATTCTGCTTATGGTGCTTTGGGTAGTCAATACTTTAGATTCTTTGATGTGAGACAAGCAGAAGGTATTACCTTAGCGGGTCAACTAAGTATTAGATGGATTGAAAATCACATCAATCAATATATGAACAACCTATTGAAGACAAATGAAGTTGATTATGTTCTCGCCTCAGACACAGATTCGATTTATCTCAATCTTGGTCCGCTTGTTGATAAGGTCTATTCGAAAACAGGAGATGTTAACAATCTTATCTCCTTCATGGACCGTGTCTGTGAAGATAAACTTCAACCATCTATTGATGAAAGTTATCAGAAACTTGCTGACTATGTTCACGCATACGAACAAAAAATGCAAATGAAGAGAGAGGTCTTGGCAGACAAAGCAATCTGGACTGCTAAGAAGAGATACATTCTTCATGTACATAATTCTGAAGGTGTTCAATATGCTGAACCACAAATCAAGATTCAAGGTCTTGAGGCAATTAAATCATCGACACCAAGTGCATGTCGTGAGAAGATTAAAGAAGCCTTGAAGATTATCATTGGTGGTACAGAAGAACAGTTGCAGTCATTCATTGAAAATTTTAGAAAAGAATTCAAGTCGATTCCGATTGAAGATATTTCTTTTCCGAGAACAGTCAATGGCTTGAAAGAGTATGCTAATGAGAAGACTGTTTATTCAAAAGGCACACCGATTCATGTTCGTGGTGCATTGATTCACAATAACAGACTTCGTGCTGACAAGTTGACTAAGAGATATGAATTGATTCGTGAAGGTGAAAAGATTAAGTTTATTTTTCTTCGTGAGCCAAACACATTTCAATCCAATGTTCTTTCTTTTGCAAGTCGTATGCCAAGCGAATGGAATATGACTACTGTTATTGATTATGATATGCAGTTTGAGAAATCATTCATTGAACCTTTGACGATTGTTCTTGACTGTATTGGATGGAGACCAATCAAAGAAAGTTCTTTAGAAGACTTCTTCGGATGATACAAGTTCTATTACCATTTATTACAGCAATTGTTCTATCAGCAATCGCAGGTTACTATTCGGTAGTGGGGCTTGCTTTAATCTTTCCTGGTTCGTATTGGCCAATCATTGTGATGGGTGGTGCATTAGAGTTATCTAAGTTAGTTACTGTATCATGGTTGTATCGTAACTGGAAGACTGCACCCATCTTGATGAAATCATATTTCACAGTTGCAGTTGCCTTATTGATGTTGATTACATCGATGGGTATCTTTGGTTATCTTTCAAAAGCACACATTGAATCTACTGTATCAGTTGGTGCCAATACGGTTCAGTTGAAGACTCTTGAATCACAAGAAAAGATGACAAGAGAAAGACTTGAGTATTTGATGAAAAGAGCCGGCGACCCTGCAACAGCAAGTCGAAAAATCGATAAGCAAATACAAGAGACACAGGTTGAGTTGACTCAGATAACAAAAGACAAATTGCCATTGATGACTGAAGAAAATAAATTGATGGCAGATGTTGGTCCTATTCGCTATGTCGCCGAGTTGTTGTATGATAAAAACGATGCCCAATTCATAGATAAAGCTGTAAGGGTGGTTATCTTCATCATCATTTTTGTCTTTGACCCATTAGCAGTTTTGCTATTGATTGCCGCTAATATGACACTAAAGAACTTGCAATCTGAGAAGACACCTGATATAATAGTGAACAAGAATAAGAAAAAGAAATCTGAAACTAAACCTACAAATACGATTGACAACTTCTTTGTTGATGAACATTCAGAAGTTATACCGAAAACACAAATTACTAATATGACTGGAGATTTTAAATGAGCATACTTGAAAAATTGAAAAAGAATTCCTCTATCAAAGAGACAGCGATTCTTTCGAAATCAAAATTCTTTAACAATAAAGATATGATTACTACTGGAGTGCCAATGGTCAATGTGGCATTGTCTGGTAAGCTAGATGGTGGATTGACTCCAGGTCTTACAATGTGGGCAGGACCATCTAAACACTTTAAAACTGCATTCTCTTTACTCATGGCAAAGTCTTACATGGACAAGTATCAAGATGCAGTTCTTTTGTTCTATGACTCTGAGTTTGGTACACCCATCAAATACTTTGAGACATTTGGCATTGACATGGACCGTGTTCTACACACACCATTGACTGACATTGAACAGTTAAAGTTTGATATCATGCAACAATTTCAAGGTGTTGACCGTGGTGACAAACTGATTGTTATTCTTGACTCAATCGGTAACTTGGCATCAAAGAAAGAAGTTGATGATGCACTTGAAGGTAAGTCTGTTGCAGACATGTCTCGTGCAAAACAAGTGAAGAGTTTGTTTCGTATGATTACACCTCACTTGAATCTAAAAGACATTCCGATGATTGTTGTGAATCACACATACAAAGAAATTGGTTTGTATCCTAAAGATATCGTTGGTGGTGGTACAGGTTCTTACTACTCTGCTGATAACATCTTCATCATTGGTCGCCAACAAGAAAAAGATGGTACAGAAGTTGTAGGTTATAACTTCATTATCAATGTTGAGAAGTCTCGTTATGTGAGAGAGAAATCAAAGATACCAATCACAGTTTCATTTGAAGGTGGCATTCAGAAATTCTCTGGTCTACTTGATGTTGCAATGGAAGGTAAGTTTGTTGCTAAACCAAGTCCCGGTTGGTATGCGAAAGTCAATCAATCGACTGGTGAGATTGGTGACAAAGTTAGATTCGATGTAACTCAAACCGAAGCATTTTGGAAAGACATTTTATCAAGTGAATCTTTCAAAGAATATGTGAGTAAAAAATATGAGATATCTTATGGAAGTATTCTCCAAACTGAAGAACTTGTTCATGCCGAAGCCGAAGACGCTTGAAGAAGGCGTAGACTATAAATTCTTTGAAGCACCTGAATGGACTGGTGTTACAATCCTACAAGGTGACTTCAAAGGTGTAAAGTATCACTACGGAAAGACATGGATAACCGACCAAGATGTTCAGGCAAAATTATCGTATGAATATACTGTGGATTATCTAGGTGAACATTCATACGAATCATTGCAATCAAATGAAAAATTTGCTACAATGATGGGTGACATCCTTGTGCTGTTGCTTGAACAATATATTTTAAAGGAAGAAAATGCATCGGTTGGAACTTACGATTCTGAAGAATCTAATCTATAGTGAAGAATTTACACGAAAAGTTCTGCCATTCCTAAAGCCAGAATACTTTGGCGATACTAATGAGAGAGTTGTATTCAAAGAAATATCTGACTTCGTTAATGAATACAACAATCTACCAACTCACGAATCTCTTGTAATAAACTTAACTGAGTCTAAGAAACTCAAAGAAGAAGAAGTTCGTTCTGCGATTGGCATTCTCGAAACAATCAAAACAAATAAAGATGAGCCAACTGAAAAAGAATGGTTGGTAAAGACTACAGAAAAGTTCTGTCAAGATAAAGCAATCTACAATGCAGTTCTAGAAGCCGTTTCTGTTCTTGATGATAAGAGTGGCGCAAAGAACAAAGGTGCTATTCCAGAGATGCTTTCTTCAGCACTTGGTGTTTCGTTTGACCCAAATGTTGGGCATGATTATATTGAAAATTCAAATGAACGATTCGAATTCTATCATCGTAAAGAAGAAAGAATTCCTTTTGATTTAGACTACTTCAACAAGATTACAAAAGGTGGTCTGCCTAACAAGACACTCAACATTGCACTTGCTGGTACTGGTGTTGGTAAGAGTTTGTTCATGTGTCATGTTGCATCTGGTTGTATCTCTGCTGGTCAGAATGTTCTCTATATCACAATGGAAATGGCTGAAGAAAAGATTGCTGAAAGAATTGATGCGAACCTTTTGAATGTACCTATCAATGACTTAGCCTCGATTTCTAAGTCAGACTATGATAGAAGATTCAATGCACTGAAGTCAAAGACTCAAGGCAAGTTAATCATCAAAGAATATCCAACAGCGGCCGCATCTGTTCTGCACTTTAAAGCACTGTTGAATGAATTGAGATTGAAGAGAAATTTCAGTCCTGATATCATCTTCATTGACTATCTGAACATCTGCTGTTCTGCACGATTGAAACATGGCGCAAATGTGAATAGTTATTCATACATCAAAGCAATTGCAGAAGAGTTGCGTGGGCTTGCTGTTGAAGAGAATCTACCAATTGTATCAGCTACACAAACAACAAGAAGTGGTTTCTCAAATACCGATCCGGGGCTTGAAGATACTTCTGAATCGTTTGGTCTACCAGCGACTGCTGACTTTATGTTTGCTTTGATTTCAACTGAAGAACTTGAAGCCTTGAATCAGATTATGGTAAAGCAATTGAAGAATCGATATGCAGACCCAACTATGAACAAAAGATTCGTTGTTGGTATTGACAAATCGAAGATGAGGTTGTATGATGTTGAACAGTCTGCACAAGAAGATATATCTGACTCAGGTCAGAATGCGCCTGACAGACCACTGAACACATTCGGTAATCGTGAAGGTAAATTCAATAAAAAGTTTGAGGGGTTTAAAGTATGATAAACTGTGTAAGATATTACGATGATGCACTTGATAAAAACAAATGTGATGAAATCATTAAGAGATTCGAGTATGATACTGATAGGCATATGCAGACAGAATTGCAAGACCACAGGCACTTCACTGAATTGAACATATCAGCATATCCTGATTGGAAAGACATTCACAATATGCTTGTGGATGAGATGCAGAAGTTTCTGAAATACTACAAGCATGACTTGAGCCTTGATGATAAAGTCTGGCCAGATGAACTTGCATGTGAACATTTTCGAATGAAAAGATACATGCCTAACGATAAAGATGAATTCAAACTTCATGTTGATGTGGGTAATCACGATTCGGCTCGTAGATTTCTTGTTTACTTCTGGTACTTGAATGATGTTGAAGTTGGTGGCGAGACTGCTTTTCAGTGGAATAGTGCTTCTGAAACGACCAGCACTGTTAAACCAGTCGCAGGCAGATTGCTTATGTTTCCTCCTATGTGGACATATCCACACGCAGGCCTGAAACCTATAAGCGGACCTAAATATATCATTGGTGGTTATTTGCATTACACTTAGGAAACATATGAAAGTCGTAGAATTTGATTCGAGTAAAAATGAAAAAAAGACAAAGCAACATATGCTTGACATTTTAGAAGAAGTGAGAAAAAACATTGAAGATGGAACAATTAAAGAATATCTTGTAGCATCTATGGATTCAGATGCTGAGATAACTCTATATGGTCACACAAATGATTTTGTTGGTACAATCGGAATGCTTGAGACTGCCAAACATAACATGCTTATGGAGAAGATGTTAGGACCCGATTGATATAAATAAGCCATTACAATAACAACTTCATGGAGTTATAATGGCTGGATCGTACAAAGTTCATGGTCTTTTACATAAGTTTAAAGATTTGGATAAATCATATATGTTATATTCACCAACATCAACCGAAGGAGGTGAGTTGGCAGTACTGCAACAAATTAATGGTTACATATCAAAAATAGGATCGCCAATAACTGTTGTGGTTGGCAAACATACATTTGAAAACATTTATGGTGCAAATAAAGTTGAAGGTACGCCTAAAGCTGATATTGCTTTAGTGATGTATGATGAAAGAAAAAAGAAATTTGTTGATGTGTGTTTTATATCACATAAAATGGGTAAAGATGCTAGTGGATTTCAACAATATAGCGGGATAACCAAGAAGGCCGATGGTGCTAAATCAGGTTCTATTTCAAAAGATTCAACTGTAATTTCATTTTTAAAAAAATTAACAGGAATACATAAAACTATTGTTGATGGAAAAGAAAGAGTTTATGAAACTATTAAAGATGCAAACTTGATTGGTAAAGCAGTTTATGGACCTTTATTTGGTTCATCAAGTTATGGAATTGATAATATTCATTTAATTGGTCAAGGTGATGTTAAGTTTACTGCGTCTGGTAAAAAACATAAGTTAGGCTTTACTGCTCATGTTAGTTACAATCCTGATGTGAAAGAATTTATGACGGGTGATTATACAGCTATTGTTGCCGCAAGATATACATCAGGTCGCAATTACGAATCTGGCGGAAAAACATATAGTGGTGTTCGTGTATTAATTATGCCTAAAAAGCTAATTGGATCAAAAGCAAAAGAAATATGAAATTCGCACAATTTTTAATCGAATCAAAGAAAGAAGGTGCAAACCTTCACCTCGAACACCTTGAAGATGAAGTTCTGAATCGTGGTGTCGCTGGTACTAGAGATGCGATTAACTTTCTCCGTTCACTGCGTGATATGCTTGCTGGTCATTCAGAATCAAAAATCAATACCACAACAAAATGGGATGGTTCACCAGCAGTATTCTGCGGTATCAATCCAGACAATGGTAAGTTCTTTGTTGGCACTAAAGGTGTATTCAATGCAAATGCAAAGTTGAATTATACTGATGCCGATATCGATACTAACCATAGTGGTGAAGGTCTTAATGCAAAGTTAAAAGTTGCACTAAGATATCTTCCAAAACTTGGTATCAAAGGTGTCTTGCAAGGTGACATGATGTTCTCTAAAGGTGATGTGAAGACTCAAACAATTGATGGTGTTGAGTATATCACATTTCAACCGAACACATTAGTCTATGCAGTTCCATCAGAATCAAAGTTAGCAAAGACAATGCTTGCCGCACAGATGGGTATTGTATTTCACACTTCATACACTGGTAAAACTTTCTCAGACATGAAGGCGTCATTCAATATCGATATCAAGAATCTGACAACAACGAAAGATGTTTGGTTCCGTGATGCATATTTCACTGATGCATCAGGCACTGCAACATTCACAAAAGAAGAGACAGTAGAAATCACAGGTATTCTTGCTGATGCAGGAAGACTCTTCAATCAAATCAATGCAAAAACATTGAATGAGATTGCTACAAGTGAGACTATAAAAGTTCAAATCAAAACATTCAACAATACAAAAGTTCGTTCAGGTGAAGCTATTAAGAACACTACTGCACACACTGCCGAATTGATTCGTTATGTTGAAGAGAAATTGAACAAAGCTATCAAAGAAGTTAAGATGGCAGAGACTATAAAGAAAAGAATCGCAGAGAAGAATGAAATCATGCGATTCTATCGTTCAAATGCAAGTAACTTAAAACTCATTTTTGATTTGCAGAATTTACTTGTTGAAGCAAAGAACATGACCATTAAGAAGTTGCAACAAATGAAACAAGTCACAAGTACATTTGTACAAACTGAAGACGGTTTCAAAGTGACAAATCCAGAAGGTTTTGTTGCAGTAGATAAACTAAAAGGCAACGCTGTGAAATTAGTTGATAGGCTTGAATTCAGTCATCTAAACTTTACTGCACAAAAGGCATGGAGTAAATAATGGCAACAAAAATTACATATGATATTAATGCTATTCTAAATGAATACAGTGATAATGATTTTGGATTCTCTGCTGTATCTGAAGAAGAATACAATGCTGTAATTGCAGAGAAAGATGAGACTGTTGAAGAATACAAAGCACGATTGATGCAAGTAGAAAAACTTATTATGCCGTTCTTATCGAATCTTCTAAAGACTGCTGACAAACCATATATCAATTGGCCTAATCGTAGACCAATTCTTGAAACGCAGATTCAAAAGATTCTAACACTTACAAGAAGCTAAATGTTAAAATTCTCTGAACATATTGCTGAACAAGAGTTTGTTTCAAAAGCTGGTGCTGGTGAAGAAGGTAGACCAGAGTTAGTGAAGAAATATAAGAAAGACACTCCTGGTCAAACAGTCAAAGAAGATGCTGAACAATGTACTCTATATACATCACAGCAATTGAAAGACTTAGAAACTTTTGCCGATAGACTTCTTAAAAAATATCAAGTAGACATTCAATTCACAAAACACTTTGCTGAAAGAATGAGCGATTCGAGAAATGTTCCTTGTATTAAGATTACCGAGTTGCAACAGTTCTTCAAAAAGATTGAGAAGAACAAAGCGGCTAAGATTAAAGCACATGGTGATGGGCAAGCAGTATTGGTAGACTTGCAAAAAGACTTGAATCTTCCTGTAGTTATTGATATAATGGGTGATTCGTTTGAAGTTAGAATGAAGACTATCATGCGAAAGAAAGATTTTAAAACAAGTGACGATAAAATTGCTGTAGAGTCATTTTTAGGATTTATAGATAAGTAATTAAACAAGTGAGGTTGTTATGCAAGATGTGGTTGTTGGTGCTATCACCAATTATGATTTCGACAAAATAAAGTATTGGGTAAACTCTCTTGACACCTGTGGGTTCACAGGCAAGAAAGTTATGCTTTGCTACAATATCTCTTTTGATGTTGTAGAAGAATTAACCAAGAGAGGTTATGTAATCATTGCTTTCACTCGCAATGATGAATTGAAAAGATTCGAGTACCGTGAAGAGTTCAACATTATGCTTGAACGATTCATGCATCTATGGTACTTTATGAGTCAACTAGAAGACCGTGCAGAATATCGCTATCTAATAGCAACCGATGTTCGTGATGTTGTCTTTCAAAGAAATCCATCAGAGTGGTTAGAAAAGAATATGGGCGACAAGACTATCAATGTTGCTTGTGAATCTATTCGTTACAGAGATGAGGCATGGGGTAAGAACAACCTCATTCAATCTTTTGGTCCATTAATCTACGAAGCAAACAAAAACAATCTCATCTACAATGCAGGAACTGTATCAGGTAGATTTGATACAATGATTGATTTGTTTTTGAATCTGTTCATGTCATGTTCAGGTTCACCACAGAATGTTCCTGGCGGTGGTGGTCCAGACCAAGCCGCATTGAATGTTCTGCTACACACAAAAACATATCGTGATGTAACTAGGTTTACAAATTCTGAAGAAGGATGGGCAGCCCAATTAGGAACAACTGCTGACCCAAGTAAGATTGAAGAATTCAGACCACATCTCTTTGAGCCTACACCAATTATGAAAGATGATGTAGTGTGTACCAGTACAGGTGAACCATTCTATCTTGTGCATCAGTATGACCGTGTTCCCGAATGGCGAAAAATTATTGAGAAGAAATATGGCTAAGTTATTATATGTTGTGCATCGTTATGCACCTTTTCCTGGTGGCTCAGAAAACTATGTGCGAGACATGGCAGAAGAAACCCTATCTCGTGGGCATGAAGTGTGGGTTCTAGCAGGCGAACATCAGGGCGACTTGAATGGTGTTAAAGTTAGCAGTGATGCACAAATTTTAAATGAAACATGGGATTTGATTGTTGTTCATGGTGGTGATGTTAATGTACAGAATTTTGTTTTATCAAATGCATCAAAAATAAAATCACCTATTCTCTATCAATTAATTCTACCATCTGAATCACCAACATGTTTGAAAGCATTGCAAGAGTGTAAGTATCTTGGATGCTCAACTACAGCAGATTGGAAACACATTAGAAAACACAATATACTTAGAAAGGGTATTGCTGTTCGACATGGTATTGATGAGAAGATTTCTATCGGTATGCAAGGCTTTCGTGAAAAGTATGGTATCAAAACTAAGAACATGTTTCTATCATGCGGTGGTTACTGGCCAAACAAAGCAATGCATGAATTAGTTGAAGTGTTCAACAATGCACAAGTTCCTGATACAACTCTCGTTCTAACTGGTTATGATAATCGTCATGGACTAATGCCAAATGAATCAGAGTTTGTCAAACCATTTCTAATCGATTCTCGTGCAGATGTTATGTCTGCAATTCGTGAAGCAGACTTGTATATTCTACATTCATACTCAGAAGGCTTTGGTTTAGTTCTTCTTGAATCAATGTTGAATAAAACACAATGGGTTGCTCGTAACATTGCTGGCGCTGAGACAATGAAAGACTTTGGTATGGTGTATGATACTGATGAACAATTGGTAAACATCCTTAAAACATTCAAAAGTGACAAAGAATTGATTGACAAATCCTATGAATATGTTACACTTAATAGATTGATTGGGAACACAGTCGATGATATTTTGAGGTGCGTATGAATTTTACTTTCGGCATAACAACAGACTACAAAAATGTACAGAGACTAAATGAAGTCTGTAATTCTATTGCCGCACTCAATATACCTAACCATGAAATTTTAATTATCGGACAAGGTCTTTTTAACGATACTGCTAATGCAAAGCATATCTTCTTTGATGAGACTATAAAAAAGAAGTGGGTTACTCGTAAGAAAAACATTCTTGCACAGGAAGCTAAGTACGACAATGTTGTAATTTTTCACGACTACTACACTTTCGACAAAGACTGGTATACAAACTTTGTAGCATTCGGTGAAGATTGGGATGTGTGTTCTAATGCACAACAGTTGATTACTGGTAAGAGACATTTCACTGATTGGGTTTGCTGGGATTCTCGTATCTTTCCTCGCTACACATCATTGAGATATGATGATTGGGGTCATACTAAATTCATGTATCAGTCAGGCGGTTACATGATTGTGAAGAAAGATTTTATGAAGAAGTGCCCAATGAATGAAGAAATGACATGGGGTAGTGCTGAAGATGTTGAGTGGTCTATTCGTATGAGAGAGATTGCTAATTGGAAGTGTAATGGTGCAAGTATAGTAAAACATAATAAGGTTCATCGTGATGCAGAATAAACTTGTAATTTTTGATTTAGATGGTGTGTTAATTGATTCGAGAGAGTTACACTATGATGCATTGAATGATGCACTTGCTAAGATTGGTCAAGAGTTTGTAATTACTCGTGAAGAACATCTAAGCACATATGATGGATTGAACACTACAAGAAAACTTGAGATGCTATCTGAACGAAAAGGCTTAGATAGAAAATACTTTAATAAAATTTGGGAAGATAAGCAGATAGCAACATTTGATTTGCTAAGAAAACTTCCAAAGAATCATACAGCTAGATATCTAATTGCTCAGTTGAAAATGAAAGGCTGGAAGATTGCAGTTGCATCTAACAGCATTCGTGAAACTGTTCGCATTGCACTTGATACGATTGGCATCTTAGGTGAAATTGATTACATTGTCAGCAATCAAGATGTTCGATTCGCAAAACCATTTCCAGAAATGTACTGGCGTTGTATGATTGGGTTGAATGCATTACCTAAGAATACAATCATTATTGAAGACAGCCACATAGGGCGACAAGGCGCAATTGACTCTGGTGCTATTTTATATCCAGTTGAGAATGCCAGTGACTTGAATGCATTAAAATTTATGCAAAGAGTCGAAGAGTTTGAAAATGAACAACAGAAGACAAACATTCCTTGGCGTGACAAAAAACTGAATGTCTTAATCCCAATGGCTGGCGCAGGTTCAAGATTTGCACAAGCGGGTTATACATTCCCTAAACCACTGATTGAAGTTCGTGGTAAACCAATGATTCAAGTTGTTGTTGAGAATTTGAACATTGAAGCCAACTACATTTTTCTAGTTCAGAAAGAACACTATGAGAAATACAATCTCAAATACATGCTTAACTTGATTGCACCAAACTGTACAATCGTTCAAGTTGATGGTATGACAGAAGGTGCCGCTTGCACCACACTTCTTGCACAAGAATTTATCGACAATGACGAACCACTCATCATGGCAAACTCTGACCAGTTTGTCGAATGGAATTCAAACGAATGCATGTATGCTTTCAAAGCAGATAACATCGATGGTGGCATTCTAACATTCGAAGCTACACATCCTAAATGGTCATATGCTAAACTAGATGACAATGGTTTTGTTTCAGAAGTTGCAGAGAAGAAAGTGATTTCTAATCAAGCAACAGTTGGTGTTTACTATTGGAACAAAGGTTCTGATTATGTCAAGTATGCTAGACAAATGATTCATAAAGACATTAGAACAAATGGCGAGTTTTATGTCTGCCCAGTATTCAATGAGGCAATTGGTGATGGAAAGAAGATTCGTGTTAAACAAATCCAAAAGATGTGGGGTATCGGTACACCAGAAGACTTGAATTACTTTTTAGATAATCATAAATGAAATTTTGGAGATAATTATGCAAGTTTGGATTTTGACATTTAATAGACCACAGGCACTGAACAGACAGATTAACACCTTCGGTGCATCGACTGCTCACGACATTCATATATTTTCTAATCATCCTGAAGTTAGGTTGACTGAAGAAAATGCAAAGCGTGTTAAGAGTATCACTTACAATACTCTATCAGACCCTGAGGCTAATTCATATTGTGCTAGGTCTTGGAACAACATCTTCATCAAAGCATTCAAAAAACATGATGATGCAATGTTTGTTCAAGATGATACTGCTATTCATCCTAATATTTCAAATCTAATTCGCAGAGACTGTGATAAGTATGATTTGATTTGGGGACCTGCTGGCGACACATTCTTTTACATGAAGAAGAAAGTATTGGCTACAGTAGGTTGGTTTGATGAAAGATATCTTGGTTGCTATTGTGGTGATGCAGACTTTCTAAAAAGATGTTTCATGTTCTATGATAAATCTAAATTGTCTATTGCAGAAACTCACGATTGGGGTTTTATTCACAATGATATTGGTATCAGAAGTTTAATCGCTACTGACATTGGTTCTAAAGCAATCGATGAAACATATGTAAATCAACATCACGAAATTGAAAACATCACTGGTGTTAATACAAATTATATTCTAAATCATTCTCAAGGACACTTCAAAGCGAAGTGGCAGACTCCTGGCAACGGAATAAATGGTATCGGTCCGATTACCAATTATATGACGCCGCCAGCATTCCCTGAGATTGATTGGTATCCATGGTTCACAACAAAATATTTGAGAGGTTAATATGAAAGAAGAAGAGTTTTTACAAAATCAATCCAACTTTTGGAATCACATTTCTGGTGGTTGGTCATTACAGAATAAGAATCCTGTAGTTGGATGGTATCACGAACATCAAGCATTCAAAGAATATGAGACTGAGTTGTTCAGAGGTCTTGATACAAAAGGCAAGTTAGCATTTGAATATGGTTGCGGTCCTGGTCGTAACATGATTCGATTCAAAGATTGGTTCGATAGAGTCGATGGTTGCGATATTGCACCTGACTGTATCGATAAAGCAAAAATCAATCTTGAAGATGCTGGTATTGCAATCCCAAATCTTTGGGCTAATGATGGTAAATCTATTCCGATGATTGCTGATGAAACATATGATGTTATCTTCAGTGTTATCTGTATGCAACACATTACATCAAGAAATGTTCGTATCAATCTCTACAAAGAGTTTTTTCGTGCATTGAAACCAGGCGGTAGTTTCTGTTTTCAAATGGGATTTGGTCCAGGACATCCAAGGTCAGTTGATTACTTTCAAAGCGACTATGGTTCGTTTAGTGAAGTACATAACAAAGATACAAGAGTTGAAGATGTTGATGCATTACAGACTGATGTTTGCAGTGTAGGATTCAAAAACTTCTCACACACATTGACTGGTACTTGCCATGATGAGCATCCACAATGGATTTGGGTTCAGGTGCAAAAATGATGTTTATCTCCCATCGTGGCAATCGCTTTGGTCCTGATGAGACCAGAGAGAATTCTCCATCATTCATTGATGAGGCGATAGCAAAAGGTTTTTCTGTTGAGATAGATTTGAGGCTCGTTGGAGATGTACTCTATCTCGGTCACGATGGTCCACAATATGATATTGATTTAGATTGGCTTCAGAGTAGAAGAACTCTTCTTTGGATTCATGCTAAAAATAGAGAAGCATTTGAATATTGTCTGAAACATAACCTACACACATTCTTCCATGATAAAGATGATTACACCATGACTTCATGGGGATATGTGTGGGCTTATCCAGGTCAAATGCCAGTAGGACAATTGTCTGTAGGTGTAATGCCAGAACATCATTTCTTACCTGATGACACTCTTAAAATGAGTTTCTTAGGTATCTGTACTGATTTTCCTGAGTTATTGAAAGACCCCACTATGGCAGAATTATAAATAACAGTATTCTTTAACTGTTTGCTGTAGAGGCAAAATGAAATTTAGCAAATTTTTGGCAGAAGCCAAAAGTCAATCCAAGGTCATTGTCGTGTATGGTGGAGGCTTTCAGCCTTTTCATGCAGGTCATATGAGTAGTTACGAACAAGCGAAAAGTGCTTTCCCAAGTGCTGATTTCTATGTCGCCTCAAGTAACGACACAAAGCAAAGACCTATCCCATTCAAAGACAAACAATTCTTAGCGCAACAAGCAGGCGTTACAGATAAATTCGTGCAGGTTATTCAACCTGTAAATCCCAAAGAAATTCTAGCGCAGTACAACCCAAAGAAAGATATTCTTATCTTGGTTCGTAGTGAGCGAGACCCTGTGAACTACACAAAGAAAGATGGTTCAAAGTCATACTATCAACCATACAAATCAATTAAAGAATGCAAACCTTTTGATGAGAAGACTGGGCATGGATACATATTCGTTACAAAGAAAAAAGTATTCCAATTAAATGGCAAAGAAGTCTACTCAGGTTCACAAGTCAGAGAGATGTATGCCAAAGCGGATGATAAGGCAAAGAGACAAATGATAAGTCAATTATATCCACATGCAAAAAGTCCTGAGAAAGTGAAGAGTCTTTTAGACAAGTACATCGGTGAAGTGAAAGAATCTGTTGAGATTACAATGGACATTCTTTTTGAGAATCTTCTTGTTGAAGGTGTTCACGATTCAGGTATCTTCAAAGCAATTTTCTTAGCAGGTGGTCCTGGTTCAGGCAAAGATTTTGTGATGGGTAAAACTCTTGCTGGGAATGGTCTAACTGAAATCAATTCTGACAATGCTTTTGAATTCTTGATGGACAAAAAGCGTCTGAATAAAAAGATGCCTGAATCAGAACAAGCACAGAGAGATGAGATTCGTGGTACTGCTAAGTCAGTTACAGAATTAAGACAGCGCCTTGCAATCAATGGACGCAATGGTCTAATCATCAATGGTACTGCTGACGATATCGAAAAGACAAAGCGTATCAAAAAAGAACTTGAAGACTTGGGTTATGAAACTCAAATGGTTTTCGTTGACACTGCTGATGAAGTATCTCGCCAAAGAAATATTGATAGAGGTCAAAGAGGCGGTCGTGAAGTACCTGATAAAATTCGCAAAGAGAAATGGGATTCTGCACAGGCTGCAAGACCTGAATTACAAAAGCTATTTGGTCAATCTAATTTCTTTCACTATGATAACTCAGAAGATTTACGAAATGCACCACCTGATGTTGTTCATAGAAAGACACAAGAACTTAATAATATTTTTAAGACTGTAAGAAAATTTACAGCGTCTGCACCTAAATCAGATATTGCTAAGTCATGGATTTCAACTGAACTTGTTCGTAAAGATAAGACAGTCGAGAAAAATCTTGAAGCAAGACCTGTTCGTAAAGGTTCTGGTGCTGGTGAGCAAGCATCTAAACTTGGTCTGACTTACTATGGTTTTGGTCGTTATGGTAAAGATAGAGAAATCACACATCATTCAGTTAATGATGAATTGGTTGCTATCAATAAGAATCAACCAACACCATCTCCAGACATTCCAACTCAGTCAGGTTCTTTGGGTTCATCAAAACCAACAACCGCTAGACAACCTACAGCACCAAAATTAAAATCAGTTGCAGACATTACAAAGACTGAAATGACACCAGAACTCAAGGGTCGTTTAGACAAAGCAAAGAAATCATCCACTCTCAATAAATTGAAAGCGGCAGAAAAAGGTATCAGAAAAGAAGAAATCGATATAAGTTTCAGTGAATTAATTACAGAGAAATCTGTATCGTTATCATCAATCAGAGAAAAATTCAAACAGGAGAATTACAATGTTCAAAGCAATAGCGGCACTATTCAAGAAGAAATCGGAACCGGAAGTAGTAGAGACACCAGCAGTCGAGCCAGCACCGGTCCAAGAAGCACCCGTGAACTTAGAGAACACTGTGGTTGCGAAGCCAACCCCACCGAAGAAAACGCCAGCGAAGAAACAACAATCTACGCCAAAGAAGCCAGCGGCGAAAAAAGTACTCGCAAAACCGGCACCCTCTCGCTCAAAGAAATAAAGAAAAAACTTCATAAATCTCCAATAAATATTGACGATGAGTTTGGAGGTAAAGAATTAATCACGCCACCATTAGGAACTGCTAGTAGTAAATACGATTCATTGGGTAGAGTGACAGAAGAAAAGAAAGCCTCTATAACTAAGAAAGAAAGTTTTAGAGGTAGAACTACTGCTGATGTTGAATATAATGTGCATGATGAAAAAGGCAATCATATCAGAACCACAAAAACAAAAAAAGAAGCTAAGGTGTGGGCTGATATGCATGAGTTATCAAAAGAAGACATGTATAAAAAATATCCTGAGTTGATACCAAAATGAAATCATTCAAAACATTTGTTACCGAAAGATGTTGGCCTGGATATAAATCAGTTCCAGGTAAAAAAGCATTTTCTTCAGGTTCTTGTATGAAAGAAGATGAAATGGAAGAAGATTGGCAAGATGTTAATCGCAAAGATAAGACTGATGGGCTTTCTCAGAAAGCAGTCAACGCATATCGTAGTGAAAATCCTGGATCAAAATTAAAAACTGCTGTGACTGAAAAAGACCCAAAGGGTAAAAGAGCAGACCGCCGTCTAGCGTTTTGTCGTAGAATGGGTGGCATGAAAAAGAGATTGACTAATCCTGAGAATGCGAGAGACCCCGATTCACCGATTAACAAAGCATTAAGAAGATGGAATTGCTAACCAAAACAAATTTTAAAATTAAATAGGAGAACCCCAAATGCATATGAATGACTCAATCACAAAAAGTGTCTCAAAAGCCTACACAAAAATGAAGGCTGAAGAATTGACAGCAAAACAAAAAAAGATAGACCTCAACAAAAACAACAAAATTGATGGTGAAGATTTAGCTAAACTTCGCAAAGAAGACAATGAAGTTGAAGAAGGTTGGGATGATATGATGAAAGCTGTTAAAGCTAAGTCTGGTCCACAACCAAGTGGCGGTAGCGGTATCAAAAAAGGTACTCGCTATGGTGGCAGTAATCAAAAAGATGAGCCAGAAGTAAAAGAAAAACCAATGGCAAAAACAAAGAAAAAACCTTTCTCTGAAATGCTTCAGACATACAAGTCTGCTGGTCTAAAATCATTGTTTGAAGCTATTGAAGAGAAAGCAATTGCTGAAGAATCTACCAATGATGAATTCAAAGCAGAATTAGATGACACACAATCTAAATCTACAGGTAAGAAAAAAGCTGAAGTTTCTAAACCTAAAGTTGATGCTGTTCAACAAGAAGAAGTTGAAGCGATTGCAGAAGATGATACTGGTTATCAAGACCGTTATGCTGTTAAGAATGGCAAAGCAGTTAAACATAATCCAGAAAGAGGTGAGAAAGATGAACCTCATCATGTTTGGGCAGATGGTCCAGAACACGCTGTTCGTAAACATGCTAAGATGACAAAGCCTACAATGAAAAAAGAAGACATGGATATCAATGCTATCAATGGTGTGAGAATGTCTACTATTGGTGAAGAAGAAATGACTGATGACCAAATGAAAAAGCGTGAAGATATTGTAAAAGGTATGAAAAAAGGCCTGACAGGTTTCAAAGAGCGTTATGGTGACCGTGCTAAATCAGTGATGTATGCAACAGCAACTAAACAGGCAATGAAAGACTGAGATGAAATCTTTTTTGTCTTTTCAAGAAGATTTGCGTAATTGGTTTAATCCCAACCACCCCGATGGTGGTTGGAAAAGGGTAAACACAAAGGGTGAAGTTGTTGGTGATTGTGCAAGAGAACCTGGCGAACCTAAACCAAAGTGTATGTCAAATTCTATGAGAGCATCTTTGTCTAAAAAAGAAAAAGCAAATGCTGTGAGAAGAAAAAGAAAAGCAGACCCAAATCCAGAGAGACATGGCGAACCAATAGATGTTACAAGTAAGGTAAATGAAAATATGGAACAACTAGACGAAAAAAATAAACCCACCAATCCAGAATTGTGGGCAAGGGCTATCGCTCAAGCAAAAGCCAAATTTGATGTTTATCCTTCTGCATATGCAAATGGTTGGGCGTCAAAATGGTATAAGGAACATGGTGGTGATTGGAAAACTGTTTCTGAAGCCAAAGAAAAGACTGAGTATGATTACGAAGGTGATATGGCTCGTGGTCAATTGCAAAGCATTGTCAGCAATGCACAGAGAGTGCATGACATGCTAGAAGATAATGATAATCTTCCTGAGTGGGTTCAATCAAAGATTACTCTTGCAGAAGATTACATTTCAACAGTTGCTAATTATATGATGAGTGAAGTTGATGAAGCTGTTGTGATTAAAACCAATAAACCAATTGGTGTTCGTGTTTCTGATGTTGGTGCTGGTGGTAAAGAATACAATGTGAAAACTGATAAGGCTTATGATGATGCTCAAGCTAAAAAGAAACTACCACAGGGTGCAGACTTTGCCGCTCAAAGACGCAAGCAAAGACTAGCATCAAATGGTCGTATGGATGAAGAAATGCAAGTTGGAGACAAAGTTAACTTTGACCATCCAATGAAAGCAATTCCTGGAAAGACTATGAAAAAAGTTGGAACAGTACATAAAGTTGAAGGTGATACTATACATGTTAAAGTTAAAGATAAGTATGGTGTGATTACTCATAAGAAAACTGCAAGCGAATTAAGAAAAGAAGAAGTTGAACAAGTTGATGAATTGTCTACTGACCTACTTGGTCGTTACAAGACTGGTGCAAGCAAACAAGCATCTGAGTTAGATAAAGCAGGCAACTATAAAAAAGCTGATAGTCGTTTCAGCGGTATTGTAAAAGCAACAAAGAAACAATTTAATAATGACTTGAAGAAAGAGAGTGTGATGGAAATGGATAAATCGCAAACACCACCAGGCCGTGATGGTCCACCAAGACCTGGACCAGACAAATATGTCAAACCTATCACTGCTCAAAAATTTAAAAATCATGCATTAGGTATTTTGCAAAAATCATTGCAGGCAAAAGATAAAAAGAAGGATGTGGAAGAAGCAAGTAGTCCTGCTCAACAAGCGGCTATTGCAATTGCTATGAAGAAAGCAGGTAAGAAACCTATGAATGAGACTCTTGAAGAGGGTCGCCCATCACAAAGACATCCTTTAGAAGGACATGACTATCACAAAAAGACTGATGCTGAATTAGTTTATATTGCAAAAGATGCACACAAGGCAGCCGATGCAATGAAGTCACACAATACAGATGCTGAGAATAAGTATCGTGACCAAGCAAATGATTCTGCAACTGTTCGTTACTTCCGTCAGAAGAATGGTATGCCTGATTGGTACAAAAAGAAATATGGTCATGTCAAAGAATCTGTAGAAGTTCTTGATGGTGAAGAAGTGCAAGCATCCGAAGCAATCGATAACATTCGAGAATCTCGCAAGAAAGCTATTGTTCGTGAAGCAATGAAAGATGCAAAAGAACGCATGGAAAAAAAAGGTAAAAAAGAAGAGAAAAAAGATACCATGAGTGGTAAGGGTGATAAATTCGAAGCCGAACCTCAAATGACTTCACTAGTTAATGATAAACAATGAAAAACAAAGAAGATATAGGTATCATATATTGTGACATGGATGGTGTCTTAGTTGACTTCTTGGCTGGTGCTGAGAAAGTTCTAGGACACCATTTCGATGCACCATACAATGATAAAAAAGATAAGATTGCTCGTAAGGCAAAAATAGCGAGCCATGATGATTTCTGGGCTGACTTACCACCAATGAAAGATTTTAAAACATTGTGGAAAATTATAGATAAATATGATGCACACATTCTAACTGCGTATGCTGAATGGGATCCATCATCGATTGAAGGTAAAAAGTTGTGGGTAAAGAAACACTTGAATCTTCCGATGGACCGTTTTCATGCAGTTAAAAGAGAAGAGAAACAAGATTACGCTAAAGATGGTGACAAGAAGAATATTTTGATTGACGATTATATCAAGAACATCAAAGAATTTGACAGTGCTGATGGTATCGGCATTCACCATGTTAGCGCAAGGGTTTCATTATTAAAATTAAGAGAACTAGGTTTTCACTAAGGAGAAAAAAATGGCTTTATGGTCAAATACAGACGCAAACACAAGCGCACCAAAATGGGGTGGAGCAGGTGGTTTAGGCGTTTCCGCAAACGGAAGAACATTGTATGCTAATACTCAAACAAGCGCATTCGTAACTGGTGCTAATGTTGGAATATTTGGTGTCGATACAAATGAGGTAGCAAATACATCAGCCGCAAGTAAAGCGAGTAAACCTGCTCACGCTGGTTGGGTTTTGCGTAAAGCTGGTACTGGCAATCGTGTCGGTCGTGTCCAAACTGAAGTTTTGGTAGCGATGGGTTCGATGACTGGTGACGGTTCCGCATCTGCTAACGATGATGTAATCTTCCAAGATACAGCAGGCTAATGAAAAAGTTTGCTGACTATTTGACTGAAGAGTTGAATGACGCTAGTCTTCAAGTCTCAGTCGATGTAAACGATCCTATGGTTCGTGCAGATATCAATCAAGGTCTTATGGACTTAGATAAACAATTTTTATCTGCCGAAGCTGGACTTGAAATGCTTCGAAGCATTCTATCACGATATGGTGCAGACTTCTCTTTTTCAATAGAAGCTGAAATGCCTGATGATGATTATGAATGCGAAGAAGTAGTTTCAATCGAAGGAACGGATTACTTTTTGTATATTAACTATGGCCTCACTGATGACGGTTATTATGAATTCTATTCTGAAATTATTGATGAAGATGAATTGGAAGAAATTATGTCAATTGGTGGGGAGGACTACGAAGAAGAATAATGTCTTTTAAAAATCTGAATAAAGATAATTTTATATTATATGCGGCTAAGGCATACGATAGACCGAATGTAATACAGAGTGAATTTCAGGAGGACATGAAACGATTCAATTATTTGAAACGCCTTTTTCGTAGATATAGTAAATATAAGGAGATGCGTGAGAGACTTGTTCTCAACCATCTTGTCGTGCTATACAATGTTTTTGGTGTTGAGCCTACTACTCGAATGTTGTTTCACGAAATTCGAAAAGAAGATTGGCCAGTGCTAAAGACATTTTTAGTTTTTTTGAGTTATATGCCAGAGAGAGTAAAGGGTATTGGTGATGATGATATAATTTCATCAGATATTCAATTAGATTTACAAACTGTGGACTTATTGAGAAGAATAGTAAAATGACCGAAAGAGGTAATGGATCCAATCACTGCATTTGCCATGGCACAGGCTGCCATAGGTGCTATCAGGAAAGGTGTAGCCTTCTACAAGGAGGCGAAACAAGCCGGTAAAGAAGTCATGGATGTTGCCCATGAGGTGAGTGGTCACATAGGTAGATTTATGGATGCCGCAGATGTTGTAAGAACAGCGGCAGAAGAGCAGAGAAAAGTTGTTCCGAAAAAAGGACAAGGATTAAACTCAAAGGCATTAGATAATGTTCTTAGAGCCAAACAAGTTCAGATGGCGGAAGAAGAGTTAAGAGAGATGTTAGTGTATCATAGCCCACCAGAACTAGGTGCTGTGTGGACAGAGTTTGAGACAGAGAGAAGTAGACTAAGAGATTTACAAGAAAAGCAAGAAGCACAAGAAAAACTTGAAGAAGCTAGAAAACTCAGGGCACGCCGTGAGTTGATGAAGAAGCATAGAGATGCAATCATATGGGCTGGTATAGGGTTTCTTGTGTTTTTGTCTTGGTTAGGTTCAATATTTTGGGTTGTTGAAATGAGAAAGATAGACCATCCAGAATACGGAGACAATTTCATACCAAGTCTTCAACCGGATTGGAGATTAAAAGAGATTGCTCAGAAGAGAAGAGAATTAGATGAGAGAGAACAAAAATTAAAAGAACAATACAGCAGGTCAAGAAATGAATGATATAAACGAAGATGTGGCAGTCAACAATGTTGGTTCAGGTAACATTGCTGGCGCTGGTGTCGGCTCACAAGGTGAACCCGGCATTAAGAAATTTGCTGGTTCTCGTGTATTCAAAGTTCCTACAAAGTTCTTTCTCAATGCAAGAATGATGAAAAGAAAATATGCAAAGTATGAAGAGTATGTTGGTGCAGATGAAGTAGGTCAACAAATTCGTGAATACGGTAATTCAAATTATGGTAAACCTATCATTGTACAAGATGAAACTACTGGCGCAATGATGTATTTAAGATATGGAAAATCAATATGATGTGGTTATTAAGTTTTCTGCCTGATTGGTGGTTCTATGCTTTGCTGGCTTTAGGTCTAGCAGGTATATTTGTAAGTTATTTGATGAGTTTCATTCCGTTTGTTTCGATGTACAGAAATCTCATTCAAGCAACATCTATTGTTGCTATTGTCATTGGCACATACATGGCAGGTGTTATATCGAATGAAGACAAATGGCAATTGAAAATCAAAGACCTTGAGTTGAAGATATCACAATCAGAAACACAATCTGCTGAAGAGAATATAAAGATTGTTGAGAAAATTATTGTAAAGAAACAAATAGTCAAAGAAAAGGGTGAAGAAGTTATTAAGTACATCGACAAAGAAGTTGTCAAGTACGATACAAAATTTGTTCAAGGTGCTGAGTGTGCATTACCTAATGAATTTTTTGATGCATTAAATAAAGCCGCAGGAGCAGAGAAATGAAATACCTTGCATGTTTATTGCTTACTATATTAGTAGGCTGTTCTACTGATGTTCCTTTGACACGCAAGTTTCCTGATGCTCCAGAAGTTATGTTAGAGAAATGCCCAAATTTAGATGTGTTAAATAATACAATGAAAATATCTGAAGTGACAAAAACCATTTCAGATAATTATGCGAAATATCATGGATGTTCGGATAGAAACGATACATGGATTGAATGGTACAATAAACAAAAAGAAACATTCGAAAAGGTAGAATAAAATGGCAGAAAAAACAGCAGAATCCGCACATGAAAAAGGCGCATTCATAGAAAAACTTTTGTTTGCTCTATTACCCCTATTAGTTGGTTCAGTAGGATATTTGATTTCAGCATTAGGAGCCTTGCAACATGATGTGACTATTTTGAATCAGAAAGTTAGTTTAGTTGTTACAACAGATAACAAACAAGCATCAAACACCGGCGCAGAACTTGCTCGTGAAAAATTACGACAAGACTTAGAAAAAGAAATTCAGAAGAATCGTGATGCAATTATGGAGAATCGTCAACATATTGCAGTCATGGAAGACAGAATGAATATTCAGAAAAAAGTCGGGCCGATGGGTAAAGATTGAAATGAATACAGAATCAACAGAAGTTTTTTATAATGAGTATACAAGACTTTTTGAAGCTGAAGAAATTTCGAAAGAAGAGTACTTAGCTTTACTGGGTGTGTTAGAGACTGACGATGAAGGTTTGAAAAATATTATTGATACGGCGATTTTTGTTAATTCAAAATAACAATAAGAGGAACAAAAAATGCCAGAAATATCAACAGAAGTTTCCATTAACGGAAAAGATGAAGATTGGATGACTAAAAAATGGAGACCAGCTATGGGATGGACTTACATGGCGACATGTATATTTGACTTTATTATTGCACCGATTCTTTGGTCATTGGTGCAAGTAATAGGTTCGGGTAAAGTTGATATGCAATGGCAACCAATTACATTGCAAGGCGCTGGATTGTTTCACCTTGCTATGGGTGCTGTTCTTGGTATTGCCGCTTATGGTCGTACTAAAGAAAAGACAACAGCAATGGAACAAAACAACTAATAACTAGGAAAAGAAAATGGCAACCACAGTTGAACGAATTGGTATCGTAGAGACCAAAGTAGAAAATCTCAATGAGAAGATGGATGATTTGAAAATTGATGTGAAAGATATGCATGATTGCCTTGATAATACAAGAGAAGGCTTGACAGAGAAGTTAGAAGAGATGTATACTGCATCATGCAAACAACATTCTGAATTAGCTAAAGAGATATCATACTTGAAAAACCAAAGAGATAAATGGGTGTGGACATTCGCTGGTATAATTGCCGCTGGTGGATTCGTATCAGGGCATGCCGAAACTCTATTAAAAATTGTCGGTGGACATTAAAAAGTAGTTGACAAACCTCATGGTCTCGTGTATAATTATGAGACTATGAGCCTTTACATCGACCTTAAATACACAAATCAAATAGCACATCGATTTGAGAAGTTCTCTCGAAAAAATGATTACCTATTCAATGTTCGTTGCCCCATCTGCGGCGACTCAAAGAAAAACCTATCAAAGATGCGAGGGTTCATCTTTCGCAAAGAAAATGATATGTTTTACAAATGCCACAACTGTGGTCAAGGACTGAGCCTTGGTAACCTTATCAAGTATATCGACCCAAATCTCTATAAGGAATACATACTTGAGAGATTCAAGAATGGAGAAAGTGGTAACTCCAACTTCAAAAAGCCCTCATTCAACATCCCATCACCAAGATTCGGAAAAGTCGAAAAAGAAAAAATCTTCGAAAATGCTGAATGGCTCAGCAAACTCCCGAGTGGACATTTTTGTCTAGTATACTGTACAAATAGAGGCTTTTTGTCTAGAATAGCAGACAGATTGCTATTCACTAGTAACTACAGACAATTCATTGATGCGCTTGTTCCGAATCACGAAAAAAAACTAATTGATGATGCAAGGCTTGTTATACCATTTTACGATGAGTATAATAACCTAATAGCGGTCTCTGGTCGTGCGCTAGAAACTTCCGATAAAACACTCAGATATATAACTGTTCGAACCACGGATAGTACTGATAAATTGATTTACGGAATGGACACTGTAGATACAAGCAAACCCATATATGTCGTAGAAGGTCCAATCGATTCATTCTTTATCAACAATGCTGTAGCCGCAGGCGATGCTAATCTGACTGCTGTTGCAGATAAACTAGGCATTCACAATACAGTTCTGATATATGACAATGAACCTCGAAATAGAGAGATTGTCAATATGGTCGAGAGGGCTGTAAAAAATAACTACAGAGTTGTCATTTGGCCAAATAATGTTGAAGGTAAAGACATAAATGAGATGATAATGAATGGTATGACAGAAAGTGAAATCAAAGAAATCATAGATACTAATACATTCTCTGGTTTGAGAGCGTTGACTGAGTTTACATATTGGAAGAAATTATGAGAGTTAAATTGATAGGATTGACAGCCGGAATAGACGGACATGGTAGTGCAGAAGATTTGATTGTTTACATGGCTAGAGTTTCTAACCCAAGCAATCAACAAAGCACGACAGGTAAAGACAAACTCATTGGTTATTTGATTCGCAATGAACACTGGTCGCCATTTGAAATGGTGTCAGTCGTGATAGAAATAAATACTACACGGGATATAGCAAGACAGATTTTAAGACATCGTTCTTTTTCGTTTCAAGAATTTTCACAAAGATATGCTGACCCAACAACTGAATTGACTTTTGGTTTAAGGTCAGCTAGAAAGCAAGACCCAAAGAATCGTCAAAACAGTATTGAGTTAGATGGTACATTGGGTAGTGCATTGTTAAGTGATGAATGGATTCAGAAACAACAAGAATTGATTGCTCATTCATTAGAAACATATCAGTGGGCTATTGAAAAAGGTATTGCTAAAGAACAAGCGAGAGCAGTTCTTCCTGAAGGTAACACACACTCAAAAATGTACATGAACGGCACTCTTCGTTCATGGATTCACTATTGTAAATTAAGAATGTCTAACGGCACTCAAAAAGAACATGCAGAAATTGCAAGTGCTTGTTGGGACATTATTGGTCAGAAATTTCCTAATGTTGTAAAAGCATTAGATAGCAGTAATTAATTAAAATTGGAGTTAAGATGGTAGACACCGTTAATGGTATTGTAGTAGATTTTTCTCGTGATAATTTATTTGATGAGTTGGGTTTAAAGAGATTGAAAGAATCATATATGCGAGAAGAAGAATCTTCTCCTCAAGAAAGATTTGCATATGTATCAAAGGCGTTCGGCTCTAATCAGGAACATTCGCAGAGACTCTATGAGTATAGCAGTAAGCATTGGTTATCTTATTCTACTCCCATTCTTAGTTTTGGGCGTTCTAAGCGTGGCCTTCCTATATCATGTTTCTTACCTTATCTTCACGATTCTGCTGAAGGTTTGGTTGACTGTTTGGCAGAAGTTAACTGGCTATCGATGCTAGGTGGTGGAGTGGGAATTGGCGTTGGAATCCGTAGTACTGACGATAAGTCTGTTGGTGTTATGCCTCACCTTAGGACTTATGATGCGTCAAGCCTCGCCTACCGCCAGGGCCGTACACGCCGTGGTTCTTATGCCGCTTATCTTGATATTTCTCATCCAGACATTCTTATCTTTCTTGAAATGAGAAAGCCTACAGGCGACCAGAACATGCGTTGCTTGAATCTACATCATGGTATCAACATCACAGATGACTTCATGCATATCATTGAACAGTGTATGCTTGACCCTGAGTTCGATGATACATGGGAACTAAAAGACCCACACAATAATGAAGTAAGAGACACAATACCTGCAAGAGAATTGTGGCAGAGAATTCTTGAGATGCGTATGATGACAGGCGAGCCGTATCTACATTTCATTGACACAAGCAATCGTATGATGCCAGAGTTTCAAAAGAAACTAGGTCTATCAATCAAACAATCAAATCTATGTTCTGAAATTATTTTACCAACAGACAAAGACCGCACTGCTGTTTGTTGTTTATCTTCTGTTAACTTGGAGTACTATGATGAGTGGAGAACGGATCCTAATTTTCTTCGTGATATTGCTGAAATGTTGGATAATGTTTTGGAGTATTTCATTTCTAATGCTCCTGAAGCCATTAGCCGTGCAAAGTATTCTGCCATTCGTGAGCGGAGCATTGGCATCGGTGCTTTGGGTTTTCATGCTTATCTACAACGAAACAGCTTCCCGTGGGAATCAGCACAAGCAGTCGGAAGAAACAAACAAATCTTCCAACACATTAGGAGTAAATTAGATGATGCAAATCTTCAATTGGGTTCTGAAAGGGGTGAAGCACCTGATGCCGTTGGTACTGGGAGGCGTTTTAGTCATATGCTGGCCATTGCTCCTAACGCATCTTCCTCTATTATCATGGGCAATACTTCTCCTTCCATTGAACCTTACAGAGCAAATGCTTACAGGCAAGACACCTTGAGTGGTGCATCATTGAATAAAAATAAATGGTTGGATAGAATTATCAAAGGCCTTGTACAAACTGAAAACGAATATAATGATGTATGGTCATCAATCATTGCTAACGATGGTTCATGCCAACATCTAGATATACTTGATGAATGGCAGAAAGATGTATTCAAAACAGGTATGGAGATTGACCAACGATGGGTCATTCAACATGCGGCTGATAGACAAGAATTTATCGACCAAGCACAATCATTGAATGTTTTCTTTAGACCAGATGTAAATGTGAAGTATCTTCATGCAGTACACTTTCAAGCATGGAAACAAGGATTGAAGACTATGTACTACTGCCGCTCTGAGAAATTAGCTAAAGCAGATAAAGTATCGAAGAGAATCGAAAGAAGTGTAATTGAAGAAATTGATATGAAGGCACTCGCTTCAACTGAAGAAGTTTGTTTAGCTTGCGAGGGCTAAATGAAACCTACTATAGCATTGTTTGTATGTGATCCGAAGTGTTCAGTACAATCATCTAATGGTGTAATGAAAGCATTATCAGGTAGTTATGACTTCAAATTGTTTTCAAAGAATGAAGTTGAAGAGGGTTTCTTTGATGATGTTGATATGGTTGCATTTCCAGGTGGTATCGGTGATTCAGATTCATATGATATCATACTGAAAAACAACAAAGATGTTGTAGTCAATTTTGTAGCAAGAGGTGGTAAGTATCTTGGCATTTGCATGGGTGCATATTGGGCAGGTAAAGATTACTTCAACATACTTGACAAAGTAGATGCGGTACAGTATATTAAGAGACCTGGTACTTGCACAAGAAGACCACATGCAAAAAATATGCGTGTTGTGTGGAGAAATCAACCATACGACATGTTCTTCTATGATGGTTGTGCTTTAGTTGGTGGTGAAAACTCTCCGTATGAAACCATAGCAACATATAGTAATGGTGACAACATGGCCATTATTCAAAATCGTATAGGTTTAATTGGTTGTCATCCAGAGAGTGGACAGTTTTGGTATGATAGTTATAGTTGGATGAAGGGTAAGTATCATAATGGAACTCAACACACACTATTATTAGATTTTGTAAACGAATTAATGGAGAGATAAATGAAAAGAATTTTAAGATTTACTGCATCATGGTGTGAACCATGCAAAGCATTGTCAATGAATTTAGAAAGTGCAAATATTGAAATGCCTATTGAAGTTGTTGATATTGATGTGCATGATGATTTGGCAAGAGAATATGGTATTCGCAGTGTACCTACATTAGTGATGCTTGATGAAAATATCGAAGTAAAGAGAATGGTTGGTTCAAAAACAGTAAAAGAATTACAAGAGTGGGCACAATGAGCAAAAGAAAAAACAATCTATCAGAAGAGAGAACAAGTTTTAAACCTTTCAACTATCCATGGGCATATGATGCATGGTTGAAACATGAGCAATCACATTGGTTACATACAGAAGTGCCGATGGCAGAAGATGTTAAAGATTGGAAGAATAAGTTATCAAAAGAAGAGAAACAATTTCTAACACATATCTTTAGATTCTTTACACAAGGTGACATTGATGTTGCTGGTGGCTATGTAACAAACTATCTACCATACTTTCCACAACCAGAAGTTCGTATGATGTTGTTAGGATTTGCGGCCCGTGAAGCATTGCACATTGCCGCATATTCACATTTGATTGAGACACTCGGTCTTCCTGAAACAACATACAATCAGTTTCTTGAGTATGAGGCAATGAGAGCCAAGCATGATTATGTCATGGACTTATCTGCACAGAATACAACTAAAGAGAACACTGCAACCCATATCGCCGTGTTCAGTGCTTTCACTGAAGGGATGCAGTTGTTCTCATCTTTTATCATGTTGTTGAATTTTCCAAGAACAGGTAAGATGAAGGGTATGGGTCAAATTGTTACTTGGTCTATTGTAGATGAAACTCTACATGCTGAGAACATGATTAAAGTTTTTCGCACATACATAGAAGAGAACAAAGAGATATGGAACGATGACCTCAAAGGGCGCATCTATTCTATTGCAGAAAGAATGGTCGAGTTAGAAGATAAGTTTATTGACCTTGCTTTTTCTATGGGTGCTATGGAAGGTCTTTCTAGTGAAGATGTTAAGAAGTATATTCGTTATATTGCTGATAGACGATTGATATCTCTTGGTCTTAAAGGTATTTTTAAAGTAAAAAGAAATCCACTACCATGGGTCGAAGAAATGATTAATGCACCTATTCACGGAAACTTCTTTGAGAATAGAGTGACCGACTATGCTAAAGGCGCTTTGTCTGGTAGTTGGGGAGAAGATGTTTGGGCTAAGGCGGCATAATGTCATATTCTAATCTGGTTATTGAACACTACGAGAATCCACGAAATGTTGGTTCTCTAGATAAAAACGATCCAACAGTTGGCACTGGTATGGTAGGTGCGCCAGCTTGTGGTGATGTAATGAAACTTCAAATTAAAGTTGAAGATGGAATTATTACTGATGCTAAATTTAAAACATATGGATGTGGTTCAGCTATCGCATCAAGTTCACTTGTTACCGAATGGGTCAAAGGAAAGACACTTGACCAAGCATGGCAAATCAAAAACAGTGAGATTGCTAATGAACTGGCCTTACCACCAGTTAAGATTCATTGCTCTATACTTGCAGAAGATGCAATTAAAGCGGCAATACATGACTATCAACTAAAATGTGAGTGTGTATGATTACTCTAACAGAAAACGCAAAAACTCAACTAACTGAGATTCTTTTGGATGAACCTGCCATGAAATATGTGAGAGCATTTATCACTGGTGGTGGTTGCTCAGGATTCAATTATGGATTTACACTTGAAGAAAACAAAGAAGAAGATGACTTTGTTTTCGACAATCTTTTAGTTGATGCCATGAGTATGCAGTATTTTGATACTGCTACAATCGACTACACGACAGACAAACTAAAGGGATCACAATTTGTGATATCAAACCCGAATGCAAAATCAACATGTGGTTGCGGCAGTAGCTTTTCAGTATAGAAAATATTAAGAAGGCATAATGTCACATATCGTTGCTAATTTACCACCAGTAAAATGTTTTGTTCGTAAAGAGTTTCTCTATGACTTTGAGAAAGGTCATGGAGAACTTGAGCCGTGTTGGTGGGTTAGCATCAAGTCACTAAGAGGTCAAGCATTTCGTATTGAAGCATATCTAAACAACTATGGCGCATTGTATGACAAACTACCATTACACGCATTTTGTTGGAAACCAATTCAAAACGAATTGCCATTAGACTATTTGCAATTGTGGGACTGCCTTTCATATGATATAACTGTCATTAAAAAAGCGCAGTTGCAATCAATGAAATGTAAGTTTAAGTTAAAAAATGGAGATTGGCAATATGGTGTTTATATGTTTACAGTTGATTCTGCTCATCCTGATTTTAACATACTTGATACAGGGTTTTCTGAAGATATCGAAGACCACAAGTCTTATAATTTCATCATGTGTGATAATGGTCAGTTTGGTGCTCAGCCAAATAATCGATTAATTATTTTGGAACCTAGTAGTAATCCAAGAGAATTAAAAAAGCCAGATTTTAAAGTTGCAACAAAAAAATGGTCAGTTGAAACCGATTTGAAATGGGCATTGGGTGATACAGATACGGTCATGTACGAACACTCAAAATGAACAAAACATATCGCAGTATTTTTATTAGTGATGTACATTTGGGAACTAGAGATTGCAAAGCAGAGCAACTCAACAATTTTTTAAAGAATAACACCTGCGAGACATTGTATCTTGTAGGTGATATCATTGATGCATGGCGCATTCAGCAGAACAAGTGGCGTTGGAAACAAAGTCATACTAATGTTGTTCGCCGTGTGCTTGGTCATGCTAAACGAGGCACACGAGTAATCTATGTTGCTGGCAATCACGATGAATTTTTAAGGCCAATGATACCTTATGGTTTCAGTTTTGGTCTAGTCGAAATACATAATCAAATAGAACACATCGGTGCTGATGGTAAACACTATCTGGTCACACATGGTGACCTCTTCGATGGCATCACAAGGCTGGCGCCATGGCTTTCATTTTTAGGAGACAGAGCATATGATTTTATTTTATCGCTTAATAGCAAATTCAATTGGTTACTGCACCGCTTTGGTTTTCGGTATTTTAGTCTTAGCAAATATCTCAAAACAAGAGTAAAAAGAGCAGTTGATTTTATTTTTAAGTTTGAAGAAAACTTAGCGAACTATTGCAAGAAAAAAGGTTATGATGGTGTGATATGTGGTCACATACATCATGCAGAGATAAAAGAGATTAATGGTGTCGTGTACATGAACGATGGTGATTGGGTTGAAAGTTGTACAGCACTTGTAGAACATCACGATGGCCGTTGGGAGATAATCACATGGACACAGGAGACCGATAGTGTTACAGGATAAAATTACAATCGTTGTTCCATGTAAAAATGAAGAAACATATATTTTTCATCTGTTGTATCATCTGAAGAAACAAAACATTGGCAACACAAAAATTATCATTGCCGATTGCTCTACTGATGATACAAGAGAAGTCATCGATTTCTACAAAGAAGATTTGAAATTGAATGTAGAAGTTATTGATGGTGGACCAGTTTCTATTGCAAAGAACAATGGCGCTAAACTTGCTACCACACCATACATTCTATTCATTGATAGTGATGTGAGATTCTTCTCAGATACAATTATATCTGATTGTGTGCAAGAGTTAGAGACAAAAAATCTAGATTTAATTGGTACATACATAAAGTGTTACGATGGTGATAAAAGGGCTCAGATTGGATTCATGCTATTCAATGGTGTGAATAAGATAATGAGTCGCAAAGTCCCATTTGCTGTTGGTGCATTTATGCTAACACGCCGAGACAAATTTGAAGAGTATGGTGGGTTCTCAGAAAAGTATGGCACTAGTGAAGACTTCTTTTTATCTAAAAAATATGATGTAAAGAAATTCAAATTAGTCAAACATTACTTCGGACAAGACAGCAGAAGATTTGAAAGAATGGGATACTTTGGTATGGTATGGTATCTCATAAAAAACTTTTGGAACAGAAATAATGAAGATTACTGGAACAAATTAGACTATTCAAAATATTGGAAATAAATGAAAAAACTATTTTTACTCATAAGCATTTTAACATTAGGTATTGCAAGTGCAAATCCTATTGATGATAACTGTCCGCAGTTTGTTCCTAAATATGGGGCGCCAGTAAGTAAATTAACTCAGTCACAATATCTTTGCAAAAAGAATTATGCTATTCACTACAGATTTGATACAAGAACCGCAGAGTATGTTGTTGAACATGTTACACTAGAGGGTGTCGCTGGTGAATCAAAAAGAGAAAATGATTTTAGACCAGACCCCGAAATCAAGAGAGAATATCAAAGTCAACTAGCAGACTATGCGGGTCATCCATATGACCGTGGCCATCTAGCGCCAGCTGGTGACAATACAATGTCAGATGAAATTATGAGTGAAAGTTTTTTTCTCTCAAATATGGTACCACAAGTACCAAATAACAATCGTGGGATTTGGAAACAGTTAGAAACAAAAGTTAGAGACTATGTTGTAAAGATTGGTAGTGTTTATGTTGTATCAGGAACAATCTATGAACACAACTACAAAACGATTGGTGGCAACAAAGTTGGTGTGCCAACTAAACTATTTAAAGTGATTATTGATTTGGATAACAATAGGGCATCTGCCTATGTCTTTCCGAACGAAGCCTTGCCTGTTGAAGACTTAGAGAAACATAAGGTAACAATTCAAGAGATTGAAGCTATGACTGGTATAAACTTCAACCCCAAATTACCAACTACTCAAAAACTTGAGCAACAAAAAAATTGGTGATTATATTTGTTTCAAGAATGAGCGAAGCATCCATCCATGCTTATCATGGGCTGAGATTCTATCTTGCAAAGCATTAGCAATACCTTGCTCATTGGCCGCATTTGCCGCATTGAAAGCATCATACAAAGATGCTCTTACAATGTCATTATCAGCAACAAGTTTCATAACCATGTCACGGGCTGATGGTACTGCATTTTCATCTTGGATAGATGAAAGTTCTGCAAATCGACCAAGCGAACCAGGAGCATATGCATCTTGTGTACGAATCAATTCAGCAATTGTATCTACAGCAAGAAAAAGTTCGTTATATAAATTAGCAAAGAAATCGTGAAACTGTGCAAAAAACATGCCTTCAACATTCCAATGGAAGTTATGAGTTTTAAGATACATAGCAAAGGTATTTGCTTGCACACGCTTGAGAAGTTCAACTAGGTCCATGAAAAGTCCTTTAATTAAGAGATATAAGTATATTTATAAGGAGAAAGTATGCAGTTAAAACACACTTGCGAAAACTGCAATTCCAGTTTTAGAATTTCATATGTTGAGACGGAAACTGAGGATGACCCTCATTACTGCCCATTTTGCGGCGAATACATTATTGAGGATGATGATACTTTAACAAACGATGATGATAACGAATGAGTGGACATATAATGACAATCTATTTACATCAGAACAAACTGAAGGTTTTTATGGGTTCGTATATTTGATTACGAATACTGATAACAATCGAAAGTATATAGGTCGAAAGTATTTCACAAAAGCAAAAACAACTCAGCTAAAAGGCAAAAAGAAAAGGTCAAGAGTCGGCTCTGGATGGGAAGACTATTGGGGTTCTAATAAAGTTTTAGTTGAAGAAGTTGCAGTTCATGGTAAAGAAAAATACAGGAGGGAAATTCTACATCTTTGCAAATCTAGGTCCGAATGCAGTTATATGGAGACTTTTGAAATCTTCAATCGTTCCGCTCTTTTGAGTGAGTCTTACTATAACTCATGGGTGACTTGTAAAATCCACAAATCTCATGTAATAGGAAAAATCGATGGCACGAAAACCAACAGCAAACAATGAATCGACAGCGGCCAAAACAACCAATCAATTCAAAACAACCAACCAACTAAAAATTAGAATTGATGACTTAAAAACATTTACCCCATTAACAGAGAATCAAAAGATATTTTTTGATGCGTATCGTAGAGGTGATTATTTCGTAGCACTACATGGTGTTGCAGGTACAGGTAAAACATTCTGTGCATTATACAAAGCAATTGAAGAAGTTCTAGACAAATCTAATCCATTCAACAAAATCATTGTAGTTCGTTCAGCGGTGCAAAGCCGTGAGATAGGTCACCTTCCGGGTGATGTAAACGAAAAGATGGAAATCTATCAACAACCATACAGGCAAATTTGCGAGACACTATTCGGCCGCCGTGATGCATGGGACAGACTAGAAGAGCAACATCACATAGAGTTCATCAGTACTTCATTCATTCGTGGTATGTCATTCGATGACGCTATCATTATTGTAGATGAGATGCAGAACATGACTTTTGAAGAAATCGATACCGTTATGACACGGGTTGGTTATCGTTCAAAAATTATTTGGTGTGGTGACTATAGACAAACAGACTTGAACAAGAAGAAAAATGATGTGTCTGGTATTCTTAAATTCTTTGACATTGCCATGCACATGAAAGCATTCACTAGAATTGAGTTTACCGCAGATGACATTGTTCGTTCATCATTGGTGAAAGACTACATCATGGCAAAATTGCAATATGAAGACAAAATTAGCTGATTTTATGTTGCACCGCACAATGAATTACTATATAATGATATGGGCGCTCAATTGTGAGGCCCATTAATTAATCGTCTTAGGAGATAAAATATGTTCGCAGTAGATACATTCATCGACACCGTTCAAGGTGCAAAAAAATACTTTGTCAATACTTACATCACAGACAAAGAAATCCAAAAACCTCTAAATGCTTTCGTTGATACACAAACCGCTTTTGTTAAGCAAATTGTGAAGACTAATCAAGAGTTGGCTGAGCAAATGCAAGCAACCCTAGAGAAGTTCGCAAAAACAGCAAAGGCGTAATATGACCAATTCCATTAACCTAAAAGATTTTTGGGATTGGGTCAGGGAAACATTCACACCTTCTTACAGAAATGAAATTGAGAAATATCTTGCTGAATCGGTTGACCATGCAGATGTTGAAAGAAGAATTATATCACTTCAACGCAGAGGTATGATATGATTAAGAAAATATGGAACTTCTTTGAAAGAATTGGACAGTTGCGTTTAGAATATCATAAGCGCCACGGTTACAAATCATGGTACTAAAGTAGAGGATTGCTTTTACATACATAATAGTATGCAGAAAGAACCTCTATCTCTCATCTATCGAAAAATCCTTCAACAGGATATTCGTAAGACGATGAAAACTTGGAACCCAATCCTTAGAAACGGTTGGGTCATCAAGTTCTCTATCTATAGAGAAGAGAATATTTTATTGGTATTCACCTCTAAGCACACTGGGCAGACTTTTATCAGGTACTTCAATGAGGAAAACGATGCAGTCACTTTTATCAATTTTGTGTGTGATGTATTAGATTCCAATAGGGTTCATTTCGAAAATTCAAAATAGTACAATCTTAGTTGTCATTCAGAAAAGTGTTGCGTAAAAACAACACTTTTTTTTGTGCTTGACAAATGGCACAATGTGTGTTATAGTACACATATTGACACATTTCACTGCATTAGGTGAGCCATGGCACACATTATGAAACTTTCACTAAAACCTCGCAACCTAGTTGCAAAAGATTTACGCACACCTAAATATCGCCAACGGGTAGAGTTGAGTGTAAAAGTGTATTCACGCCCAAAGAACAAACAAAACTATCAAAAGGAACTGCATGTCATTACATCCTAAACCTACCGATTACGATGGATTCTATTTCGTACCAGACCCGGAGGATGATGATAGCACACAGTTTCAGTATTTCACATTCAACAATGCTGAGACTAGAGGACTGAAAGTTAAGGGCAATGATTTTGGTGACTTGTATCATGTAATTCTGTTCAAGACCAATGATGACAATGTGCCGATTCTTGATGAAAACTTTGAGGCAGTCTTCAGTGACCCAATTGTCTATGCCAAAAATTTATCTGACATGAGCATCTATGGTTGCATTCTAAGAAAGACCAATACTTCGCCCAATTGGATAAAAGATTACTTGACAAACTATGCGGATCGTGTTAAGATGTATCTGTCTGAATCGTAATGGAGATGTTTATGAATGATGAATTTGTGTTTAAGAGTGAAAAAGAAAAGAATTGGCTTCGAGCCATATTGCAAGAAGGTGTTGTGTCAATCACATTCACTAAAAAAGATTTAAGTGAGCGAGTGATTAAGGCTACACTGAAAGAAGATTTGATTCCTTTCGATATGATTCCAAAAGGAACCTCTACTCGCAAGAAGAGTGAAGAATCACAATCGGTGTTTGATGTTGAGAAAGATGAATGGCGTTCATTTCGCTGGGATTCTATTAAGGGTTTCAATTTTTCTATCGGAGAAGAAGTATGAGAAAGACAGTTCTTGCATTGTTGATTGCACCTAGTATAGTCTTTGCACAGAATGCATTGACACCTAACAATCAATTACAGTTCCATGATGTTGCTAGAGTTGTGAGTGTTGAGCCTGTGTTTTCAATGCAGAATGTCCCATCGCAATCATGTAGGCAAGTGAGTGTAGTTTCACCTAGCAGTGATGGCACTACAGGAACAGTGATTGGTGGTGTTGCTGGTGGCATTCTTGGTCATCAAGTAGGTGGCGGTATTGGTCAAGGTATATCAACAGCAATTGGTGCTGTGACTGGTGCAATAGTTGGCGGTAAGATTGATAAATCAATGTCGCAACAATCACAAGTCCAGACACAATGCTTTACCACATATCAAACAGTATCATCACCTGAAGGATACAATATGACTGTAGATTACAATGGAAGATACATGACAGTTCGTACAAATCGCCCCGCACAAATCGGCTCAACGCTGAATGTGAATGTTTATGTTAGCCCGCAAAATTAAAAGGAATCGTTATGAAATATTATTATCAATTAAGCCAATTAGAACAAGAAGTAATTCGCCTTAAATCTTTCTATTCAACATTTCGAGTAATCGCTAATGGTGTTGAACAATCGACACCTGAAGATATCAATGAGGCATTGTTTTATCTTGAAGGTTCGCTAGAGGACATTCAGAAAAATTTAGATGATTCATTCTATAAATTGTGGGAAGATGTTCGTGATGGATCAAGTGTGGAAGAATTGGAAAATGCACTTGCAGATGAGCAGTCAGAAGAAGTTTGGAATCATGTTGTAGAAAATTTACAAATTAATCCAAATATTTCCGAAGAAAACACTTGACAAGCAATAAAAAAACATATATAATAATATGATGCAAAATATATCCCATTTCTTTAAGTTAAGCCCCGCCGCACTCTGGCAGGTTGAGTCACGCCCATGCTCAATTAATACAGGTGCGGATTATGGAACACAATGGGGATTTTGCTAACTTTGTAACCAATACAAAATAAACCAAAATCCCCTAGCCTAAAAAACTAGGGGATTTTTGTTTGTAGTTGTAAAAAATAGCAACTTAGGTTGCTTGACAGATGCATCGACTTCTGTTACACTGACTACAGTTCTTTAAAAATTTGCATTGCTTTGTTGGGGATTTGTGTAGTGGTAGCACAGCAGACTTTGAATCTGTTAGTACAAGTTCGATTCTTGTATCCCCTGCCATAGATAAACACATTTCAGCGGGGGAGCCCGTGATGGATAGTTTCTGTTTAGTACAGTATTCGAAGTGTGTTTTTCTATGATATTGGAAGAGTGGGTGAGTGGTTTAAACCAGCAGTCTTGAAAACTGCCGACTGTAACAAGGTCCCTGAGTTCGAATCTCAGTTCTTCCGCCAAGTTTATAGAGAGTTGGGTGAGTGGTTAAACCAGCGGTTTGCTAAACCGTCATTCAGAAATGGGTGCATCAGTTCGAATCTGATACTCTCTGCCATTTTCTTAAAAGGAGTTGGTATGTCGCATGAAGAAGAAAAAATCAAGCATTCTAAACGCATTTTCGAAACAGACAATGCAGTGAAGAAACAAGTTAAGATTGCTAAAGAGTTCGGCATTGTTGTTGATGAACCTCACAAGTTCGCAAAACATCATGCTATGAATTGTGGTAATCCTAGATGTGTGATGTGCAGTAATCCTAGAAAAGTTTTCAAAGAGAAAACGATACAAGAACAAAGACTCGAACAAGATTTAGAAAAAGAAGACTGATAGCTTAATGGTAAAGCAGCCGACTCATAATCGGTCGAGTAAGAGTTCAATTCTCTTTCAGTCTACCATGCCCTTGTGGACAAATCTGGTAAAGTCGCTTCTCTCAAAAGGAAGAGTTCTCTCAGTTCGAATCTGAGCAAGGGTACCAATTTTATGTGCGTGTGCTACTGAACGGTTAGGTGTCGGATTGCAAATCCGTTTTATGCAGGTTCGATTCCTGTCACGCACTCCAATTGCAAATAGAAGTTGTGTTGTATTTTTGTAACAGTATGAAAAAAAGATGTTGACAAAACCTACAGTTCTGTTATACTTCATGCATCGGTTGAGAAATCGATAAGTTCTTTAAAAATTTGCATTGCTTATGCTCAGTTCGACTATCGGTTAGGTCGCTAGACTTTCAATCTGGAAAGACGGGTTCGACTCCCGTACTGAGTACCATAGATAAACGCATTATCTCATAAGCCTGTCGGTGAAAACTGCTGTTACGCTTTTTGAGACTAATGTGTTTTTCTATGGTAAAGTTTGGGGGTATAACTTAACGGCTAAAGTAGTAGGCTTTTAACCTATTAATCAGAGTTCGATTCTCTGTACCCCTACCAAAAGTTTTGGAGATATGGCCGAGTGGCTGAAGGCGGCAGACTGTAAATCTGTTCTGTAAAAAGCACGGTGGTTCGAATCCATCTGTCTCCACCAATTTGGTTCGTAAGTGTTCATGGACGCACATATGCCTGTCACGCATAAAGAAGGGGATCGTTACCCCTACGAACCGCCAAGTTTTTTTGTAAGGAGTTGAAAATGAATATAGAGAATATGATAGGTAAAGTGTTCACATCGGTGACACAAGATGGCGAAACAATGACATTTGCTAATGATAAAGAAGTATTCACTTTCCTTCATTACCAAGATTGTTGTGAGTCTGTTTCGATAGAAGATATCGTTGGTGACTTGTCAGACTTAGAAGGTGAACCACTATTGATGGCTGAAGAGGTATCAGGTGAAACACCAGTTGAGTTTGATGCTATGAACCACGAGTGTGTTGAGTGGACATTCTACAAATTTGCAACACGCAAAGGTTATGTTGATGTTCGTTGGTTTGGTGAGTCTAACGGCTACTACTCGACTAGCGTAAATTTGACACACGATTTAGTTTAAGAATATTCCGCAGTAGCTCAGTCGGTAGAGTAGATGACTGTTAATCATTTGGTCGGTGGTTCGAACCCACCCTGTGGAGCCATATAACTCGCCTTGATTGATGGCGTATAATGAGATAAGTAGTCAATCACATATTTCGGGGGATTCATATAATGGTATTATACTAGCCTTGCAAGTTAGTCACAAGAGTTCGATTCTCTTATCCTCCACCATTTTATCTGTGTGTATGTCAGTCAGGTCAGACATCTCGCCTTGGAAGTGAGGAGCCGTTGGTTCGAATCCAACCACACAGACCAATAAAAGTCCTTGAAGATTGTATCAAGGCAGATTAATCACCTCTGAGTTCAGAGTAGTTTGATTAGCAGTCGGTGGAAGCCCGACACCTATTTCGCCCTATTAGTATAATGGTATTACACCTGTTTTGTAATCAGGTTACGGCAGTTCGATTCTGTCATGGGGCACCAAGTTTTTATCCGTGTATAGCGCAGTCTGGTAGCGCATCTGGTTTGGGACCAGAGGGTCGGGAGTTCGAATCTCTCTACACGGACCAATTGTCGCAGAGTATGGAAGTGGTCATCCGCTTGGTCTCATAAGCCAAGAACCGCAGGTTCGAATCCTGCCTCTGCAACCAATATGGTGATATAGCACAGCGGTAGTGCAACTGCTTCATACGCAGTAGGTCGTTGGCTCGAATCCAACTATCACCACCAATATGGGTCTTTAGTAAAATGGATATTACAGTAGGCTACGAACCTACGAGTGGGAGTTCGATTCTCTCAGGACCCGCCAAGTTTCCTCTTGTAGCTTAATGGTAGAGCATTCGGCTGATAACCGAAAGACCTAAGGTTCGATTCCTTTCGAGAGGACCATATATCTCGCTGGTGTTAACGGCAGCATGACGGTCTCCAAAACCGTGGGACGGGGTTCGAATCCCTGGCGGGGTGCCATAAGAAAGAAGTATCTATGAAAAATTTTGAAATCGAAAAAGTGAAACAATTCATTGTGAATCAAGGACCTGACACGAAAGTATATCTCGGTGCTGATTCAGAAAGAGTTAGAGTTGACGGCGTGTGGTATGCAGATTATGCATTGGCTGTTGTAGTTCATATTGATGGACGCCATGGCTGTAAGATTTTCGGTTTTTTAACTCGTGAATTAGATTATGACCACAAGAAAAGCAAACCTGCTATGAGATTGATGACTGAAGTCTACAAGGTTTCAGAATTGTTTCAATCGTTAGCCGATGTGCTTGAAGATAGACATGTTGAAGTTCATTTGGACTTGAACAAATCTGATGAACACGGAAGTTCTTGCGTAGTGCAACAAGCAATTGGTTATATCAAAGGTACATGTAATGTGACACCAATGGTCAAGCCAGATGCGCCAGCCGCAAGTTTCTGTGCTGATAGACTGAAAAGAATCTTGGCTGAACAAGAATTAGCTGAGGCGTAGTATGCGGGTATGGTGCTAGTGGTAACACAAGACCTTGCCAAGGTTTAGTTGAGGGTTCGATTCCCTCTACCCGCTCCAGTATAGAGTGCAGGCTCTTTTTAAATCTTGCCTTTGTGTGGCACCGAACATTGCTTCTGCTTGAATAAGCATCGGTGCATTTGCGGGGTTAGTTTAATGGTAAAACTGTAGATTTCCAATCTTCCGTTGAGAGTTCGATTCTCTCACTCCGCTCCATTATAAATGTTTGACTGTTATCAGTTGAAAGAGAATTGTACACATTGGTATGACAATGCAAAGAGAACCCATAATCCAAAGAGTGCCCATCATAGCCCTTGCTTTGGCTTCACGGTCTTTTTGTTTTTGCTCTTCTACTCTTTTTTCTTCTGCTTGACGCTCATCTATCATTCTTTTTCGTTCTGCTTGCATTTCATAATAGACTTCAGCATTACCAGACCAAAATAGAATGTCTTTGAGTTCTTTTTCATGTTGTCTTAATGCTCTTGATGCCATAGCAATTTGTAATGCTCTGGCACTTATCTCAGCATTACTCATGCGAATAGAATCTATTTTAGCTTTTACTGCCGAGTGATGTACATCATCAGCGGCTTTGTAGAATGCACTGAATTCATGTATAAGACCATTAATGTCTTTGCCTAATGCAATTGCTTTTTTAATACCAGCAACAGCACCTTGTGCTAATGCAAATGCTGTAAACGGGTCAATCATTTCTTAGCATCTTTTGAAGATATTGATTCTTTTGGTGTGACTTTAGCTGGTGGCGGTGGCGCAGGAGGTATCGGTGGCTCAGGAAATTGAGCGCATGTTAGTTTTACTTGCGGTGGATAAGTTTGAGTCTTCAGAGTTGCCAAAGCATTCGTACATTGGGCTTCTTCTGTAAATTGCCCCACATATTGAATGTTTGGTGATATAATACCAACGCTTATGATGACAATGGTCCAAAACATCCTTATATTTATGATACCAATTTGTTTTGGGTTGTGCTTAGTGTAGTGGTCTGCACCTCTCGCTGTGACCGAGATAGTATGAGTTCAATCCTCATAGCACAACCCAAAGCGAATTAATAGGAGAAAATTATGCCTTCAGTATTTTTAACAAGTGACACACATTTTGGTCATGCTGGAGTGTGTAAGTTTCTTCGTGATGACGGAGTAACGAAATTAAGACCATGGGACAATCCAGAAGATATGGATGAAGAAATGGTCAAGCGATGGAACGAAACTGTTCGACCAAATGATAAAGTGTACCACCTCGGTGATGTTGTAATCAACCGAAAGGCACTTAGCATCATGCACAGGCTGAATGGTGATAAAGTTCTGATTCGTGGTAACCATGATATCTTTCGTGATGATGAATACAGAATTCATTTTCGTGAATTGAGAGCATATCATGTAATGAATGGAATGATTCTTAGTCATATCCCAATTCATAGTGACAGTCTAGGTCGTTTTGGTACAAACATTCATGGTCACACCCATTCAAACCGTGTGAAGACTGAAGTGTGGGGTGAATATGAAATTGACACCCGTTACCATTGTGTTTGTGTAGAACAAACAGATTTTAGACCAATTCTCTTTGAAGATGTGATTAAGAGAATCAATGAAGAAGGTGGTTCCGTTGGCTTTAAAAACGGCAACGGTCCCACTATGTAATTTGCCTTGTTAACTCAGCGGTAGAGTAACTCTTTTACACGGAGAAGGTCGGCGGTTCAATCCCGTCACAAGGTACCAAGTTTTGTAAGTGTCAGCAAGAGAAAGACTCGCTAGAAGGCTTCTTCGAAGAGCCAACTAATGAAAAAGAAGGACGGGTTCGAGTCCCGTAAACGCATCGGAGCACCTTTGTTGAGTATCCCAAGTGGCGTACCGAGACCTTGCCGGCTTTATATACTAAGGTGAATGGTTTCAATAATATGGGTGAAACTACTTACAAATTCAATCGCTCTCATAGTTAAGTGGTATAACACATCCTTGGTAAGGATGAATTCTGAGTTCAATTCTCGGTGAGAGCACCATGCTACTTTAGCTGATGTGGTCATAGCGGTGGTCTGAAGAACCATTGAAAGAGGTTCGATTCCTCTAGGTAGCACCAAAGAATTTCAACATCCGACCTAACGCTGGTAACAGAGGAAGTTCAGGACTTGTGGCAAGTGTGTGTAGGAGCGAAAGCATTAAACTACCGTGATATAACAAGCAACACAAACAGAGTCAGGCAACACTTGCGCTATTGATTCGGGTTGTGGCAAAGATTAATGTTAGGGTAAAAACAGAATCCTGGCTACGAGATGTTGAATATAATTTAAAAGCAATGCAAATTTATGCCCCGATGGTGGAATGGTATACACGCTGGTCTTAGAAACCAGTGCCGAAAGGATTGAGAGTTCGAGTCTCTCTTGGGGCACCATTATTGCCACACAAGTCTGTGTGGTTGTGTTATAATGCATTCATTAGGAGAAAGCACAATGAATGATGTTGATAGAGAAATTATGTTGATTGCACAGGAAGAATGTGCAGAGGTCACACAGGCTATTAGCAAGTGTTTCCGATTTGGTCTAAATGAAATGTACAATGAGCGTACAAATAAGCAACGATTAACTGAAGAGTTAGGTGACTTGCATTGCATGATTGAATTGATGGTTGAATCAGGTATGATTAACCGAGAAGAATTACTGAATGCATCAGGTCTTAAACGACAAAAATTGCAGAAGTGGTCTGCAATATTCAAATAAAATATTCTGGCGTTAGTACAATGGATAGTACAGTAGGCTTCTACCCTTCTGATGGGAGTTCGATTCTCTCACGCCGGACCAATCAAGCGAGTGTGGTGGAATGGTATACACAGCAGACTTAAAATCTGCCGCCGCAAGGTATGCGGGTTCGAGTCCCGCCACTCGCACCAGTTTTTTATGAAGGAGTTAGTTATGAGAGTGATTAAATATGGCATTTTCTAATTCTACAGCACTGCCAATTGTGAATGGTGGTGTCGGTAGTTCTACAATTCTTAATGATGTTTGGGACAACAATTATGTTGGTAAGTACACTGACATTGCTATTGGTGGTAAACTTGTTAATGTGAACATAACATTATCAAATTTTGATACCATCAGTTTGAATCCAGATGCCATCAAATGGAGAGTTGCTGACCACTTGGTCAAATACATGATTGAGAATAAATTAATCGAATTCACAAAGATGGAGAATCTACTTGAAAATTCAACCATAATCAATGCGAGATGCTATCTAGCACCAGATGATAATGTTAGAATTTTGCGCCAAATGACACGAAATACATAAGGTTTATTATGAGTTACTACATGAAATCAGGCAATACATTCCGTATTGCGACCAAAGAATCGATGGATTTGCATGAGCAGTTACCAGCTGGTAACTATGTTGTAAAGCAAGACCAATACGAAAACTTCTTCATTGAACACATTGAAGACTTCACCCTACCCACAAAGTTATATGGTGATACCGCTAGAAACACTGATAGAATTATCAATAGTTTCTGGAATCGTGACCAAAGTACAGGTGTAATGCTTGTTGGTGAGAAAGGCTCAGGCAAAACGCTATTGAGTAAAAACATCTCAGTTGAGTTGGCTAAGCAAGGTGTGCCGACCATTGTAGTGAATGCTGAGTTTACTGGTGACAAATTCAATACATTGATTCAATCTATTGAACAACCATGCATTGTTTTCTTTGATGAGTTTGAAAAGGTCTATGATAGAGAAGACCAAGAAAGACTGTTGACATTGCTAGATGGCATCTTCACATCTAAAAAATTGTTTATGCTAACCAGCAACGACAAATGGCGTGTAGATGAGCATATGAGAAATCGCCCTGGTCGTATCTTCTATATGGTAGAATTCAAAGGCTTAGATGAGAATTTCATTCGTGAATACTGCAACGATAACTTGGCCAACAAAGCACACATCGATTCTATGGTGAATATTGCATCTGTGTTTGCATCATTCAATTTTGACATGCTGAAAGCAGTTGTCGAAGAGATGAATCGTTACAACGAAACACCTCAAGAGGCTATGCGTATTCTGAATGTCAAAGCAGAGTTTGATGGTGGTACATCATACAATGTCGAAGTGTGGCGTGGTGACAGAAAAGCAGATAGAGTAAGCCCATCTGTTTGGGTTGGTTCGCCATTGTCTACTCAAAGAGAGATTGATATTAGTTACTGGTTTAAACACAAAAAAGAAGCCGCTAAACTTCTAAATGAGACTCTTGGTGATGAAGATGTTGAAGATGACAGTGGAAATGGTTGGCATGAGAAATCATTGAACAATAGCAATATGGTCAAGTACAATGCCAGTAGTGGTCAATTCATCTTTGAGAAAGATGATATCACTGTGATTCTATCAAAAGAAGTACCGAAGTACTTTAACTTTGATGCATTCTGATGAGTTACGCCAGATGGAGTAATAGTTGCTGGTATGCATTCTATAATGCAAACGGCAAACTGTCTCTGTGGTATGACATGGACCATACATTCGATTGGGACTATGATGACCTGATTGAATATATGGAACATGCTGAGATGAAGACAGTTTTGATTGAACGATATGGATGCACAGAACCTGAGGCTGAAGAGGCTTTGAAGTACATTAATTATTTTATGGAAGATTATAAAGATGAGTCTTGATGTTGATTTGATGGTTACTCAACCTTGTTCGGTATACAGTAGCAACATCACACACAATTTGGCTATAATGGCTGGTGAAGTCAAAGTGTCTAATGGTCTGACATTATACAATGTACTATGGCGACCCGATGAACATGGGTTTGTTCATGCAAGAAACATTGTATATTATCTAGATGAGGGTTTGAAAATCCTACTCTCTGATCCAGAGTATTATAAAATATTTGAGCCTGAGAATGGTTGGGGTACTTATAAAGGTCTGGTTGAATTTGTAAGCAATTATCGTGATGCATGTTGGGACAATCCAGAAGCCGAACTGAGGGTATCAAGATGATTGATTGTTTGATTGTAGGTGATAGTATTGCAGTTGGCACACATCAATTCAAACCTGAGTGTGTCGCATATGCTAAAGGCGGTATTAATAGCTGGCAATGGAACAAACAGAATGCGAATAGAAAACTGAATGCAAACACAGTGATTATCAGTCTAGGTTCAAACGACCATGCAGGTGTTCGTACACTATGGGAACTGCAACAGTTAAGAGCAAAAGTCGAAGCCGCTAGAGTATTCTGGATATTGCCAGCAATCAAACCTGATATACAACAGATGGTTCAGTTAGTAGCGAAGGACTATGGTGATACAGTGTTACCCATATCAAACCTACAAGCAGACAAAGTGCATCCGAGTTGGGCAGGATATAAGAAACTAGCAGAGCAAACAAAATGATAGTAGCAATGAAACTGATATACAATCTTGCACTAGTAGCCGGAACAGTGTTTCTCATGGTAACATATAACTGGTCCGGCTGGTGGTTTCTATTAACAATTGCACTAATGGCACAATGAAAAACTATATTATCGCAGGCAACTGGGCCGAGTATTGTGATTGGATTAAAAGAAAGATATTGACACCATCGGCTCATGTATATGTCTCAGGACCAAATACAATAAGAGGTATAAGAAATCCGCATGGTAGATTCATTGGCACATGGTACAACCGACCTAACCAAGAATTAGAACGCATATTTGATGTTTTGCTTTATTCATCAGATGCTGGCGAATCAACTAAAATACTTCTTAAATTAAGAAATGACTGGCGGGAATCAAGATATGAATAAAGAACATAATAGAGTGCAATAATATGAAACCAAAGACATTTACATATAATGAGATAATTCAATTCTTCATTAAACACAATCTGCCACTGAAAGACACACAGGTGCAACTAATCGCTATGATGGTCAGAGAAGAGATTAAAGCATTAGAAGCACACAGAGAATTTCAGAAAAGACTCAGAGATGCTAAGACTCTAAGAAGATTAAAAAAGAAAGAAGAAAGAGTGAAACGGCAGTGCAATAATGTGTCATAATGTGGGGTGCAAACGGTATTATTAAATATGCCAGGAATCTTCAGAGAGAAAGAATGCCCGAGGTGTGGGATAAAACACCGCAAAAGAGGACCATATTGCTCTGCATCGTGTGGTAATGTGCGAGAACACAGCGAAGACACTAACGAAAAGCGCAGAATCGCCATGCTTGAGTATCAGCAAACACCAGAGGGTGTCGCTACACTAGAGAAGATACGAAGAATAAACAGTGGCGAACAGAGTGACTCAGTGAGTATCGATGAATTCGCAGTGGGTGTGCCAGACATACCAGACATGGATGGCTACGAAGGCTGGGATGTAAGCGGCAAGTGGTAGCGTAACCCTCTATTATATCACAGAAATCCGAGCCTGTCAACACAAATCTTGTTGTATTTTCGCAACTAAAAGTGCTTGACAAGTGTGACATTTAGTGCTATACTCTATCCATAGATTGAGAAAGCAGAAAAATTATGAAACCCACCTACACCGAATTGCTTGAAGTTGTCTATTATTTGTCCAATCAAATAATGATATCTGAGAACCAAACCAAAATAGAATATTCCGAACTCCCAATGAAAGACCGAGTTCGTGATACAGTTGAGTTTGCTCGTGCTGAAGTTATGTCCGACAATTTTGAAAGTGTATTTTAATCGCAACAATAGTACTTGACATTACTGCCAGTTTGTGCTATTATATGCATATGCTGAAAAGAAAACCCCGCCAAGACAGAAACCATGTGCTGTATCGTGTAGAGTGCATAGACACTGGCGATAGCTACATCGGCCTGACTGTAGCGCAAGGACAAGCATATCTCCGTTCGGTCAAAGTCCGCTGGCAAAAGCATATGAGCCGTGCTAAGTGCGAGAATAAAGCATGGGCTATGTGTACGGCTCTCCGTGAACTGAGTGACTGTACATGGACCTATCAAGTGATTGAAGTTGTCCGTGGTCGCAAACCAGCGCACCAGCGAGAACGACAGTTGATTTCTGAACTGAATCCCTCACTGAATACATTCTAAGGAAACACAATGAAAGTTGTTAACAAATATTTCAACGAAGAACTTGGTGTCTATGTGTCAGTCTTAGCTACTCGCAAGGCTCGACCTGCTGAAAGAACTTGGCCAATGAAACGGGGAAGCATTTCCTACAACGGACACAAAGTTGCTGAACTGAAGAATCTTGGCTATTGCAAAGCATCCAACGGAGGTCGTTAACATGCATTTTATTGTTGGTATCATATTGGGTCTGGTAATTGCTACTCTCGGTCCCACAAAGTGCATAGAACTAGCCCACCAAGGTTTGCAACAGTTGCAAACTAAAGTGAACGAAGTCGATGCTGATTCCTATAACCATGTGCTTATCATAGACGGAAAAGAATATCGCCGTAGCAAGTAAATCGCAACTATAGTGTGTGACTAATCGGCAGAGTTGCGATATAATACACCTATGAAAACGACACACCCCACACCACCAGCAACAGGATGGAACACTGGTCTCTGCCAAGACTATGATAGCGGCTTAGCCCGTTGGTTCTCTAGCCGTTTAGGTGCTCGTTATGAGTTGAGATTGTTATTTGCAAGGTGAACCTATGAAAAACATTGATGAAATTAACGCCAAGTACAATGAACTCTGCCAAGCGGTGGATGCTGTAGATTGGAAGTTGAGAACATTCACTAGGTTGTATGACCCACAAATCGACAACCTGTACCTCAAAACCGAAGCCTTGCATGAGTTGCTGATTGAGATTGGCGAACAGTTGAATCAGCGAGAACTGCAAGAGGAGTTGCAACTATCAAAGTCGCTGGCGCTTGAGCAAAATAACAACAAATAGTGCTTGACAATTGTACCGAATTGCGCTATAATACATTCAAGTTAGCAAAAAAGTGAGTTGAAAAAATGAGTAAGATGTCCGACCTAGCCCTCAGTATCGAAGAACTAGCCTGTGCTGGTTACGATAGTGCTGAGATTGCTGAGATTGTGAAGTTTCCTGTTGAACAGGTTGAGTCCTTTCTCGAAGTGATTTCTGTTGATTTGCTTGCGGCTCAGACCATGAGTGATGAACAATACGCCTTTGAGTGCTTGTACGATTAAGACAGAGGGATCGGATCCCCGAGGTCGCCAGTTGAAAAATTACTGGCAAATAACAACTTTTATTGCTTGACAAGTGTGCCAATCTGTTGTATACTGTAGTTAAGTTAGTAAGAAAAGGAAACCAAATGTCTGCAATGAAAGAATACACCCTCGAAATTTACAAGACCGATAAGCGTACCAAAGCAGGTCGCCGTTTGGTTGAAGTGCGTGATTTTGCACCTTCCACCGATGCCGCTATCAAGTCCGTTGCTGATAGCATCCGTGAGAATGGTTTTGTCGTTGAAGTGTTCGCAACCTTTGTGACTACTCGTAATCTGATGACTGGTAAAGAATTCCAAGAACGATACGATACACCGTACCATTGCTCACCCCGTTCCGAATCTTTTTGGTCGAACTAAGGAATTGATATGAATGAAGTTTTTACAAGCTGGGAAGAGATGACTGTCCTAGAGCAGTTGCAGTGCCAGTACTGGGACATGTACAAGGACGCCTATGGTGTTCGCCCTCGTGGTATCGACACTTCCAGCTGGACCGAAGCTGACTTCATGGCTGAGTTTGACTTACTCGCTAATGTTATCGATGCAGAGGCTGTGGCTCGTGAAGCCGCTGAAGCCACCGCTGTAAAGAACTTCGAACAGCATGTTATCAACACCATTTGCATGGGTGCTCGTGACCGTGAAACTGCACTTCGTTGGATTATGGAGGCTAGCACCGCCAATGGTGACTGGGAATACTTCTGTTTCCTGAACGGTCTCCCTTATCGCTACTTTGAAAGAAAATAATGTTTAGAATTACGAATGAACTCGGAAGCCTGATTTTCCGTGACCTTGATACAATGATTTCCTATGTGAAAGAACACAAAGGCGAAAAATTTACCATTGAGTGGATTACTGAGTACACACTTGGCGACCCGATGGAACAATGATGTTTCCCGTATACACTAAAGTATACATTAAAAACACTTGACAAATCGGTAGAACTGCGCTATACTGTAGTTAAGTTAGTAAGAAAGGTCACCGATGAAAGCAAAAGTCCTAATCACCTCCATAGAAAATATGAGGTATTTCGGTGGCACCCTGCCCACAAAGCGGTGGGGGTTTTGCGAGATTGTTCGGTCCGTGACAATCGAACCCTGCCCTTTCGGCATCTATGATGATGGTTGCTACGGCTACATCACAATCGGTGGCAAAAAAATCACTGTAACATCAGGTTGCGAAGGCAAACTTTTTGAAATTAGTGCGTAAAAAACACTTGACATTTCTACCAATCTGGTGTATACTGTAGTCTGATTAATCGAAAAGGAAACAAAATGTCCCTCACTGCCTATGTTGACCGAAAAAATGCATTTGCTAAAATCTTCGGTAGCCGACAACTAAGTTTGCAAAATGCCGCTGACCGCCAATCCATTGCTGATAGCATCGATTCGGATTTGAGTCCCGAAAACCTGACTTGTGACGGTGAACTGAGCCGTAGCCAAGTACAGGCTCGTTACAAGACTTTGACCAAAGCCGCTAAAGAACTGCAAAAACTTGACCCTTCCGTTAAGTTTTATGAATTTGCATAGTGTTGCAAAAATACAACAAGAAAACACTTGACATTTCTACCGATTTGCGCTATACTGTAGTTAAGTTAGTTGAGATTGAAAAGGAAAAAAGATGTTTACGATTCTCTGTGTTTTTAGTATCCTGGTCCTGATTGGTGCTTCCGTGTCAGGTTCTGTTAAAACCCTCGGTTAAGGAAAAAAGATGAAATACGGTATGTTCTCTAAAGACGGTGCCAAAGCTGTCTCTGGTCTTGTCATGTATCACAAAGCGGTTAAAAGCCCTTGGCCTGATGTTGAGGCTGACCTCCGCAAACTCGCTAATTATGCACAATTTGCCGAAGCCTTTGACACTGTAGTCCGTGAGATGGTCTATGATGAACTTGGTCTCACTTCCGACTTTTATGTTTAATTGAGGATTGTATATGCGTACTAAACAAAGTGTTCCTGGTTTCAAAAACAGCCAACGGGTTCGTGCTATTGTCAATGGTGTTGGCTATATTACAACAATTCAAGACCTTGTTGCTGGTCCTTTCACCACACAAACCACAGCATTGCTCAATGCGTTGCATATCATAAAGACTGAGAATTGTGGTGGTGTTGGTACTACAATACGAACATTCGACCATGAAATGAAAGAGCAGTCATACCAAATTCAATTGGACATGTTGTAAAAATACAACAAAAAAACACTTGACAATTGTACCCATATGAGGTATACTGTAGTCTGATTAGTTAAGAGGTGTATATGAAATTACTTTCAGTCGGAAATCCCAAAGTCCTTAAAGGAATGTCGCAAGGTTACATGACCTACATTCTGCACCTAGCGCCAGCAAACCTGAGTGGTTATGAGACCTGCGCTAAACGAACCGCTGGTTGTACAGCCGCTTGCCTGAATACTGCTGGTCGTGGCGGTATGTTCAAAAAAGGTGAAACCACCAATGTGATTCAAAAGGCTCGTATTCGCAAAACCAAGATGTTTTTCGAGAACCGTGTTGACTTCATGGCTATGCTCGTGAAAGACATTGAGTTGGCTATCAAGCAAGCTGGTAAAATCGACATGATTCCTGTGTTCCGTTTGAATGGTACTTCGGATATCGCATTCGAAAAATACGAAGTAGTCCGTGACGGTGTGATGTATCGCAATATTTTCTCTGCATTTCCTGATTGCCAATTCTATGACTACACCAAAATTCTTGGTCGTAAGACTGTTACCTATGAGAATTATCAATTGACATTCTCAGCGGCTGATGGAAATGATGCGGATGTTGCTAAGGCTATTGCACAAGGTTACAATATTGCTACTGTTTTCGGTATCAAGAAAACCCTGCCGATGCCTGAGACTTACATGGGTATTCCTGTGTTTAACGGCGATGAATCCGATTTAAGATTCCTTGACCCGCATGGTGTTATTGTTGGCTTGTACGCAAAAGGCAAGGCTAAAAAAGACACCACTGGTTTTGTGAAGTATCCTACTGTTATGTTATTGAAAGCGGCTTAATTATGACTAGAGGTTTTACGGAGTCTGGTATGATTATCGATAATGAAATTGCCGTTTTACGGAAAGTGATTAATGGCAAGCCTAGTTACACTAAAAAGAAACTTGCGGAATTCAGTAAGAGTGGCTGGCGCATTGTAACAAAACATGTTCATCCTGACGGAACAACCACCTTTGTTTTGGAGTTGTGAAATGGAAAGATATTTCAAAGTATACTGCCAGCATTGTCTACAGTATCATTCTACTGAAGAAGTGGAATTTCTGAATGTTGAAGAAGATATTCAAGGGCGTGATATCATGCACTTTGGTTGTCCATTCACTACACTAGAGGAAAATGGTACTTCCTCGCTTGTCTATTCTGAGTAAAATGAAAGAGGATTGATTATGTTTGAGTCTCGTGAATTTGGTTTTTATAATGACAATATATGCCCAATTGACCAGCGGGCTATGCGTTTAAATTCGGGGCATGTTTATTTGATTCGCCCAGAGGAAGTGCCGAAAAAATGGTTTAAAGGTATCGGTGAATGTCCGGTTAAAATCGGGGTATCGAAAACTATCAAGGGAGTATCGAATCGCCTTAAAGATTTTTCTTCGGGTAATTGGGTGAAACTATATGTGGATAAAATTTCTCCTGAAATTCTTGAACCCTTTAATGTTGAATATTTTCTACATGACAAGTATCGTGAAAAAAAAATAAAAGGTGAATGGTTCAATTTGACTATTGATGAATTTCACACCATAAAAAAAGACTTGTCTGAAGAACCTTTTTTACAGTTTGCTGATGCAATGTGGGCTGATAAACCGAGTGGTGAATATTATCACTTTTTGGGTATTATACCTGAGTTAAAATCTTCATTAGTGTCACAAGCATGGGATTTAGCGGATGAACACCCTTATCGGAAAAGTACTTCTTGGGCCCGTAGTTATGCTCCGGTTCCGTTGTGAAAATACAACAAAAATAACAACTTTTTCTGCTTGACATTTCTACCCATGTAGAGTATACTGTAATCTGTTCAGTTGATAAGGACTTTCGAAAATGTGGAATCTTGAAAACATGTCAGTTACTGGTCTCTACATGGGCGAAATCGCCGTGTCAGGTGTTGTGGAACTCAGCCGTGTAGCATACGGCGGTGAGGTTGTCCACACTGTTGTTCTTGATACACCTGTGGTGGTGTATGGTGCTATCCGTGACCGTGTTATCCTTGAACACAAATATGTCAGTTTTGTGTCCGATGCAAAATCGGCGGTTGCTAAGTATGAAGCCGATACCGCTGATATCGGCTGTGAATTCGATAACTAGGATTTGTATGACTACCCTTTCCCAACCCGAATATGAGTTGTATAAAAAACAACTAGTTGGTATCTTTTCTGAACATCAGCGGCGTGGTCGAGATATGAGTATTCTCGCTGAGGTACTCTACCATAACGAAACATGTGCAGAAGTTGGTCGCCGTCACGGTCTTTCTCGTAATCGTGTTACTCAGATTGTTAATCGTTACATGCGAAATTTTGGCAGAATTATTAATCTGTATAAATTGACTTACGGTGAAGAGGTAGTTCCAAATGGTTATGATGATGAAGATTCACTAACCATTATCGAAGGAACTGTATGAAAATCCTCATCACTGGCGCTGAGATAACAAAGCAAGGCGAAATGTATTCTGTGGTTTTTGAGAATCGGCAATTAATGCTGACACCTGACAGAGATACCGCTTTGCTATTTGCAATGGACCGTGAAAAGTTGTATAATGAGACTGCGGTTATTACAAGCAATGTCTACCACTTAATGGCGAGGTCAGGATGAAAAATTATATCATTTCCCAAGTCCGAGAACTTCTTGAGCGAGGTTACAACCTGCTTGAGATATCGCATAAATTGAACCTTGACCCTACGGATGTGCAAATAGCAATTGAGGTTATAAGGAATATTTTGACATGAATGAACGATTTAAAGAACTGTCCGCTCAGGCTTATGATGATATAATTGAGCGAACTGGAGATATTGTAGTTTTTCAAGAAGACTTCCAACAAAGGTTCGCCGAGTTGATTATTAAAGAATGTATCAGCATTGTGGAAGAACAGAAAGAATGTCTGTGCGAAGAACAGCAATACTGGTCCGACCATGACTACGGATACGAAATGGCTGTGAATGATGCCAGCAAGGGTATCAAACAATTTTTCGGAGTTGAGGAATGAAACTATACAAACATAGCAATGGTAAAACACATTACTTTCCTGAACATATACCCGAAGGATGGGAATATGTTATCCGTCCAGACTTTACAACTTTCTGGAGACGATACAAATGAATGAACGAATTCGACAACTTGCCGAACAGGCTGAAATCTATGCTGGCGAACTGATAGATGAAGGTGCTGATTATGACCAGTATCCAAGATATTACACAGAAAAGTTTGCCGAGTTGATTGTGCGGGAATGTGCCGATATTGCAACAATTAATACACATCAATGGGCAAGCCCTGGTACATATGTTTTAAAACATTTCGGAGTTGAAGAATGACTATAGCATTGATTCGTACCCTATGGGGTGAAGAAGAAATTGCGGAGATGAATCCGTGTATTGTTCCCGATTGTGACCAACCTAGAGACTCTCTTGGTGGCGGCCGATACCATAAGCGGTGTTCTAGGCATCACAAAGAAAAATATAAAATGTTGGATTGGGACTACAAGCAATTCCGCAAAAATTATTGTGAGAATACTGATAGTCGCTTGGGCTTCAAATGCACCACAACCATTATCATGGATGCACAATTGACTATTGACCATATCGATCCTGATGGTGAAAGAGCCGATCCTGCAAATTTGCAAACCCTCTGTGCATGTTGTCATGCTGTAAAGACAAGAATCAATGGTGACAATATATCAAAAAAACATCGCCCTAATACTGAACAAAAAGCATTGAGATGGCAGAAATTTAAGGAGTCTTTAGATGTACAACTATGAAAATATGAAATATATTGTTTCTGGACTTGCAGAAGAGGTAAATCCAGAATTGCTAGAAATGACAAAATCTTGGCCAGATGAGGCGAAAATGTACATTTATCTACATACTATACAGTTAGCTAAAATGGATGAATTTAAGAAACTGCTTTTGGAGTTGAAGAATGAGTAAAACTTGTTATATTAGAATGAATAAAGAACATCCAGATTATATCGATGGTCGTTATATGAAATTGGATTTTTTTGATGCTGTTTTGGGAGTGTCGGATAATCCTATGTTAGTGTTTTCTAACGAACTATCTCTTGGAACAAAAGATGATGAATCGTTGTATGAATTTGAGTATGTGGGCGACAAAGCTGAAGAGATATTCAACGAAATATTATATTATCAAATAGAGGATGCTGATATTGATTTCATTTGGTCGTTATTTCATGGAGTTGAACAATGATTGAAATTTTTATACCTATTCTAGTTATCTGTATGAATGGCACCTGCGAATTCATGCAACCTGATACCTACTACACTCAAGAGTCCTTATGCGTGAACTCTCTAGATAAACAAAAGGAACATATGAGAGGCATCGCCGCTCGTGGTAATGTAACTATTGCTGTTCTTGAAGGTACTTGTGCAACTGCAAAGGTAAAACCTATAAAGGGTAAAGAAGCATGAATTGGGTTTTGATTGTTTTTATGTTCTCTCCTGGCGGTGACTATATGGATAGGTCCGTCACTGAGTTTGAATCGAAAAAACAATGTGAGGTTGCTCTTAAACGGGCTGTTGAAAAACACCCGTTAGGAGTGAAACAAAATGGAATCTGTGTTACTAAAGACCATTGGACTGGTAAGAAGTACATGGATGGTGTTGCTTTAGATTAATTAGGAGTTTTTTATGAAAAAAAGAGTGATTGCAGATGCGGTGAGTGCTGATGTTGGTAGCGGTCTTGACCGATTTGACCTAGAACAGCAAATTCTAAACTGCTCGAATATTGTCGATGATATCAAAGCGGTTACTGAGAATGAAATGTTATCTGGCGAAGATTTGAATGAATACATGAATGCATTAGCTACCTTGTATAATGTGAAATTCAATAAATTGTTCGACACTTTTGTCATTCTGATTGAAGAAGGTAAAATCGTATGAGCCGCTATATCACTACCGAAGTTGAAATTGACCTGAGTGAATTTGATACCGCAGATTTGGTCGAAGAACTCGAATCCCGTGGGCATGATTTTGCTGAAACTCACATGCCTATTGGTCATGGTAACGGAAATGGCCTGTTAGATAAAATCTATCAGAAACGCCGTACTGGTAGAAATTTTGATGCTGAACTTGACGAATTTTTGCAACTATCCTTGGGAAGAATTGTGTAAAAAAGTTGTTGTTTTTGTGCAACAACCGCAAAAAAGACTTGACAAAGCGGCGAAAGTGCGTTATACTGTAGTTTGTTCAGTTGATAAAGGAGTTTCGTTATGGCTTATGTGTCTACAGAGAAAAAAGCAAAAATCGCCGCCGCTTTGGCGCCTGTACTGAAAAAGTACAAACTCAAAGGTTCCCTCAAAGGCGCTGGTTCTTCCAGTATCACCTTGACCTTGAAATCGGGTTCTATCGATTTTATCGGTAACGGTAACAAAACCTGTTCCGAGTCATTTTATCAAGTTTCTCGTGGCTTTACAGCCAACACCAGTGGTCACGAACAAGTGAACCTCTACTGGATCCAAGACCACTACAGTGGCAAGGCTCTCGAAGCCATGCAAGCAATCAAAAAAGCATTGATGGCTGGTGATTACTACGACCGTTCCGATGCAATGACTGATTATTTCGACACCGCTTATTATTTCCACTGCAACATCGGTTCTTGGAATAAGCCTTATGCGGTGACTGCATAATGATACCACTTGCCTATGCAAGGTCACAAACGGCCGCCGAACTCGAAGACACCTTTCGGTTCGCTGGCCTGACTTACGGTCCTTTTTTTGAGAAAAAGCGGTCGAAGGTCGTAGATGGTGGCAAAACATTTTATCGTATTCCGTTTGATGGTGGTGAGGCTAGAATCTATGGTCCAAAATTCATCATCATCAACGGAGTGAAATTTAAATCGCTGAGTGATGCGAAAAAGATTGTTCAAAAGGAGTATTTAAAATGAATATTGTTCTCATGTCTTGTTCTAGTGGAAATCTTACTAGCCTGCAAGGTTATATCAAAACCACATATGATGAACTTGTGAGCATTTTTGGTAAACCTAAATATGGTCCTAATGATGGTGGCGACAAAACTACCTGCGAGTGGGCAATTGATGTTTTCTATGTCGATGAGGACGGTGATGAAAAGATTGAGACCGTTACCATATACGACTGGAAACAATACAATACACCATTCAATGAATATCGTTGGCACATTGGTGGTTTTGATTCTAATGCTGTTGCGGTTGTGACTGCCGCAATGAATAAGGAGGCAGTATATGCATGATTGGGAAATGATTGAAAAAATTACAAAAATGAATGATTGGGATAAAGACAATCTGAAATTTTTGCTACAGTCTGACCAAGAGACTATTGATGAATGGTTTCACTACTCAGATAAAGATGATATCATATATGCCCTTGAACTGATTCGTATCGCTCGTAATGAAATGATGGTATATGAACTCGGTTTGATGGATGATGTTGAGCATGTCAACGATGCCAAAGCGGCACTAAAAAACATCTTGACAAAGTGAACGGTTTGTTGTATAATGTATTTTTGAAAGGTTGTTCTATGAATTCCAAAGTTAAAGCGGCTCTTGCCACAGCAGGTATCATGGGTGCTGGTGTTTTATTTTCCATGGTTAGTCCTCAGTTGCTAGGTTGGCTCTGTATCGTTGCATTAATCTATGCCATGTACTCAATACTGGTGACTAAATTTGAAATGGAAGACAGTAGGAAGTCTGTTGAAAATCCTGAGTGATTTACACAACCGACTGACTCGTTATGGTTGGTACTACAAAGCGTATTGCCACTATACTTTGATTGAATGGATTGTTGTTTTAGGATTATTATGTTTCGTGATAAAACTGTTGCTCGTGAAATTGTTATCGATTTGACTGGACCTGATGGTAATGCATTTGCGTTGATGGGTTATGCTAATCGGTTTGCAAATCAATTGAAACTTCCCAGTGAAAAAATTATATCCGAAATGAGAGAAGGTGACTATGAACATCTTTTACAAACATTCGACAAGTATTTTGGTGATTATGTAATTCTGGAGAGGTGATGGTGATGATATGAACGGTGTCTATATTTTACAAACTACAGACGGGTACCGTGTAGCTTATTCAACCGAGTATGAATCTATGCTTGGTTCTTATGATGCAAACAACATGAGACACAAACTAAATGGCGAGATTGTTAATCGTGTGTTCGGTGAGTGTTTTTGTTTTGTTAACTATCTTGAAGCCCAAACGGCCGCTAGAATGTTAAGTGTACAATACAGTTATCTTGATGACGGCATCTACACAATCCGTGAAGTGTTTGACCAAACTTATGAAGAGGTGATAAATGGCTAGAGTACTTGATGCTAATGCGGTGTTTGCTGGTGGTGAACCGAAGTACATCGAAGAGATGACTCGCATTCAATTGATTCAATCATTGAATTGGTATTCCGCAAACAAGGACTACAAGGATGCTCACAAATACATTGGTGACTATCTTAACAAAAAACTGAAACTGAAAATACCTGAAGGTATGATTAAGAAACAAACAACCACATTTGGTTGGGTGTGCCGACTTCTCTACAATGGTGCGACTCTGCCCGTTGAAAATCAAAACTATTTCGATAAGACATTGACTACCATTAAAAAAGGTGATGGTAAAGTTGAAGAAGTGGTTGAAGATGTTGCGGTTGTTGCCACTGTGAATCCTTCTATTCAAGACAGGATTAAAGACTCGACTTCTCGTATCCTTGCTGAACTAGATGGTTTGGTCGATGACTTCACACTGAATGCTTATCGTGAAACAAAAACACCAAAAGGCATGATGACTGAATTGTCTACAAAAGGTGTGCATGTTAAGGCAATCGTTGAACACTACAAAAAAGTGCGAAGTGAAATTTCTGATGCAATTGCTGGTACCGATGACCAATTGGTCGAAGGCTACTCGCATATGAAGAAAACCGAACTGAAAAGGTTCGAATCGTTTCTTTCTAAAATTATTGATGATGCATTGACTCTGCAAGGCGAAGCCAAACAGAATCGCAAGCCTCGCAAGCGCAAGGTCAAGACTGCCGATGAACTGATTGGTAAGATGAAGTATTGCGTTGAAGACACTGAACTCGGTCTAAAATCAATCGACCCTAAATCGGTGATTGGTGCATCGACTCTGTGGGTTTACAATATCAAGACTCGTAAACTTGGTTGCTATATCGCTGAAGACATTTCAGGTCTTTCATTGAAAGGCACCACGATACAGAATTTTGTTGATACCAAATCGGTACAGAAGAAATTGCGTAAACCAGAAGTGACTTTGCCTGAAGTTATCAAAGGTGGCAAAGTTTTTCTCCGTAATGTTATTGCAAACATTCGTGCAGTTGAATCGCCCTTGACAGGTCGACTAAATGATGATACAATCCTTTTGAAAATTATTAAGTGAGGTTCTATGTTTAATATTAAAGTTAAATCGCCTGCTGTTATGGCATTGATTGCACTAGCGGCTATCGTATTCATTTTTATATCACCGTTTTTTGTTCTGTGGTCTTTGAATATACTTTTTCCTGCTCTGGCTATTCCATACACTTTTGATACATGGTGTGCCATTGTTCTGATTGGTGTATTCCTGCGTGGTGAAAGCATCAAATTCAATAAAAATGACTGATGCATGTTTGCCCCACTAAAATCTTAAAGAGAGTATAATAGGTTTCATTATGATTATTTTTGACTATAACCAAGTAGCGATATCCAATCTAATGGAACAGATTGGATCCTCGCCCAAAGCAACAATCGATGAAAGTTTAGTGAGGCATATGATTCTCAATACAATGAGAACATACATTAAACGATTCAAGGCCAGTCATGGTCCTGAAGTAGTTATCGCCTGTGACAATCGCCATTACTGGCGCCGTGATGTTTTTGTTAACTACAAATCCAATCGCAAGAAGGCTCGTGAAAATTCTGGATTTGATTGGAACACTATTTTCGAGTGCCTGAAAAAAGTCAAAGATGAACTCGCTGAAAATTCGCCTTACAAGGTGATTGATGTGCAAGGTGCAGAGGCTGATGATGTTATTGGCGCATTGGTGATGAAGTATGCCGCTACAGAAAAAGTGATGATTCTTTCTTCAGATAAAGACTTTGCACAATTGCAAAAGTTTCCTAATGTCGAACAGTACTCACCGATTCTGAAGAAGTATATCAAAGAACCTTTTCCTGCTGTACAATTAAAACAACTAATCATTCGTGGTGACAAAGGTGATGGCATTCCCAATATCTTATCGCCTGATGGTGTGTTTGTTGAAGGTGGTCGCCAACGACCTATCACGGAAGCAAAAATTATCAATTGGCTGAATACGCCACCTGAAGAATTTTGCAATGATGAAATGTTACGCAACTATCGCCGTAACGAAATGCTTATTGACCTGACTAAGATTCCAAAAGAAATGCTGGAAACTATTGTGACTAAGTATGAGGACACTAAACCCAAGACTAGACAGCAATTTATGAATTACATGATTGCCAATCGTCTTAAAAATTTGATTGAGGTTATCGATGAGTTTTAAACGACTATACCATGAAATTTTCGAAGAGTTTGATAATGCAAAAACTCGTGAAGAAAGAATTACCGTGTTGCGTAAGCATGGTGATGAAAGATTTCGTGAATTCTTAAATTACGCATTCAATCCCGACATTAAATTTGATGTTGAGACTGTACCACAATACAGACCGGCGCCTGAGCCTGAAGGTTTGACATTTTCCACAATCGACAATGAGATGAAAAGACTCTATGTGTTTGTGCCAAATCACCCAAAGTACAAAGGCAAACTTGAACCAAAGAAACAAGCACAAATTGCAGTAACCATGTTACAATCGGTTCATGCAAAAGAAGCCTTGTTGCTAGTTGGTATGTTCAAGAAAAATTTGAATGTGAAATTTCTCACACCAAAAATTATCAAAGAGTCATTTCCAGATATCCCATTGACTGTTGATTAACTATAAAGGAAAGAATCGTGAGTGATGGTGGTAAAGGAAGCAGACCAAGACCATTTAGCGTTGCACAACATGAGTACGACAATAGATGGGATGCAATTTTTTGTCGTGAATTTAAAGATGAATTGAAATTAGAAATGCCTGGTACTATTGGTGGTGCCAAATTGACCTTTAAGGATGAAAATGAAAGTAGCCGTAGTAACACCCACAATAGCATCTGACTTATTGGAACAGTGTGTCTCATCGGTAGACAATCAAACATATAAAGACCTGACTCACTACATCTTCATCGATGGTTGTCAGTATGAACCAAAGGCAAGAGAAATTCTTGTGGGTTCATCTAAGACAAGAATGGTTGAACTTGAAGAGAATGTCGGTAAAGGATGGTACGGTCATCGTGTGTATGCCGCATGTTCTTTTTTAGTGAATGCAGATATCATATGTTATCTTGATGAAGATAATTGGTATGAACCAAACCATGTTGAGAAACTTGTAAAAGCAATTGAGACTGGCGCCCAATGGGCATATTCATTAAGGAAGATTTATGATAAACACGGTAATTACATATGTGATGACAACTGTGAATCGTTGGGTAAATGGCCCATCTATTTCAATAATGATGCTTATCATATCGACACATCATCTTTTGCCGTTAGGCGTGATGTTGCTGTTAACATAGGTCATGCGTGGTATGGCCAATGGGGTGCTGATAGACAATTCTTCAGCAATCTGAAAAAATTCTTTCCTAACTTTGAATGCACAGGAGAGCATAGCCTTTGCTATCGATTAGATGGTAATGCAAATTCTGTTACTAAAGATTTCTTTGAAGACGGTAACAAATACACAAAAGAAAAATATCAAGGGAACTATCCATGGCATCAGAAATGAAGACTGCACTGATTACTGGCGGTTACGGCTATATCGGTTCGCATGTAACCAAAGCATTGAAAAAAGCTGGTTGGCGAACTATCGTTGTTGATTCAAAATCAAAATCACAAACACATGAATATACTGATATGTTTTATCCGTGTGATATTCGTGCGCCTGAACTAAGTTTTCTTTTTGGTAAAGTTAAAATCGATACAGTGTTTCATTTAGCAGGTTTGATTGAAGTTGGCACAAGTGAGGTATATCCAAGTGAATATTATGATGTGAATGTTGCTGGCACAATCAATCTGCTAAATGAGATGGCAATTCATCATGTAAAAAATATTGTGTTCTCATCAAGTGCTGGTGTCTATGGTAGCGGCAATCAAAAGTTTCTTGAAACTGATGAATGTCATCCAACAAGTGTTTATGGTCGCAACAAATTAATGTGTGAGCAAATACTCACTGACATGCAGAAAGAGAATATCAATTCAATTTGCTTGAGATATTTCAATGTCGGTGGTGCAGACCCTGATGGTGAGATGGGTGAGAATCACGAACCAGAAACGCATTTGATTCCTAGAATTCTTCAGAATCTAAATAACTTTACACTCTATGGTGATGACTATGAAACTCCGGACGGAACTTGCATCAGAGACTTTATTCATGTTTCAGATGTTGCCGATGCACATGTGGCAAGTGCTGAGTATCTTTTGAAAAACCAGAAGAGTGATATTTTTAACATTGGTTCGGGCACAGGATGTTCGAACAAACAAATTGTAGATACTATTGAAAAAGTGACAGGTCAGAAAGTTAACATCACCTACGGTCCACGCCGTGCGGGCGACCCTGCCATGCTTGTATCCAACATAAGCAAGGCGCAGGAACTTCTCAACTTTACTTCAAAATTTAATTTAGAAAACATTATTTCAACTGCATATGATTGGCACCTTAAACATGGCGACAACTAAAAAGAAAGATAACGAAGTTATCAGCCCAAGTGAACTTATTGGGCACAGTCTACTTGAAAACCACATCTTTTTTCTCAGCGGTGAGATTGATGAATTTAACATTCGTGAAGCTATCGAATGGATTACCTATGAGAACTTCAAAGAAGAAGAAGGTAAGATTTTGACACTGTATGTTAATTCAGGCGGCGGTGACTTGTATCAAGCATTTGCTTTGATTGATGTTATGAAACAATCAAAGTACCCAATTAGAACAATCGGCATTGGTTCAATTTTCTCTGCGGCATTCCTCATCTTCTCAGCAGGAACTCGTGGTGAAAGAATCATCTCAAAAAATACAGGAATTATGTGTCATCAATTTTCCGAAGAGGCAGAAGGAAAGTACCATGACATAAAGGCTCACATGAAAGAAGCCGACCTATGTAATCAGCGCATGGTCGACATTCTATGTGATGCAACTGGTCTTGATGTAAAAACAGTCAAGAATAAATTGTTACCGCCGACTGACTCGTGGCTCAAAGCCGAACAACTAATCAGTCTTGGAGTGGCGGATAGCATTCTTTAAGGAGGCGCAAAACTTCAATGATTTCAAATCAGCAGGTTGTTAGGAAACCAAAGAACAAGAATCGAAAAAATGATTCTGATAGTCAACAATTCAAACCTAACACAAATCATAAAAAGCAACAAGATAAAGCCACATACAGACTTTATAAACAGGAAAAAACATATGACCTTTCTTTCTAAAATCAAACAAGAAATTAGAGAACTTGAAGAATTGTTAGAGACTCAGCAAAAAAATAATGCTGAAATCAAACATAGATTGCAACAATTAAGATTGCAAGAATTTGAAGAAGATATGCGTGAAGACACTTCGGCAAATTCATCTTCAAAACCTCAAGTCCTGCACGGCTAGAACCTCTTTTAGGCGGCTTTTAGCTGTCCACTGAGACTCTGACCCTAGCCAAGCGGAAAAACGGCCCAAAACCGCATTTCCACTGTTGTATGTTGTTGTTTTTAAACAACTTTTTTTAGGAAAAGCACTTGACAAACGGTTCCAGATGTGTCATAATGTATCTGTAATCTGAATAAAGAAGGAGTTTTCCATGATACGATTTTTTCTCGGTCTTTTCATTGTTTTCGGTGCTGTTGGTGGTATCGACAATGCACCTGCTGACTCTAATTTGCTTGGCGAACTAGCTATGTGCATGGTTGGTCTTGCATTGATGTACTGGTCTGTTACAAAACCTAATGCATTCAATTGATTGTCGTGGACTGAAGTGTCCCATTCCCATCCTGAAGGTTCGCATGAAACTCAATAAAATGAATTCGGGCGAACAACTTTCTATTTTGGCAGATGACCAAGATTTTGAAAAAGACTTCTTGCGTTTTTGCTTTCAGGCTGATATAATTCTGAACACAAAAGAAGATTTTGTTGGTTATCAAAAATATGAGGTCACGGCAAAATGATGATTTATGTTGACAATCGGTCTAAGAAAAAAAAGACACCGAAAAAACAAGCTGAACAACACCAAGAGTGGTTGTCATCGCTTGAAAAAAAGTATGGTAAAGTGAAGACTAAAAAGTCTAAATCTTTCACACCATACATTCCACCAAAAACTTACATTCCACCTGAGCGTGATTTGTCTCGTTATCCGTCATTGAACACTGGATTCAATGGCGGCACTCTAAAATCAAAACCTGTGTACACTGGTGATGCCATGCTAGGTATTGGCACTTTGCACAAAAGTAATGCTGTGCCAATCTTTAGCAAAGATGATGCAAAAGACCAGGCAAACATGCGAAGATAGTGCTTGACATTTGCACCAAAGTGTGTTATAGTTGACTATGTTCAATTGATTGGAGTTTATTATGTCTTTCGAAGAAGTGAATGAATGTCTTAATGAAGTATCTGCCTCAGAAAAGGCTCAGGCAGTTGAAGATTATTGGAATGCTTTCGAACTTGAACAGTTTGAAATTTCAATGGCAGAGCATAACATGATGATGTATGCCAGCCAATCGTATGATGAAGATGCTATCGAATATGGTATCTTTAAGTAATTGCTCTAATGGGCAATATTGTGGCGAGACTGTTGACAAAGCGGTTTCGTTGTGTTATGATGTGTGTATTATTAACTATGTGAGGTGTCTAAATGGCTCGTGGTAAACAAACTGATCCCAAAGTCTGGGAGAAATTGCTCGTTACAATGATTAGTGGCAAAGAAATTTCTAAAGAAGAAGTTGCCGCAACTTTGAGTAATGAACTTGAAGTGTATCGTCTTTCAACTTATATTTGGTGTATCAAAGCCCTTGGCGGCGGTGTCATCAAAGCATTTAAAGATGGTCGCAAGGTAACTGCATACCAACTTATGAATGTCGATGAAATGACAAAGTATCTTGCCAAGCGTGGTATTAGCACAACTGTTGCTAAAGCCAAAACTAAATCTGTGAAGAAACTTGCAGACCTTGGTGCTCAAGAAACCGCTACCGAAACTGTTGAGACAGTTACTGAAACTGCTACGGCAGAACAGACCTCTTAATTTTTTTCACAAGGTCTAGAGGTCTACTAACCGTAGACCTATTTTTTTATTTTTGGAGATTTATATGAAATATATCTTTAAACAAATTGACAACATCTCTGGTCGCAGTGCCGAAACAACTGTTGAATTCAGTGCAGATTATCTTCCAGATATTTTAGAACAATTTGAAATGTTTTTGCGTGGGTCTGGTTTTCATTTTTCAGGCACTTTAGATTTTGTGTCTGATGAAGAATACTATGGTGAGATACCTGACTTTGATCCTCCAACAGAGGAATATCAAGAATATAAAAGTCCTAATGAACTCTGCGGCAGATGTGGCTTGACAAGAGGTGAACTTGGTGATAGTATGTGTTATGATGAACACTGTCCATTGAAGGAATGAAATTATGAAAGTAGTAATCAATAGATGTCATGGCGGCTTTGGTCTTTCCGAAGAGGCTTTAGAGAAATTGCTTGACCGCAAGGGTGTGAAGTGGGAAAAGAAAACATCTGATTCTCAAGTTTTTGGCTCCACATATTTCCAAGAAGGACATGTTGGTGATGAAAGTTTCTATATCAGCGCATATGACCTTTACGAAAATCGTGCCGATGAAGATTTGGTTGCTGTAGTTGAAGAGATGGGTGAAGCCGCAAATAATTGGGCATCCGAACTTGCTGTCGTTGAAATTCCTGATAATGTTAAATGGCATATCAGTGAATACGATGGTTGGGAACATGTAGCAGAAGACCACCGCAGATGGGATTAAACCGTGAATATTTTTTACCTCGACCATGATGTGACTAAGTGTGCAGAAATGCATAACGATAAGCATGTGGTCAAAATGATTTTAGAATATGCTCAATTACTTTCTACTGCTCATCGTGTGCTTGATGGTACTATCGTTGTCGGCCATTCTGACACTGGTCGAAAGCAAAGCCGATATGTTCTTTATGATAATCGTGATAAGTTGCTTTATGCTTCCACTCATATCAATCATCCTTCAGCAGTTTGGGTAAGGCAAAGCGATAAAAATTATTCTTGGTTATTCGAAATGTTCGAATCTCTTCTTGAAGAATACACATATCGCTATGGTAAAAAACATGCTTGCGAAAAACTTGTTTGGGCATTAGAGGTTCGACCAAATAATATTCCAAGAGGAAACTTTACTGAGCCAACACCTGCAATGCCTGATGAAGTGAAGATTGTTGGTGATTCTATTGCATCCTATCGCAACTACTATATAAACAACAAATCGCATCTTGCGAAGTGGAAGAAGAGACCAGTTCCTCTTTGGTATCCGGAGACAAATTTTGCCAACATATAATTTTTTGAATAGTGAGACAGGTGAAGAGTTTGAATCGTTTATGAAAATTTCAGAGCGTGAAGAATATCTAAAAAATAATCCACACATTCATCCTGTAATGACAGCGCCAGCAATTGTTTCTGGTGTTTCTACTTCAACACAAAATCGGGTACCTGATGGTTTCAAAGATGTGTTATCTAAGGTTGCAGAGGCGCATCCAGCAAGTCCTCATGGTCACCGTTATGGTAAGAAATCTATTAAACAAGCAAGGACTCAAGAGATTGTTAAAAAGCATGTTGATAAAATTACAAAGAGAGTTGGCGCTACATGATTTTTAACCATGTGAAACTTCCAGAACTAGATTTTGAATTAAATGCTGTAACAACTGAATCTGGAAGAAAATACACAACACCGAATGGTGAGAAGTATTCTTCTATCACCACTGTTCTATCTGCTTACAATAAAAAAGCAATCATGGAATGGCGTAAGAGAGTAGGCGAGGAGCAGGCGAATAAGATATCAAGCCAAGCATCTCGCCGTGGTACTTCAGTGCATGATGTTTGTGAAAAGTTTTTACTCAATGAATTGAGTGATATGAAAATACAAATGATGATGCCGAATGTGAAGGAGATGTTTCTTCAACTGAAACCTGAATTGATGAAGAACATTGGCAACATCTATTGTTTAGAGCAAGCATTGTATTCTCATAAATTGAAAGTTGCTGGTCGTGTAGATTGTATTGCTGAATGGAAAGGAAAACTTTCTGTCATCGATTTTAAAACATCAAGCAGGTTGAAAGACAAAGACCATATCAAAAATTATTTTATGCAATGTAGTGCTTATGCAATTATGTTCGAAGAGATTACTGGTTTACCAATCGAACAAATCGTGGTAGCTATTGCAGTGAATGATGAAACATTGCCTCAGATATTCGAGGAAACAAAACATAAATACATTGATGACCTTCTTTACTATGTGAAGAAACATCAAGATATTGCTGTATGAAGTAAAGAGAAAAGTGTTCTGGACGGGGGTGCGAATCCCCCCTCCTCCACCAAAAAGAACTTAGAGGGTGAAATAATTAATCACCACTGCATCGTAATTCAGTAGGTTCTTTTTGATGGGGGAGACTAGTTTCGACAGGGCAACAAGTAACAGAGTGGACAGCACGGTAGGCGATGACCGTTAATCAAGCAAAAAAAGTAAACGCAAACGACTCACAGTTCGCATTGGCTGCCTAAACACGGCCTAGGGTTTCGATAGCTTTCCTCGTAACAGAATAAGCTATCATTTTTTTTACAACAAGGAGTTTATTTTGATTAAGAAAATTGCAATTATCGCATCACTAATGGTCGCAGTAGCATCTGCACAAGCGGTTGAAGTTGGTGTTAATGGTGGAACAAATTTGAGTTCCAGAGAAAATGCTTGGGGTCTAACATTGGGTGATAAAGTTTTTGGACAAGACTTGACACTAGGCTTCAATCGTAGTACAACCGCAGACCTTTACAGTTTGACCGACACAATCCAAATCACAAAAATTGGACCAGTTGGAGTTGGTGTAAAGTTTGGTGGTGTGTATGTTGACAGTGCAACTGGTTCTGATGGCTATGCCGCCCTTGCTGGTGCTACTTTCAGTATGCCAATCGTGAAAAATGTTACTGGTCTAGTTGACTATACATACATTTCAGGACAAGATTCTGTTGCCGCACAAAACGGTAGCCGTATCACTGCTGGCATCAAATACAGTTTCTAACTGTATAAATAGATGATGGGTTCGGTGGGACCCATTCAAATAATCCACTACACACTTTACACAACACAAGGAGAAATCTATGTCAATGACACCTTTTGAAATCCGTCTCGAACTATTAAAAATGGCAAGAGACATGTTATCAGATGATTATTTTGGTAAGCGTGAACAAATCAGTAATGATTGGTCCACAAAATGCGATACCTCAAAAAGCAAAGGCGAAGACCCACCAGCCCATCCTGGTTTTCCGCCATATCCCTCAGAAGTAGATATCATAGCCAAAGCACAAGTGCTTAATGGTTTTGTGTCTAACATTCCTGCGGAACAACCAAAAGTATCTAAGAAATCTTCTTAAAGAGAAGGTTATGGGAGACCGCAATGGTCTCCCTTTTTTTCTATGAAAGGAAAAACCAATGTTAAAACACTCAATCTTTTTGAGTACTATTATTTCGTTAGGTATACTTTTATCAGTTTTTATTTTTACTGATTCACAAACATCTATACCTTTCACAGCAAACTATTTTAGTTTGAACGCTAAAGCAAAAGAGCAAGTTAATTGCCTAGCAGAAAACATTTATTTTGAATCGGCATATGAACCAAGAGAAGGTCAACTTGCTGTAGCATTTGTTACAATCAACAGAATGAATTCAGGACATTTTGAAGACAACATCTGTGGTGTTGTTAAACAGAAAGTGGGAAAGACTTGTCAATTCTCATGGTGGTGTGAAGAGAAGAATAATTCTATTTCTACCTCTAAAGTATTGACAACTGGATACAATTCAAGATATAATGATATTCGAGACTTAGCAACATATGTCTATGCAAATTATGAAAAGATTGATGACCCTACTTCAGGAGCACTTTTTTATCATGCAGATTATGTAAACCCTAAGTGGAAGAATATGGTCAAGACCACACAGATTGGTAGACATATCTTTTACTTTAAAACACTAAAGGAAAACCAATATGCCTATCGATAAAATTTCATTACAAATTTCAGCCACTTTGATTTTGCTTGCCTTGATTGGTGGTATGACTTTTTTCTACACCAATGATAGAAAATTAATGGCGGCGAATGTTGACAGTGCAATATCAAAAGGTATTGACCCATTATCGGTTCGTTGCTCATATGCATCTAGCACAGACATTATCTGTATTGCATTTGCATCTTCAATGCAATCACATAACACTCCATCAATCATTGGAACAACTCAGGCGAAAAAATAATTATGCCTACTCGTGATGAAATGATGAAGTTTGCAAAAGCAATTGAAGAGATGATGCGGAGACATAGGTGTAATCACATTGATGCAATAGTTGAATATTGTAGAGAGACTGGACTTGAAATTGAAGTTGCCGCATCTTTGGTAAACTCTAATCTCAAATCTAAAATTGAAAGTGATGCCCAAGAAATGAGGATGATGCCTACGGTGTCGAAGTTACCAATTTAGGATTATAATTATTATGACTGGTTATGAAGCCTTTGCTTTATACAATTCTTTGAAGATACATTTTACACAGAAGAGTTATGACTATTTCAAATACAATGGAAAGTCAAACATTTCTGTACAGACATTTGAATTGAGAAAAGACAAATACTATTTCTACAAACTTTCTCGGAAGTATAGTAGAGAAGAGTTTGTTAAATTTCTCGTTTCAAATTTCATCATCGACAATAAGATATGGGTTGGCAAACTCTTAGAAGAAGATGCCGAATCGATATACAAATTGTTTTTGATGAGCCATCAATCACTCAGTTATATCTTTGATAATGACTGCCGTGAATTGTTTATTGATTATTCTAATCCCAATGACATTTTGAAAGTAGAAGATGGAGAATATCCTGTTCTATTGACAAGAACATTACGGAAAGAAACTCAATTTGAAACATTGTGCATATTGAATGATATGCTAGGCTTCTTTCCAATGTGGAGTCGAAAAATCGATGACACAATTAGATGGCCTGAGGTATGCTTGACTGCAATTAAGTATACCCCATTCATTGATTATGATAAGGCAAAGTTTCAGGAGATTTTAAAAAGCCACTTGCAATCTGTCTATATATGAGATATAATGCATACTGTGGATAATTCGTTCATACAAACATACTCCGTTATACAAAAGGAAAATACATATGAGTTCATTTGCAAACCTCAAACGCAATAGCAGTCAATTCGACAAATTGACAAAGGCTGTTGAATCAGTTAATAACCAGTCCGTAGAGGCTGGCTCCAAAGAAGACACCCGTTTTTGGCAACCCGAAGTAGATAAAGCAGGTAATGGCATGGCTGTTATTCGTTTTCTACCCGCACCTTCTATTGATGGTGAAGATGGTCTGCCATGGGTTCGTGTATTCAATCATGGCTTTCAAGGTCCTGGTGGTTGGTATATCGAAAACTCTTTGACTACTCTTAACCAAAAAGATCCAGTCTCTGAGTATAACTCTACTCTTTGGAACTCTGGCATCGAAGCCAACAAAGAAATTGCTCGTAAGCAAAAACGCAAGTTGACTTACATCGCTAATATCTTGGTGATTTCCGATCCAACAAATCCTTCTAACGAAGGTCAAATCAAACTGTACAAGTTTGGTAAGAAAATCTTTGATAAAATCTCAGAGGCAATGAATCCAGAATTCGCTGATGAGACACCTGTCAATCCATTTGACATGTGGGAAGGTGCTAACTTCAAATTGAAGATTCGTAATGTCGAGGGCTATCGTAATTATGATAAATCAGAATTTGCGGACAAGTCTGCTCTTTTTGATGGTGATGATTCTAAACTAGAAGAATTGTGGAAGCAAGAATATTCTCTCAAAGAATTCCTTGAGCCTAAACAATTTAAGTCTTATGAAGTTCTAAAGGCTCGTTTAGATAAGGTCCTCGGTTTTGATGGTGGTGCAGTTGCACCTAAAACTAAGGCAGAGTCTGCGGACATCTCTCGCAAATTGTCGGAAGATGATTTAGAGCGGATTGACCGCAAGTCTGTAGCAGATGATGATTTGGATTATTTCAAATCTTTGGCTGGACAAGAATAAACTAGTTTTATAAAAGTTTGACCCCGCCTAGGCGGGGTTTTTTGTTTTTAGAAATAGTGTACTCTATCTTGATTTCTTACGAATGTGTTCTCACTGTTTCTGACATTGATTGGAGCATTCGTTACATTAGTAGCATTTGTAACTTTTGGTGCAGACACAATTGAAGTGTTTGTATTGTTACCACCAGTCATTGCTTCTGTCTTAGCCATAGTATTTTCATTAGATTGAGTCATCATTTTTTCACCAGTTGTTGGTCGTGCTGGTGTCAATTCAGCAGATTCAAATGTTTTAGCATACTTCCCTTCAGGACCTTGAGTGAACCCTACATTTTGTGTATTAGTCTGCCATTCTTTGTAAGTAGCTTGGTCAGGGAATATCAGAGTACCTTGTGGTGTTGATATTTGGAATGACTCATTGAACTTTTCTTCTTTTGTAGAGCCAAGGTCTTCTATTATTTGTGCATACTTCCCTTGAGGGATTTCAGTAAAACTTACATTTTGTGGTTTTTGTTTCCACATCTCAAAAGTAGCTTGGTCTGGGAATATCAATGTTCCTTGTGGAGTTGATATTTGGAAGTCTGTTCTTTCTCCCTTTTCTTGCGTAGGCGCAAGAGCACCTTTGTCCATATCTACAGCACTATTGACCATACCTTTTATAGCCAATTTACCAGTTTCAAAAGCATCAGCTGGTAAAGGTTCTACTGGCGCAGGTTCTACTGGCGCCGCATAATCATTGTTATCTTCTTCTGGAGTTGCTGAATATGCAAATGGTGTTGGTGCCGCTTGTGATGATGATTCTTGTGGTGGTGTTGATTGTGCTTCTACTGGTGGAGGTGATGGCGAAGTTGCTGGTGCCGCTTCTGCCGCAGGTGCATCACCAAACAGTGCCGCACCTGAAGCCGTAAGTTCTTTACGAAATTTCAATAAAGAATCTTTGTATGCTTTCACACCAGTTGTATCATAATCATCTTGATTTGGTTTATCACGACCATAAGATTTTGCTCGTTTCAATGCATACTCTTCTGAAAGAGTTCTTTGATATATGTTATATTTTTTAGCATTCTCAGGGTCTTCTTGCCCAAATTTAAATGAACTATAAAACATAGTTGGATAATTATCTGTATTCCACTCAGCATCAAGGTCTTCTCCTGTTCCAGATGATTCTTCTGGTAAAGGTTCAACAGCATCTCCACCACCGTCCATTAAATTTGATACTTGTGATGGTGCTGATTTTGGTTTAAATCCTCCATCAGTTTTTGTTTTTCTACGATTTTTTAATCCTGTCTCAAAATCCTCCGAACCTGGTTTCAGCGACTCTTCGGCGGCAGCGAGAACATCAGGATCATTAGCGTTTTCACCTGCGGCGTTGATTCTGTCCGTAATCATATTGCGTTTCATACTAGATTCAGTATCTTCAGCCGATTTACGCTGAGCCTGTTGCTTTGTATCACCTTTCAATTCAGGCGCTTCTGGAACTTTTGTTTCTTCAGGTGCATTGCCTTTTTTATCACCCTCTTTTTTATCACCCTCTTTTTTATCACCGCCTTTTTTCTCTTCTTCTCCAACCTTACCAGCAAATTCTGCTTTCACTGCGGCTTCAGTTTCTGATTGAATCAATCCAATTCTCTCACCAAACTGTGGGTCTGATTCTGGTTTAACTCCATAAACATCTTGATAGATATCTTTTGCAACAAGTGCTATTGTTGCAGGGATTGCTGTAGCAAAAGAACCAATACCTGAGACTGCTTCTAATCCAGCACCAACAACATCACCATCCATCAAACGACTAAGAGCAAAACCAACACCAATAGCGGCACCCAAAAATGGTACTGATTTTCCAAGTGCAGAACCAACTGCTTTAGGAACTCTTTTTGCAATCGCTTTTTTAATCAGTGCGGCAATACCTTCTTTACCTGCTGTCTCAGCACCAGCGGCAGCGGCTCGTTTTGCACCCACTTCACCAAACGCTGTTAAAAATCCTGGTTTTGGTGCGGCGGCTTTAAGACCTACAGATTCCAATGCTTTACCGCCAAGTGATTTTGCACCTTCTAGTGCTTTACCACCCATAGTCTTAACACCCTCTATAATACCTGGTGCTTTTTCTGCTACTTTAGCGCCGATGTTTTTACCAACATCAAGTGCTTTACTACCAAATGCTTTAGCGCCTTCAACTAGTTGTGGTGCTTTTTCTGCCGCATATGATAATGCTGAACGACCAACTGATTTACCGACCTCTAAGGCTTTACCACCATACTCAAGTGCTTTTGCTCCTGCGGCTTTTACATATGGTGTTGCGGCAGTCACTGCTTTACCACCATACTCAAGTGCTTTTGCACCAATTGCTCTTGCGGCTGGAAGTGCTGCGGCACCAACCGCCGCAAGACCTCGCAATAAAGGACCACCGAGCAGTTTTCCTAATGCACGAAGAGGTGATAATGCAAATCCTAAAATTGCGGCAAAGGCTTTGAAAGGACCACTTACTATCATACGCAATGCACTAGCAAATCCTAACAATGATGATAAGAATCCTTTTTCTTCTTTAGTCTCTTTTTTATCTTTTCCATCTTCACCCACTGGTGTAGGTTTTTTCTTTGCAAACTCGGCCTCATATTTTGCTTCATTGGCGGCATCAAGTTGTTTCTCTTCTAGATTTAATTGTTTTCCATCTAGTTCAATTTGGTCTTTAAAAAGGCCTTCTTGATTTTTTGAAGAATCTTTTAATCCTCTAATGTCTTCAGAAATTTTTATAACATACTTCAACATTTCTGATAACATGGTATTGCTCTTTTCACCACCCTCACCACTTGGCATTTGTGATGGGGTACCATCATCTGGTCTATCTTCAGCTGGATCCAATCTTGCAAATTTACGAACATCATCTTCATCTCGACCCATACTTTTTCCAATGGCGGCAGTCATAACACTACCAAAACCACCGCCACCAAACATACTGTGAATTATGTTTAGTGGGTCGAATTTATCTTTAAGTTGTTCAGTTTTATTTTGGAGAGATTCTGTAGCTTTTTGTTTGGTTGCTGAACCCAATGCACCTATGACAGAAGACTTTTCTCCAGAAAGAATCATTTCGGCAGCCATAGCGCCAATACCCTTGCTCTTCTTTTCTGGTTTCAGAATATCGGATAACGCCTTTTTCTGGGCGAGAAGTATTTTTCTATCTTCTTCGGATAGTTCTACTTTAATTGCTTTTTCTGCCATTATCTTCTTCTTTGTGCATTGAGTTGTTTAATTTTTTCATTCTCTTCCTGAATGTGCTGGCTCAGTAAACTGACATATATTACTCTCTCCCAAGGTAACATACTTTCCAACTCAGTCAGACTATATTTGTGGTGTTGCATCATAGCAAAGTTTACCATAAAATAGTTTTGAAGAGTATCATAACCAAACGCTAAACGAAAAAACTTTCTAAACCTTTGACGATAATATCGTCTTCATGGTTACATTTTGGACAATTGAAATGAACATGTTCTTCTATCTTTGGCATAGTATCAAAAAATTGTTCAAGTTTCACAAGATGCTCTGTGGACAAAGAATCAATAAATTCTCTCATCTCTTGCTTGCTCGTATCTTTTGCATAATATACTTCTTCATCATCATAGACCGCTTCAATAGAATCTAAAACAATATCGAAAGCAGTCTCATCATTAGTTTCTAATTTGGTTGCTTTTGAGAATGTTGTGAATTTCGGATATGTCATCAACACACCAATCTTATCAGTCAATTGAATTTTGTTTGTGTGACCTTCAGTAAATTTTGGTCTGATAGTCAACAAGTCAACTTGATACTCAGAAACAAAATTACACTTAGCATCATCTACAATATTGTTGCATCGATATCTCAAATCTACCTTTTCTCCAATGGACCTCGCACGAAGATTTAAAAACAGATATTCAATATCGAACAATGATAAATCATCGACATCGATATCATCAACAACGCAGTTACTGATGATTTGTTTTACTGCTTCAATCATCACACTCGATTCTTTGGATTGCATTGCAATCAATAATATTTTCTCTTCTTTTACAAGAAAAGGTCTATATCTGATTGACTTGGCTGTTGAAGGCAAAGTCATCTCAAATATAGGCACATCAATTTTTGGTAAAGCCATAGTTTAAAGTCTCCTCATTTCAGTTTATAATTAAGCATTATCTTCAATATTTCGATTAAGTTGAAATCCTTGCAAATTGAATGCTAAGATTGGTGGTTTTCCTGCCGCACCACTTCCTGCTATAGGTGCTGAAGTAACTGGTGCTGGTGGTATTCTGTTTTGCAAACCTGGCACTTTTTCTTGAACTATTACATGTCTTCGATATGCAAAAGACACTTGTAATTTATGAAAACCATCATCCGACCATGAACCAGTCAATTGATTAATATTTACTGGGAATGCTTCAATAATGCCATATGTTAAAGTCTTCTTATATTTGGTACCTACTAATTTATCTTTATATCTTGTAATATTCATATCACCAACTATATCATATTGAGTGATGGTCATAGGCACAGTGTAACTATCATAGTATTCAACATCGTTACTTCCAAGAGTTGGATGAATATATTCCATCCATCGCTCAAAAGCATATCTGAAATCCATATCTTTAGTTTCTAAAAAAGTTAAATTCAAATCAGTGAAAAGAGATTGATAGGCAGTTTTATAAATTGGTCCATAAACTTTGTTGTCTATGGTAACTAATTGTCTTCCTGGCAAATCAGCAGATTCGCATCGAATTGCAATATCTCTATTTGATATTAATCCGCCGCCACCTTGTCCAGCACCAGATGCAAGTGCCCCCGGCAATTGAAATCTAACATCAAAGTGACTGGCCTTTGAATAACTTTTTGAATTTATATCTGCTAAGAATTCTGATAACATTAAAATTTTGTCCTTGAGTCTTTGAATACTTTACTCTTGCTTGCACCAACAAAGTATTCGAATGGTAATAGAGCGGCAATGTCCCATTTGTCTGCTGTAATTTCTAAAAATCTACTTTCAACATGATTAAACAAATATCTCTTAATACACGGTGTAGCCTCAAAGGCTTTTGTTGCACTTGCCAATGTGGCATATGTCAATCGTAATCTAGTTGTTTCATCGTATTTTGAATTTGTCGCAAAGTCACTCAATTTGTCAAGTAAAATGATTCGTTGTTTTGGGTGAATGTAATGAAGATTCAATCCCAAGAATCCATCGGCATATCTTTCGACTGGCAAAACAAGAGGAAATCTATCGTAGTATGGTAGTGTAGCTTTATGTTTAGGGTCGTAAAAATAAAAGTACATTCTACCAATCATTGTTCTATTACGCAACTTTTCACGGTCTCGCATCATTGCTGAACGACTAGGATTTAGATTAGCGACCTCTTGGCGTAACCATGCCCGAGCGGCATCAGTTCTTGGCTTGATACCCTCTTTTGCTAGTTGTTGATTGATTCTGTCAATTAGATATGCCATAAGACTATTTATACTCACATTGTAACCACATTGATAACATCATTGCCTGGTCTGACTGATACCCATCTTATAAGTAACTGTGTCCGGTTTGAAGTTAATTAGATTCCTAAGTCCTTCTCTGTTACCACTCTGAATACCCATCCATGGTCTTTACAGAACTCTTCAGCATATTTCCACTTAGCTTGATTAACAGCGTATGTTGCCGCTTCATTAATGTATTGCTTAGTGACTCTTTTAGGTTGTCTTAACTTAGTTTGTGCTTCAGGTTTAACTTCAAGCATGAAGATTGTAGAAGAGTTATCTTTCCTTCTTACCTTAACAACAAAGTCAGGAAAGTATCTATGCACACGACCATCAACAGGTGAGATGTACTTGACATTCATTTCCTCACTTGCCCACCAGACAACACCATCATTCTCATCCAAATACTTCATCACTCGAACTTCCCATGAAGAACGATATATGATTTTGTTTGGATCACCTTTATACTTTAAAGGATGTTTTGGGTAGAATCTGCCTCTGTATGCCATATAAATAGTTTATCACTCATCTTTTATATATCTACTAATAGAACAAGAAAATGGCAATTGAACCAACTACAGCCTCAGGTCCAGCATCTCCGATTGAGGAGCAACCTTTTGCTTTTGAAAGTAAAACTTACCCTGCTGATTTGGGCGGTGGTGGTAACTCTCATTTCTTTAGCATCGGCATAAACATTCAAGGTAAGTCGAGATTCACTGCTGGTGCAGGAACTGCATATACTGGAAGTCGTGGTCAGGCGGGTGATAACAAAGTTGCGGCAGCGGCAGCCGGTCGAGATGTTACGACAGTAGTTGAAATTGGAGGAAGTAAAGGTGGTGGTGATGGTGAGAAAGTTGAAGGTGCGGCTCCCGCTTTAAGTTTAGGACAGAAGACAAATAGAATTACTCAGTCAATCAGATTGCATATGCCAGACACACTAACATGGGATTTTTCACAAGATTGGAAAGAAGTAAGTTTGACTGACGAACTTGGTGTTGCTCTTCAAGCGGCTCAAGGTATCACAGGCGCATTCTCAAAAACTGATAATGTACAGAATGGACAAAAAGGTGGAGTATTAACAAGTCTACTTCCAGCGGCCGCTGAAGCCGCTGGCGAAGCGATGGGTGGTGGTGCCAAAACACAAATTGCTATGGGTCTTACTGGTTATGCAGTAAATCCTCAAATTGAAGTTTTGTATGTTTCACCTAAACTAAGAGCATTTCAATTCGACTTTACATTTGCACCAAAATCATCTAAAGAAGCAAAAAATGTTATCGACATTATTGGTGCATTAAAATTTCACTCAGCACCAGAAATCTTAGGTGGATATAGTGGTCGTTACTTTGTACCACCAGCTACTTTTGATATTGGATTTTCAAATAAAAATTTAGGAAGAATATCAAGTTGTGTTTTAGACAGATTGAATGTCGATTATGCACCTAATGGTTATATAACATTCAAAGATGGTATGCCAGTATACATTCGTTTGCAACTGTCATTCAAAGAGTTGGAATTCATCACCAAAGAAAAAGTCAAAGAGGGATACTAATGGCAATTGCTTATTTCGAAAAATTTCCTCTAATTGGTTACAATTTAAACGCAGACCAAAAAGAGAAAACTGTAGATGTTGTCAGCAATATCTTTACCAGAGTTACACTATACTATGATAATCAGAGAATTGATTTTCGTGATTTTCTGCGTAGAAACACTCACATCTTTTATAAGTATCAAATTAAAGATGGTGACAGACCAGAAATAATTGCACACAAACTTTATGGCTCTGCCGATTTGTATTGGTTTATAACTTTGTTCAATAATATTCTAGACCCAGTTTTAGATTGGCCTAAAGACTATATTAGTTTCCAAAGATTCATTAAATCAAAATATGGTAGCATTGAATTATCCAAAACAACAGTTCATCATTATGAAAAAATCATAACTACAAGTACCACATTTGGAGAGTCTTCACGAACAGTGTTACCAAGTGATGCTACTGAATATGCGACTCTTGTCAATATGGTTCCTGTTGAGGCAACTTTGCCTGGTGGACCCGTAGTAACACAAACCACAACAAGAAATGTTGTTTATTCTTATGAATATGAAGAAAATCTAAACGAAGAGAAACGAACAATTTATCTTTTAAAGAAAGACTACACTGGTCAGATTATTAGAGAATTAGAAGACTTATTGGAAAACACTTAATATGGCAACTGATGGAATGGTCAATTCATATGACTTTGAATTGAATGAATGTATTTTAATAGCAGGCAATGGTCGCAAAATTGATGTTAGAGGTATTCTGTTTGAGTTAAACATATTTGAAGATATCTACAACAATGTATTAACTGGCAATATTCTGTTGAGTGACAGTAATAATTTGATTAATAAATTACCTCTTGCCGGTTATGAATCCATTTCAATTGTATTTACAAAACCATCTCATAAAACAACATACAAGAAAAAATATCGAATTTATAAAATGAGTGACCGAGTGAAACAAAGCGACACTAATGAAAATTACATTCTTTATTTTTGCGGTGAAGAAATGTTCAAGACTGAGATGTTTTCGAAATCATACAGTGGTAGAAAAATAAGTGAAATGGTAAAAAATGTTGCCGAAAAAAGACTTGGTGCTGAAGTTAAGAATATTGAACCTACCGCAGGAATTTATGATATTGTAATTCCATTTATGACACCGTTCAAAGCAATCAATTGGTTGTCAAAGAGAGCGATATCTCCACTGAGTGCAGGCTCAACTTATTTGTTTTTTGAAACATTCGTGGGATTCAATTTTGTATCATTAGAAAATTTGGTGCAAAAAAAGGCTGTACGAAAATTACATGCCACAATCAAAAAAATTGCTGAGCCGGCTTTGGCGCCAAAAGCAAAACCATCTTTACCTGAAGAAGAATCTGATGGTGGAGAGAATTATAGATTTTCAAATTCATTCGATGTTTTAAATTTGGTATCAAATGGATATGCAGGTTCAACATTAGTGACAGTCAATCCTTTGACACAAGTAATTGCAGAAACAACTTTAGAGTCAAATGGATTTTTTAGTAGCACAAAACATTTGAATAAAATAAATCCACATAGTGACACATTCAGTGGTCCATCTACACCAACCAGAAGTGTTCAATCATTACAACTATCTACAAAAGATTGTGATAAGATAACATATGGTCCTGGTCCAAAACCCAATGACATTGAGAAATGGTATCTTCAAAGACCTATGTTTTTAGGTGGGTTAAATATGCAGAAGTTATCATTGACGATTCCAGGAAGTATGGAATTTACAGCAGGTGCTGTTGTTGAATTTATAGCACCTGAAGTTTCATTGAATAAGGCGCCAGTTATAAAAGACGAAGATGTTTTGAATTCTGGAAATTATTTGATTACTGCTGTGAGGCATATAATGAAGCGTGATAGTCATGTGTGTGTTATTGAATTGGTGAAAGACTCCTTGAAAAAGATACCTAAGTAATGAAAGATATTAAATTTTGGTTCGGTGTCGTTGAAGATATCGAAGACCCATTGCAACTATTTCGTTGCCGAGTTCGTGTAGCAGGATATCATTCCGCAGAAAAAACAGAAGTGCCAACAACAGACTTGCCGTGGGCACATCCAATACATTCATTAGATTTTGGTCCATACAATAGGGCAGAAGAAGGTGATATGGTTTTTGGTTTCTTTGCAGATGGTGAAGATGCACAATATCCAATGATGCTTGGTATTGTTCCTGGTATTCCTCAACAACCAGCAAACTCAAGTAAGGGTTTCAACGACCCAAGAACACCCGCAAAATTAGCAGACAGACCTAGACCACCTAGTGAAATTATTACAACTCAAGTAGCGAAAAAATAATGGCGACTCTTTTTCAACCATACACAATCATTGCTAATACAGCGCCGACCTCAAACACTACAGGATTTTTGAGAGACCATTGTGGCGAAATAGTTTATGATGGCTTTGGTAATCCATTGATTGCAAATATTACAATCACTGTCAACAATACTATTCAAAAAATCAATGAAAGTATTCCGAGAGTTCCTCCAACAAACTTAGACATTAATCTATCAGTTTTAACACCAACAAATATCGCCGCAATTATTAATGCTTGTGATGATGTTGGCTTAACTACTAAAGTGGCTAAATGTGCATTGATTGCTATTGTTGGTGTTACAGGTGATATTTTACCAATCATCACACTTGAAGAGCGTATCAAATATCAGAAGTTAGCTAAAGTCGATAGTATCAAAATTGATATTGTCGATAATCCAGATACACTAAAAACAAATCCAAATGTCAGTGCAACAGTGGCAGCCTTGATTCTGAAAAGTTCGGTGCCAAATTATGCATCGGCAATGAATAGTCCAACTTTTGTTCCTCTTGCGGCCGCCAAAGTAAAAGAAACAAATTCTTTTTATGGCACTGTTGGTGGTGTTTCAGGAGCATCAAGTCTTGCATTAATAGATGACCTTTTCAATTACTTCTTTAAAAAGAATCCTCTTCCAGAAGATGATCCTGAAGCCAATACGGCAAATATAGCAGATACAATATTCGACCCAACAGAAACAATTGTTGAAAAAAAAGAAGCAGATGCGGCCGAACCAAATCCAAGTCCAAAAAGATTAAATGAACCAACCAATTCACGATTGGCTCGTAACTATAAACCCGCAGAAACTATTGTTGGTCCTAAAAAAGAAACTAAAGTTCAAAGTGTTCCTATTGCGTGTGGTGGTTCATTTTCAGAACCAGAGACAAAATACAATGCAAAATTTCCACATAACATGGTTATGGAAACTAAGTCTGGGCATGTATTTGAATTAGATGATACTAGGGATGCTGAAAGAGTTCATCTATATCACAGAATGGGAACATTTATCGAAATGCATCCTGATGGCGATATAGTTATAAAATCAAGAAAAAGCAATTATCAAATAACATTAGCAGATTCTAACATCTATGTCGCTGGCAATTGTAATATCACTGTTGAAAATAATATTAACATGAAGGCAAAAGGAAACTTTTGTCTTGAAGTTGGTGGTGATGCTGATTTTAATATTTCTGGTTCTTTGAAGATGGAAGCAAAAGGAGAATCAAAACTCTATTCAGATTCAACAACAACTATTCAAGGGTCAACAGTGCAATTGAATCCAGGAAGTGGTAGAGAAAATCCTGACCCAAGAACATTTAAAATTGCTGAACGCACCGATGAACCTAAACAAACACCACTCACCGATTATGAGAAAAAGGGTGTAGAAGAAAGTAAAAAAGATCCAAATGTTCCTCCTGCTTTGAAAGGTGCCGGTGCAGTTCCTCTTCCAGAGCCAATAACAAAACCAGATGGAACAGAAGTTCCTGCTAAAATTCCAGACACAACGCCACCAGCAGATTGTGCAATTGGTCAAAGCCCTCAAGAAAAATACAAGAAACTATGTGCATGGCTTGATAATGAATTGATAATTGGTGGTTGGCGTGAAAATGGTCCAGGTAAACCAGGAAATCCTAAAATTCTTAAATTATATTCTGCCGTGGGTAGAGCGGGTGATCCAACAGACCAAACTGCATGGTGTGCAGGATTTGTAAGCTATGCATTAAAAACAAATTGCTTTCCAGGAAAACAAACTCTAGCTTCACAAGGATACAAAGGATATGGTAAATCATTACCATTGAACGATCCTTCTCAATGGAGATTGAATGATATTGTTGTCTTCTCATCAAAAACAAGACCAGGATTTGGACATGTTGGATTTTATCGTGGGTATGATCCTACAACAGCAGTGATTAAAATTCTTGGTGGCAATCAAAACAATACTTTAAATTTAACTAATTTTTTATTTGATGGAAAAGAATTGGTTGTGACTTACATTAGTAGAGATTGGACAGTCTCATCAAACTTTGATAGCCCTATTGCTGTAAGACTTACAGCGGGCGCCAGAACAACGACCTTATAATGTCAATGCCTGTAGTTAGATTAGGTGATAGTTGTTCAGGACATGACAGCTATTCACCACGCCCAAGTGTGAGTGGTTCAACGAATGTTTTTGTCAATGGTATACCTGTACACAGAATGGGTGATGCTTGGGATATTCACAGTGCTACATCAAGTCATACAGGAAGTGCAATTGGAGGATCATCTACTGTTTCTGCAAATGGTATTCCTCTCTGTAGAATCGGTGATGCAATTGATTGTGGTTCAACAATGGTGACAGGTTCACCTAATGTTTTTTCGGGGTAATTAATGGCTTTTAGTTTAGATACAACTTCAATTTTAGCAATCACCGCATTGCGTAATTTGCCTGAGGGTGCGCCACCAGTGTCTGGTCTCACTGCACAGTCTAAAGATTTGATTAGTTCAGTCACAGAAAATCGTGCGGCATTGTTCAATAATCCTTTGACTGATACAATTAGTGGTGTGACTAGTCAGGTCAATTCATTAACAACAACATTAACTGCAATTTCTACCGGTGCGATAATAAATCCAAATATAAGTGCTGGTGCCGCAACAGCATATTTGGCTGGCGGCGGAATAGGAAATTTGCAGACTTCGATGAGCAACTTTTTGGGACACACAAATAGATTATCAGGAACTCTAAAAGGTGCAGGTATAGATGCGCCAGGACTTGAACAAGTTTTAAGTATTGGTAAATCAATGAACGATATGGCGAATGTCATTGATGGTGCTAAAGGTTGTCTCAACATTGTTGGTGGTATGACTGGTATTTTCTCTGGTGACGATATCGATGCGGCCGCAAATGATATTGCAAAAATAGTAGACCAAATCAATAAAGGTATTGCAACAATTGCAGATATCACAGCAACTGTTGCAGGAATTGCTACAATCGTGAATGCTATCATAAGTAAGGATTCACAATTTATTGAAAACTCTATTGAGCAATTAAAATCTGCGGCTCTTGCAATGGCTATTGGTGCTATTGTGAAAGACCCATGCGGAAAGTTCATCATGGAAACAGTAGGAACTGACACTCTTCTGAAAAAGTTGACATAAATAATATCTATGGCTACATACACTTATTCGGATTTAGACTTAAATTTTGGCATTCATCCAGTCAAAAAAGACTTGGTGACTAAAAAAGATGAAAATGCTGTAGCGTTTGCAATCAGAAATTTAATTCTGACTAATCACTATGAAAGACCTTTCAATCCAGAATTAGGTTCTAATGTCAGAAAATTGTTGTTTGAACCTGTTTCAGTTTTTACAGCATCTGACCTTCAAAAAATGATTGAGCAAACAATTGCTAACTTTGAGCCTCGTGCAAGAGTGAGAAGAGTTGATGTTATTCCTAATGAAGATAATAATGCATATGATGTTAGAATTGAATTTTTCATTGATATGAAAACAAACCCAATTACAGCAGACTTCCTGCTTGAACGGATTCGATAAATGGCAGATAAACTAACTATAACCGAATTAGATTTTGTTTCTATTCGAAACAATTTAAAAAACTATCTTCGCAATCAATCGGCATTTACCGATTATGATTTTGAAGGTTCGAGTATTTCCGTATTGCTGGATATTCTAGCATACAATACTCACTACAATGCATACTATCAGAACATGGTTGCCAATGAGATGTTCTTGGATAGTGCTGTTGTTAGAAATTCTGTAGTGTCACATGCTAAACATATTGGATACACTCCAGTATCTCGCCGTTCTGCAATTGCAACAATTGATATTGGTATTATTCCAACAGACAATGCTGGCACATTAACTATACCTCGTTTTCAAGAATTTTTCTCTGAATCAATCGATGGCGTAAATTATAACTTTGTCACAACAAAATCATATACCACAATTCGTGATTGTGGAGTGTTCAATATTAAAGGTATTGAAATTGTAGAAGGATTCCCTAGGGTATTGAATTATGGATATAACACTGCTTTAAATCCAAAGAGAGAGTTTCTAATTAGTGATATCAATGTAGACACTTCAACTATTTTGGTTACAGTTCAAGCATCATCATCGAATACTGATTCTCATACTTATACAATATCGACCGATGCTACAGAAATCAATGCCAATTCAAAAGTGTATTTCTTAGAAGGCTCACTTGATGATACCTATAAGATTAAGTTCGGTGATGGTGTTGTTGGTAGCAATCTTGCAAATGGAAACATTGTCATTATTTCTTATGTTTCTTCAAGTGCAGAAGCGGCCAACAAAGCAAACTCTTTTACTACCGGTTCTATTTCTGGTTACAATCAAGTTGTTATCAACGCAAATACTGCGGCATCGGCAGGTGCTGAAAGAGAAACAATTCAATCGATTAAGTTCAATGCGCCACATTATTACAGTTCACAAAACCGTGCAGTGACAACTTCTGATTTTGAAGTTCTATTGAAACAAAACTATCCTGCTATTGATACGGTTTCTGTTTGGGGTGGAGAAGAAAACACACCACCAATCTATGGAAAAGTTTATATCTCATTCAAACCAAAATCTGGCGTTTTAATCAACGATACAGAAAAGGCTAGAATTGTAAATGAGTATATTAAACCACTATGCCTTGTGACGGTCACACCAGAAATTGTAGACCCTGAGTACATCTACTTGAAATTTGATGTTACTGTTGAAGTTGATTTGACTCTCACAACATTAACTCAGAATCAAATTGCGACATTGGCTCGAAACGCAGTGGTTACTTACAACGAAACAAATCTACAACAATTTGGTGTAATTTTTGTTCAATCAAAATTACAAAGTTTAATTGATAGTGTCTCATCAGGTATTGTTGGTAACGAAATCAAAACTCGTGTTGAGAAAAGGTTCATGCCACAATTAAATGCATTGAAAACTTACTACATCGATTATGCCATGCCACTACATCGTGGTGGTGGTGGTGGCTTGTATGATTCATTAGACTCTACTCCATTTTATGTTAATGATGCCTCTGGTACATATCGTCTTTCTTATCTTGATGAAGCACCAAATTCATTCACTGGTGTCGATGAAGTAATTGTTATTGACTCTGGTTACAACTATCTTGAAGCGCCGACCATAACTATTACTGGCGATGGTTCTGGTGCGACTGCTGAAGCAACCATTGTAAATGGTAAAGTTACAAAAATTACTATGATAACTCGTGGCACTGGTTATAGTCGTGCTATTGTTACTATCACAGGCGGTGATGGTTTTGGTGCTAAAGGAACTGCAATTGTAGCGGCTCGTTTTGGTACACTCAGAACCTTTTATTTCAATGAGTTGGCTGAGAAGATTATTATCAATGCAGAAGCAGGTACAATCAACTATGATACTGGCTTGATTGTTCTTAACAACTTTAAAATTGAAGCACTAGATTCGGACCACAGTGATATTCGTATTGCAATTGAACCTGAAACAAAAATTATTGACTCAAGAAAAAATCAAATTCTTTTGATTGATACTGATGCAACTGATTCTATTGTTGTAACTCCTAGACTAAGAAATGTCAATAACTAATAAGTTATCAACCGTTGTTCGTGAGCAACTGCCTGAATTTATTCGGGCAGACTACGATACATTTGTGGCCTTCGTTGAAGCCTACTATGAGTATTTGGAGCAAACAAACAAGGCAACAGATTTTGGTAGAAATCTTTTAAATTATTTCGATGTAGATAATACTCTTACTGATTTTGAAGAATACTTTCGCCGCAAGTTTTTACAATCAATTCCTGCTGAAACACTTGCCAACAAAGCGTTTTTAGTTAAACACATTAGAGACTTTTGGCGTGCCAAAGGTACAGAGAAAGCATATCGTTTTCTATTCAGAGCATTATATGGTGAAGAGATTGAAATCTTCTATCCTAAAGATAACATTCTAAGACTATCATCAGGTAAATGGATTAAGAGACAATCTATTCGTTTCTTACCTGACTTTTATCATCTTGCAACAGGTAATGGTAGTACAAAAGTTTTTAGGTTGTTTGAAGTCGCAAGCCCTTCAAACCTTGAAGTTTATGTCAATGATGTTTTGCAAACTTCCAATTGTACCACAGCAAATGGTTACACCATTTCTCCAAATGATCCAATTGTTACATTTAATACAGCACCAGCAAATAATTCAATAATCAAATTGAATTATACATCATCTAATATTATTGAAAATATTAGTAGAACTGATGGCACTCAAGTAGTTCTCTCTTTCACTGGCGAAACATCTGGCGCTACTGCAATATCTGAAAATGCAGAAGAAATTATTGTTGGTCTATTAAATGTAAATGAAATCTTCATTTCAAATCTCAGTAAAGAAGTTTCGTTCATTCAAGGTGAAAATGTTACTGGTAAATATTTTTATGAAGACACTAATTATTTAACTTTATACTTTAAGTCTCTCTCTGTTTTGAAAGAGATTAATATTGTCTCTGGTGGTGCAAGTTATAATATTGGTGATGCTGTTCCAATCGTTGGTGGTAGTCCTGAATCACCGGCATCTGCTATTATCAATGAAGTCTATAGTGCATTAATTTCTAGAGTACTTATTGTTCGTGGTGGTGCTGGCTTCAAAGTTGGTGGTGAAGTTCTCATCACAACTACACCAAACACCGGACTGACGATGGCTATCAATACTGTAAATTCTACAAGTAATATTCATCCAAACACAATCAATGTTAATTCAGATATCATTTCTCTATATGAAGGTAAAACAATAACAGACTCAGATTATGGTTTTCCTGCTACAGTTATACCAACAGGCGAAAATTCTGCAACAAGAATTGTAGATGCATTATCATATGCCAGCATCACTGGTTTGGGTCCAATCAGCAATGTCATTGTTCTATCAAGTACATTTGAGTTTGCATCACTACCATCATTGAATGCTGTTGGACCAACTATCTCATTCTCAACATCAAATACAAGCGGCGGCTCAGCCACAGGCAATACAAGCATTGTCACATTAGGTATTCTTGGTAAAATCAATGTAGCAAATGGTGGCTCAAATTATACAGTAGGTGATGAATTGCAGTTTGCAACTCCTGTTGGTGGCAGTGGTTGGGGTGCATATGCTAGAGTGTCCGGACTTCATTCTTCAAATAATGGAATCAAAACAATTCAATTTGCACCGCCAAGAATAACTGGTCGTGCTAATGTGACTGCAAGTGGTGTTACAATTGTTGGTACTGGTACTGCTTTTAATACTGAATTGCGTATTGGTGATAAGATTGAAATCAGTAATCAGACCAGATTCATCAATGCAATTTCAAGTGCAACAAGTGCCAATGTGAATGTACAATGGACAGCAACAACATCGAATGCATCGATTGGCATTTACGATAGAACATATATTGGTGGTGAATTGTATGAACAACATTTGCTACCAACAATCACAGTCACAACAGCAACAGGAAATAATGCAATTCTTATTTCTGAAGCAATATATGGTGATGGTGAATCACTATTAGCAGATGCTGAATTCGATCCAGGACAAATCAGGTCTATTCTTTTGACAAATCCTGGTTCGCAATATGAGACTGTGCCAACTATCAATTTAACAGGGTTAGGTAATGGTTTAGCGAATGCTGTTGCAATATTGTTAAGTTCTCAGTTTACCTATGAAGGTAAGTTCACAACAACTGATGGTTTATTGAGTTCAGACAGAAGAATTCAAGATAGAGACTATTATCAGAATTATTCATATGTGATTCAGTCTCAAACCGACTTCAATAAATATAGTCAAGTTTTAAAAGATTTGATTCATCCTTCAGGAACCAGAATGTTTGCTGAATACATGATTCAGAAAACAGTCACTCCACAGAGAGCAACTTCTGCTAAAACCGGACAAGTTTCTCGTGAAACAACTCTTACTGGTACAGTCAATGTTGCTAATGCGAGTATTGTGGTGACTGGTACGGGTACATTGTTCAATGTGGCAAATACAAATGGTACAATTACTATTGGATGTTCTGTTCTTGTAAATAATGAAATACGAACAGTTAATAACATTATAAGTAATACATCATTGACAGTAACTTCTCCGTTCACATATACTTCGAACGGAAACACAATTGTTACAATCGTGACGGTTGTTGAGGCAATTCAGACAGAGAATTTGGAATATTTACAAACAGAAAATGAAGAGACACTACTTTTCAACTAGGGTAAAACATGGCTAGTAAAACAATTATAGACTTACCGGTACTATCGACCGCAACCTCGAATACTCAAAATACAGTATTTGTCGTTTGGGATAAAATATCTGGTACTACAAAACAGTTCACTCTTGCGGCTCTTGATACGGCCATCGGTAACGCATCTGCCAATGCACAGAGTACCGGTGACGGTGCATTCGCAAAAGCTAACTCAGCAAATACTTTAGCGCAGAATGCATACAATCAAGCCAATATAGATTACACCACAATCTCTACCACTGCTGGAGTTTATGGTAATGCATTTTATATTCCAGTTGTCACCCTTTCTGCTAATGGTCGTGTAAGTTCAATCGTCAATACTGCAATCACAGGTTTTGCTAATACAACTTATGCCAACGGCGCATTCAGTACAGCCAATTCTGCATATACATTAGCACTTCTCGCAAACACTGTAGCGGCTTCAGGATACACACAAGCTAACGCAGGCACAACTCTAGCGCAGAATGCATACAATTTTGCAAACACTCTGTCATCTGGAACAACAGACACATTTGCTAGACCTCAAGCCAATGCGGCATATGCACAAGCCAATGCCGCAAACACATTAGCTAATACTGCAAATGTGACCAGTCAAGCCGCATTCAATAAAGCAAACTCAGTAGCACAAAATTCTTATGTCACTATTGCCGCTAATGGTACAAGCGTTGTCGCATCAAGTAATTCAGATACACTGACAATCACAGCAAATGTGTCGAATGGTGTTTTTGTTTCTGCAAATGCAACAACCGATACAATTGACATTGGTCTGATTGATGTTGGCACTCCAGGAACATATGGTAATGCGATAAGCATTCCAGTTATTACCACAACAACAAAAGGTCGTGTAAGTTCAATCACTAACACTACCATTCAACTTTCAACAACTTCAGTTCCTGGTATTGTTCAACTTGAAGATAGCACAATCTCGACAAGCACTTCAAATGCCGCTACGGCAAATTCAGTAAAGAATTCTTTTGCACATGCCAATGCCGCATTTAATCTTGCAAATAGTGTAGCCGTAACTGCAAACTCTACTGCTGTTCAAGCATCATTCGATAGAGCCAATGCCGCATTTTCTCGTGCAAACTCTGCATATACTGCGGCAAACAATTCTATCATCACTGCTGGTGGTGCTGTAACTGCGGCGGCCACTGCAAACGCAAATGCTCTTTCTGCAAACACACTTGCAGGCACTGCATACACCCTAGCAAATCTTGCCAATGCAATTGCAACAAGTTCATACGCATGGGCGAACACAATTAATGTAAAAGTTGATTCTGCATATGCATATTCAAACACAGTTTACACATTAGCTAACACAGCAAATACTGTTGCCGCTTCTGCATATACTCAAGCCAATGTTTCAAATGTTGTTGCGTTGTCCGCATATACTCAAGCAAACTCTGCTACAGTTACTGCACAGGCCGCATTTAATACAGCAAACACAAGTAATGGTTCATATGCTCAAGCTAATGCCGCATATACACATGCCAACAGTGCATTTGATACTGCCAATAGTGCTTTAACAATTGCACTAGTTGCACAGGCAAGTTATGATAGTAGTGCCAATACTTCATTGGCTGCCTTTGCTCAAGCCAATGCGGCATTTGATAAAGCTAATACTGCGACAACAACAGGTCAAGCGGCATTTGATAAAGCTAATACTGCAAATGTTACGGGTCAAGCCGCATTTGATAAAGCTAATACTGACACAACAAATATCTCTACCACTGCTGGTGTCTATGGTAACTCAACTATAGTTCCTGTTATTACACTAGCCGCAAATGGTCGTGTGAGTTCTATCACCAATACTTCAATTTCATTTACAGCAAATACATTAACACATATTGGCACAGTACCTTCTACAAATAAAGGTATTGTTGGACACACTAAAGGTATGGTGTTTCTTGCAAATAACTTTATCTATTATTGCTCTACAAACTATGATGGTACGACAAATATTTGGAGTAGAATTGCTTCTACTGATGCTTGGTAATGACGCATAAATAAAAGATATGACTACACTCTCTACAAGAAGATTAGGATATAATGATGCGGTTCAGTTTGCTGAAGGCTTCTCTGAGCCAGCCGCTACTGTGGGTTATGTTGTTCTAGGAAAAAGTGTTTCTTGGGATGACACTGATACACCACCTGCTATCGTAGACACCGACAATATTGTTTATGATGTTTATGGTGCAATGATTGGTGGAAAGAAAGTAACTGGTAATGATGTAGGTCTTGTAATTCCAAGATTTGATTGGACAGCAAATTCTGTTTACACACCATACGATGACCGTTCTGATGGAATGTACTCATCGGCAAACGGAAACTATGTTTATACTTCCACTGGTGGAGTTTATCGTTGCCTTGACAATAGAAACGGTGGTTTATCAACAGTTGAACCCACTGGAGATTACACAATCAGTAATGGATTCATTGAGACTGCTGATGGATATGTGTGGAAATACATGTATGCTATTCCACCATCAAATAAATTTATTACTGAAGATTTTATTCCAGTACCAACTGCACAATTTAATTCATACAGTGGAAGTTCAAACAACATTGTAGAAGGCGCAATCACAAGAATCAAAATTGAATCTGGTGGTTCTGGTTATGGAAACACAAACACCTCAATTAAAATTACAGGTAATGGCGCCGGCGCTAATGTGACTGCAAATATTGCCAATGGTGTTCTTGTTGGTTTTAATAATATTGTTCGTGGCACAGATTACACTCGCCAAAATTGCACAATCACTGTTGTCGGTTCTGGTACTGGCGCTAATGTTCGACCAATCATTTCAGCGTATGGTGGACATGCATTCAATCCAGCAAGAGAATTGGGTGCAAATACTGTGATGATTGCCGTCAAAGTTGGTAGCGGAGATGCTACTGAAGGTGGTAAAATTACTATAAATAATGATTTCAGACAAGTATCTTTGCTTGTTGGACCTCATAAATATGGACAGAATACTGAGATTAGTTCCGCAAATGCAAACTCTGCTGTTTCATTAACGACAGATATTGTGATTACATCAGGTTCAAATTTCACAATTGATGAATTAGTATATCAGGGAACTGATGCGGCAAACAGCACCTTCAGTGGATATGTTGTCGATAACTCAGCAAGTTTAGTTAAGATAAATGAAGTTAGAGGAACGATTCAGGCCGGCTTAAATTTAAAAGGAAACACCTCTACTGTGTCAAGAACTGTTGTTAATGTAACAAATCCAGAACTTGAACCGATGACAGGAGATTTGATTTATGTTGAAAATAGAACACCGGTATCTCGTGCAAGCAATCAAGCAGAAAACATTAAATTCGTTGTTAAATTCTAGGTAAAACATGGCTATTGATATTTCACAAAACCCTTATTATGATGATTTCGATGAAACGAAAGATTTCTACAAACTTTTGTTCCGTCCTGGCTATGCCGTTCAGGCTCGTGAATTAACACAATTACAGACAGCCCTTCAAAAACAAGTTGACCGTTTTGGTCAGCATGTGTTTAAAAATGGTTCTCTTGTTGTTGGTGGACAAACCACACTTGAAGTTGAGCGTGTCGGTTTTATTAGAGTTAATAATACTTTTAATAGCAATGCTATTGATGTAGCAAACTTCGATGGTAAATGGATTCAAGATTCCACTGGTCGTGGAACTCGTGCATATGTTATTGCCGTTGATGCTGGTGAAGATGGCAATCAACCAACTCTCGTTGTAAAATATACATCTGGTGATATTTTCATTGCTAACGAAAATCTTGAAACTGAAGATGAGATTTTTTTCGCAACAGTTTTTGGCGTAGACCCAACAGGCTCCGCATCTGTTTGCAATATCAATGATGGTGTATTCTTTGTCAATGGATTTTTTGCAAGAGTTGGTTCACAATCAATCATTCTTGAAAGATATAATGCACTACCTTCTTACAAGGTAGGTCTTCAAATCACTGAAGAAGTTATCGATGAAAGTAATGACACTTCATTGCTTGACCCTGCACAAGATGCATCTAACTATCAAGCACCAGGTTCTACTCGTTTTAAAATTACGCTCACTTTATCTAAGAGGTCTCTGACAAGTACCGATGATACAAGTTTCATCGAATTGCTTCGTGTTAAGAATGGTGAGTTAACAAAATCAATTCAGTACCCAACATACGCTGAAATTGAAAAGACTCTTGCTCGTAGAACATACGATGAGTCTGGCAACTATTCAGTTCGCCCATTTCAAATCTCATTGAATGATAACGACACATATGCCAATGCATACAATATTGTTCTTGAATCTGGTAAAGCATACATTCTTGGATATGAGTTTGAGACAAAAGGACCAACAGTTCTTCTCTCCGAAAAGGCTCGTGAAGTTGCCAATGTAACAAACTATGGTGTTACAATCAGCTATCAAAACTATGTTGATGTTTCAAATATTTCTGGACCAATTCCATTAGAAACATTTGAGCCATTAAGCATTCATTGTTCCGATACGGCTAATTTGAATACCACAAGCACCACAACTTTGAGTGCTACAAATATTGGTACAATTAGACTTCGTGCATTAGATTATCAATCTGGTGCAAATAGCACAAGCATTAAGACTGGTGTATTCCGTGGATATGTTTTTGATGCAAATGTTTCTTATAGAAGTGCTAATGCACAATCAGGAACAGCAAATACAATCACACTTGATTCAAATGCCGCTACACAAAACAATGCATATGATGGTGTAAAACTTCGCATTGTAAAAGATGTAGGTGCTAATGTTAGTGAGATTGTCACAATCACAAACTATCGTGGTGATACAAAAATCGCAACAGTTTCTCCAAACTTCGTGTTTGGTACTCCAACTACAGCGACACAATTCTCACTTGACTTCGAATTCAAAGATGCTGAATCATTTATCATCAATTCTGGTGCAACTGTTACCACAAGAATGGATGTCAACTCTGCAAATAAGAACAATGTTCTTGTTGATGCATATCGTGGTGCATTCATTTCAGAAACAAACTTCAATCAGTTAATATTCCAATTCCCACAAGCGGCGATTGCTGATGCTACAGCATCTGGTGCTTTACCAATCACAAACAGCGAATACTATGGGCGCAAAGTGTATGCTGGTACATTTGGTTCAACTGGCATCCTATCATTCACAACTGCCGCCGGTATTCGTTCAGCAGTCACAGGAAGCCCATTAGCAACTTCTGATGCTATTGATAATTTATTCATTACTCTAACTGGTGCTGGCACAACATATGCTAATGGTACAGTTATCAATTTAATGAGTAGTGCCAATTCTGTAACAGTGACTACTGCTGGCAATACATCAACTTATACAATCACTGTCAATGGTGCAAATAATGCATCCGCTAGAGTTTACACAAAAGTTCGTTTACCATATTCTCATTCATTGGGAAGTCTTCGTAAATCAAAACAAAAACTGTTAGCTAATACTTCATTGTATGATACCACAAGTTCTTCAACTTCACCTGCAACTGGCATAACTCTAACAGCATCACAAACATCTGGTGCTAATGGTGCTCAACTTGTTTTTGCAAATACAGCAACAACCGCACTAAGAACACCAAACAGCCCACAAGTTTTATATGTTGCTGATGGTATTTCGTTAGCCGCTGTTAAAGACTTTGGTTCGAATGTTGCATCACAAGCTAACTTATCATTTGCAACTGACTTGACATCCAACTACAATTTTGATTCTGGTCAAAGAGATAATGCTTATGACCATGCAACAATCACATTGAAATCAAATAAAACTGGACCTACAGGTAATACCGTTGTATATTTGAATTACTATGGTCACACTGGTTCAGGTTATTTGACTGTTGATTCTTATATCGATGCTGGGTTGACTTACTCAGAAGTTCCAATGTATACTTCACCTCAGACAGGACTGAGTTATGCATTGTCTGATTCTATTGACTTCAGACCTCGCCGTAAGAATGGCGATACAACTGGACAATATGATGAGATTATTCTTGGACAATCTGGTACAGATTTAGAAACCGACTTCTCATATTATTTGCCAAGAATCGATAAGGTTATTGCTACCAAAGATAGAACATTTGAAGTTCTTCGTGGCACACCTTCGTTGACACCAACAGCGCCAGCAGATAAAGAAAATGCAATGACATTGTATACAATTACATTGCCTGCATACACTGCTAACATTAAAAATGTTCGTGTTAAGTTTATCGACAATCGCCGCTACACAATGCGTGATATTGGTTTGCTTGAAAAGAGAATTAGTAATCTTGAATATTACACTTCGTTAAACTTGCTTGAAAAAGCGGCTAAAGAAACACAAATCACTGACGATGAAACTGGATTGGCTCGTTTCAAGAATGGTATTCTTGTTGACCCATTCACAGGTCATAATATTGGTGATGTTTTGAATGTTGATTACAAAGTATCTATCGATTCCCAACAGCAAGAACTTCGCCCACCATTTGCAATTGATAATACTCAATTAGATATTTACGAAACAAACAGTAGCAACTACAAACGAAATGGTTTGTTGGTGTCAATCAATTATACTGAAACAACATTGATTGACCAACCATTCTCATCAAAAGCAGTTAATGTAAACCCATTCAATGCTGTATCTTTTATCGGCTCAATTTCACTTGATCCATCATCTGACAATTGGGTTGACACCGACCAGAAGCCTGATGTTCTTGTTAACCTTGAAGGTGACAATGATGCTTGGGCAGCCTTGGCTCAGACAGTTGAAAAATCTGCACCTGAAACTTTTGGTGCTCATTGGAATTCATGGCAGACTCTTTCAACATCTATCACGAATCAAAGAGATGAAACAGTAGTTCCGGCAGACAGAGGTTGGTTAGGACCTTTAGGTCACTATGTTGAAGTGTATGAAGATGTTGTTAAGAGAACTGTTGCTGATGTAACAACAAAACAATCAAGAACCGGTGTTAGAACACAATTCTCGACAGATACAATCACTAAGAATATTGGTAATCGTGTTATTGATGTTTCTATCATTCCATACATTCGTGCCCGTGGTCTTGTCTTTGTTGGTAAAGGTTTCAAACCTAATACATCACTATATGGATTCTTTGATGGTGAAGCGGTTCAATCTTATCTAAACAAAACAAACAAGATTGTTGTTTCTAGCAATACTGCCGCATACATTGACACATATCAAAATGGTGAAGCAGTAAGAATTTACGAACCTGCAACAAGCAAAAATTTAGCATCTGCTATTGTCGTATTGAACCGCAATGAAGCTACTGTCACAAATGTAAGCGTAGTTAATATTTCAACAGGCGATGATGCAAATGTTGGTAATGTTCGTATCGTTACAAGCAATGCTACTTTCTTGATTGGTGCAACATCTGGTGCTAATACTCGCATCTCTGGATTTGTTCACTATTCTGGTCAAGCGAATGCCGCAACATCAAGCACAATTAGTTTAGACTTCCATGTATTAAATAGCAATACAACAGCTAACACATCTATAGCAAATACAAACTATGTTGGTAAGTCAATCTATGTGACTTCAGGAACTGGAATTGGCCAAGAGAGAACAATCTCTTCATATAATGTAACTACAAGAGTAGCGACAGTTTCTTCAAATTGGACAACAACACCTGACGCTACTTCAACATATTCTATCGGCACAATTGACTCTGATAGAAGAGGTGAAGTTTCTGGTGTGTTCATTATTCCAAGTAATACTGATACAAGATTCAGAACTGGTGAAAGAGTATTCAGACTCACTGACACAACATCAGGTGCATTGGCTTCTTCATCAACAAATGGTGATGCAACATACTATGCACAAGGTCTATTGCAGACAACAGAATCAACAATTGTTTCTACTCGTGTTCCAGTAATTAAGAGAACCGATTTGCAAGATGATAGAACATTAGTAACTTCAAATGCCGTTCTTCGTGAACAAGTTGTTGGTAGGGCTAGAGTTGGCTATTGGGATCCATTAGCACAGACATTCTTTATTGACCAACGCCAATATGGTAATGGTGTTCAAATTACATCTGTGCGTCTATTGTTCAAAACAAAAGACCCTGATATTCCTGTACAAGTTCAAATTCGCCCTGTGGTGAATGGTTATCCACATTCTTCACAAATTCTGCCATATGCAGATATCAGTGTTAATCCAGATACTATTAAAGAAGTTTCTGAAGAGACAATGAGAGCAAGATATTCTGACCCTGCATTGACACAGCCTTTAGATGACACTGCATTGTATACCACAGTAACATTTGATGGACCTGTGACATTACAGCCTGGTACTGAATATGCAGTTGTATTGATTGCCAACTCTATCAAGTATCAAGTCTATGTGTCTGAAGTTGGTCAGAAACTTGTTGGCACAGATAGAATTATTTCTACTCAACCATATCTTGGTTCATTCTTCAAATCACAAAACTCATCTACTTGGACAGCAATTCAAGAAGAAGATTTGATGTTCCGTATTATGAGAGCAGAATACGACCCTGTTACAGCGAATGTTGAGTTCCGTTTAGATTCAACTGATTTGCCAACATCAAATGTTTCTGTTGACTCATTCTATGTTACATCACAGAATTTAATTCTACCAAACACATCGATTGGCACACAATATGCAACAACATTGAGTTCAACTGGTGAGCGTCAGAATATGCGTTCATTCAACATTGAAGAAAATGTTTTCTTTGATGACACACTAGGTCGCCGTGTTCTTACATCTGATGCTAACTCGTTCAAAGTCAGATTGTTGTTATCTTCTGATAATACACAAATCTCTCCACTTGTTGATGTTGAGAGATTGAGTGTGCTTGGAATTGAAAACTATGTTGATGATTTGTCATTGGCTAATACCGATATCATCATAACAAATCCAGGATTTGGTTATACCACAAACAGCAATGTTTCGATATCAATCACAGGCGGTGGCGGTGCAGGCGCTAATGCGTATGCAACATTCTCTGCTGGTAAAGTTTCAAGTATTGTTGTTGATGCTGGTGGTTCTGGTTATACCAGCACACCAACAGTTACAATCACTGGTGGTAATCCATCAGCAACTCAAGCAACCGCAGTTTCAAGTGGCGAAGACCAACCATCTGGTGGTCCAGCAAGAGCAAGATATATAACTCGTAAAGTAACATTAGCTGATGGTTTAGATGCTGGTGACTTCCGTCTGTCGTTTACTGCATACAAACCAGCAAGTGCAAACATTTATGTTTATTACAAGATTCTTTCTGCTGACGATACCGATGTTTTTGATTCAAAGAATTACCAATTGATGACATTGGTTTCAGGCACTAACTTGAAGTCTATCACAGCGCAAGACTTGAAAGAGTACACATATGCGCCTGGAACAGCAGGCACACCTTCTAACAAAGTTGGATATGGTAATGGTTTCACATCATTCAAGTATTTTGCCATTAAGATTGTTATGACTTCAACCGACACTACTTCTACAAAAGTACCAAGAATCAAAGACTTGCGTGTCATTGCTATACCATCATTATCGTGACAAATTTTGTAAAAATAGAAAATACTGAATATGTTAGAGACATGTCTACACAAGCTGTTCTAAATACAGATAGACAAGGTCTCCAACAATTTCAGAATACTCGCAAAAGACTTTTGGCTCAAAAGAATGAACAACAGGACACTAGAACTCGTTTGCAAAAACTAGAAGAAGATATGCAAGAGATTAAACAATTATTGCAAGTTATTGCTATGAGAGGCACAAATGGCAATTAGTTATATCACAAATGCTAATACATTTGCTCAATGGCTTGCGGCTACTCAGAGCCTGATTACTGCGGCCAATAACTTAACAGACGGTCCAACATTCACTGCATGTACAGAACTTCGCCTAACAAAGACAGGTGTTTCTTTAAATGTCACAAACCATGCTACCATTGGTGGTAATTTAACAGTCAATACGGCTGCAACAATTGCAACCGGTAACATCTCAATTCTGAATGTTACTGGTTCAGCCAATGCTTTGTTTGTTGCTAATAGCGCAGTAATCACTAAGAATGTCTTTGTAAACGATTCCGCAACAGTCAATAACGATATCAATATTCGCAGAACAATATATACGACAGGTTCTGGCGAAACAATGAATGTGTCGAACACTGCTACATTCAAAGGTAATGTTAACCTGACTGGCTCAGGTACAACTTTGAATGTTTCGAGTGATGTTGTCATTGGTGGTAACTTAACTGTATCTGGTAACATTACATTAGATGCAATCGGGTTTGATGACTTGATTGTGTCTGGTTCAGGTAGCTTTGCAAATACGCTGACAGTTACAGGCAATACCACAATGAGCAATGCAACTGTCGCAAACACACTAACTGCAAATATTGCAAACATCACAAGTTTTGTAGGTGCGGCAAATACTGCTATCTATTCTGCAATAAGTACTGTAGATGGTAGTTCAATTGCCTTAGCAATTGCATTGGGATGATATAAATAGAATATCTAGGAAAAATAAATGGCAAATACTTTTAAGAGCAACTTATCGGCAAATATTGTAACAAGTGGTAACACTGTATACACTTGCCCTTCTGCTACAGCAACAACTCTGATTGGTCTTTCAATCGCAAATAAGTCTGCTGGAACAGTCACTGCTAACGCATTCATAACTCGTTCAGCAGTAGACTATACGATTATTGCAAATGCACCAATTATGAGTGGCTCTGCACTTATTGCTGTTGGTGGTGACCAGAAAATTGTTATGCAAGCCGCCGATGTTTTAAAAATCACAACCAGCGCCAATGGCTCTGTCGATGTAATCGCAAGTTTGTTGGAGATTTCATAATGGCTCTAACTCGTGTCCAAGGCGGCTTATTTGGTGCTGGTGGCGGTGCTAATACTGCCATGCAACTTGGAGTCGCTATTATTGAAAGTGCAAACACCATTTACAACAATTATACATTCACAACAGGAAACAATGGTTACTCTGTTGGTCCAGTTACGATTCTAACTGGTAAATCAGTTACAGTACCGACAGGTCAGAAATGGGTGGTTCTATAAAATGGCATTAATTAATACAACAACCACGGGTGTTCTTGGTTCAACATTTTATGGTGATGGTTCTGGTGACCTCACAATTCAACAGAATGGTGTTTTGGTTAATAAGATAACATCAAATGGATTGACATACAGAGGTACAGGTTCAGTATTGCAAGTGGTTCAAGCAGTATATTCCACTGCACAAAGTACAACATCAACTTCATATGTTTCTACACTAGCCGCTGCCACTATTACGCCAACTTTTTCTACAAGTAAAATTTTGGCTCAAGTGTCTGTAACTTGTGGTAATGGAAGTAACCAATGGCATTATCTTACACTTTATCGTGGAAGCACAAACATTGCTGGTGGTAGTGGAAATCCTGGTGGTTATATTAATAATAATAGTTCTGATTATTTGACAACCATAAACTTTCAAATTTTAGATTCTCCAGCTACCACTTCTGCTACTACATATACACTGTATAACAAAGCAGGCAGTGGTAATACTGTTAGAACACATGTAGATTCCATGCCCACATATATTACTTTGATAGAGGTGGCCGTATGAACAAACATGATGTAATTTATAAACTCAATCCTACCGTGGTCTCAATCCGTGGTGATGTTGCATACGACAAAGATGAAAAGATTGTTGAATACAATGAAGCCGCAGTTGAGGCTTACATTGATGCCAATGCATACAAACAACTTCGTGCTAGAGAATATCCGCCTATAGGTGACCAATTAGATGCTCTATATAAAGCTGGAGTATTTCCCGCTGAGATAGCGGCACAGATTAAAGCAGTCAAGGACAAATATCCAAAGGGAGTATCATAATGGCATTAGTTCTTGACGGCACCGGAAGCATGACCTTTGGTAATGGTGCAATTTCTGGTTTATCAAACGCAGCCATACCTTCTACAAAAATTGGTGCTGGTGCAGTGTTACAAGTGGTTCAATCAATAAAGACGGATACATTTTCAACCGCATCAATTTCACCCACTTTTGTTGATATTACAGGTCTTTCTGTTTCTATTACTCCAATAAGTTCAAGTAGTAAAATTTATATTAATGCTAATATAGCAGTTGGTACATCTGGTGCTCAATTACATTTCTTTAGATTAATGAGAAATTCTACCGCCATATGTGTTGGTGACTCTGCTGGTTCAAGAGCGCAAGTAAGTTTTGCTTGGTATTATGGAAATTCTGACTATGTTTCACACACGGGTTCACTTCCATTGTTTTTCTTAGATTCGCCATTAACTACCTCTGCAACCACATACAAATTACAAATGGCAGTGCAAAGTAATACTGCTTGGGTAAATAGAAATAATAGTGATACTGATTCGGCGCAGTATGGGGCCAGAGCAACATCAACAATCACAGTCATGGAGATAGCGGCATGAACCACAAAGCAATATATGCTCTTTATCCACAAGTTGTTACGATTGATGATGGCACAGGCGCATTTGATGCTCAAGGTAACAAAATTGAAATTGATATGACTGCCGTCAATGCTTGGGTCGACCCTAACGCATACAAGTATCAAAGAGCCGCAGAATACCCTTCCATTCCAGACCAACTAGATACTCTATATCACGGTGGTCTTGATGCATGGAAAGCACAGATTAAAACAGTTAAAGACAAATATCCAAAGGTATAACAAATGAGTGTATCATACGGTGGCGATAGTATAGTATTCGCAGACGGCTCAGTACAATCTGGTGGTTGGACTGAATTTAAAAATCGCATCATCAATGGCGCCATGGTGATTGACCAGAGAAATGCTGGTGCGGCAACAACAAATACTATTAGTGGTTATGTGGTTGACAGATGGCAAGTTGTTCAATACCCGACAACTGGTAAAGTTGTTGGGCAACAAAATGCTGGCTCGGTAACTCCCCCAACGGGATTTAATAACTACTATGGAATAACATCACAATCCGCATTTTCAATAGTTGCTGGGAGTATTTACACATTTATTCAAGCAATTGAAGGGTTTAATTTTGCAGATTTAGCTTGGGGTACTGCAAACGCACAGACAGTTACATTATCTTTTAGAGTTTATTCATCACTTACTGGAACTTTTGGTGGAAGTTTAGGAAATGGGTCAAGTTTTAATAGGTCATATCCTTTTACATACACCATCTCTTCAGCAAATACATGGACAACAATCAGCATAACAATTGCTGGTGATACTACTGGAACTTGGGCGGGGGCAACTAATGGGATTGGGGTTTATGTTAATTTTGGATTGGGTGTAGGCTCTACTTTTAGCGGAACGGCTGGAGCATGGGCGGCTGGTGATTATAGAAGCGCAACAGGCGCAACAAGCGTAGTAGGCACAAACGGCGCCACATTCTACATCACAGGAGTACAGTTGGAAAGAGGTTCAACTGCATCATCTTTTGAATATCGCTCATATGGTGCTGAGTTACAATTGTGCCAAAGATATTATGAAATTGTTGCTTCTCAAACTGTTTACATTGATAATGGTAGTGCTGATAATGCAAGATTTTATATTCCTTTTAAAGTTACAAAGAGAGCAACCCCAACAATAACTTCTGGAACTGGTAATTCTGAAGGTGGTCAAGCATGGACACCAACATTTAGTACATCAAGTATTGAAGGAACAGTTTGTGCTACTGGTTTTACAGCAACAGCTAGACCATATATCATTGCTCCAATAGTTGCTACAGCGGAGATGTAAATGTATAAACTTTTTAAAAATCCTATAAACAATCAAGTACAAGATGTGATTCGATTGTCTGATAATGCTTGTATTCCATTTGACCCAGCCAACACAGACTACCAAGCATATCTCAAATGGCTTGCTGAAGGCAACGAACCTCTACCTGCGGACGAATAAATACAATTATGTCATACTTAGGAAATAATAATTTACCGTGGGATATAAGCCGTTCTTCTCCGATACCAACGGATGCTGAACGATTCTCTGGTAACAATTCAACAACAGCATTCACACTAACTCGCTCAGTTAATTTCGCAACTGACCTTGAAGTCTTTGTTGAGAACATTCAACAAGAACCAATAACAGCATACACTGTCAATGGTAACTCTTTGATATTCACAGAAGCACCACCAACTGGTACAAACAATGTCTATGTTGTTTACAGAAACTATCAGTCATCTGCTCAAGTTTCATTGCCAGATGGTTCTATCACATATTCTAAGTTAGCAAATAATATTCGTGTTTTTACTACAGACAATTACACTGCAAATGGTAATGTGTCTTCATACGGATTATCAGAACCGCCTGCTGATGCAAACACAGTATTTGTTACTGTCGATGGTGTTGTTCAAAGAGCACCTGCACACTATACAACATCTGGCACAACAATCACATTTACATCTGCACCTCCATTGAATGCAAATGTACACATCCGTCATTTAGGTTTCAGAACAACAAGCACAATAACAGTGCTGGCTGCAAATTCAAATATTAGTCAACCGACAATTATTGGCACATTAACAACTGCCGCTATTGTTCCATCTGCTAATGCAACATCGAACATAGGTTCACCAACAGCAACATATAATAACATTTACGGAACTCTTGTTGGTGCAATCAATGCACCAAATGATTTTGGATTTAAGAACCGTATCATTAATGGTGCGATGGTGATTGACCAAAGGAATGCGGGTGCGAGTGTCAGTGGAACTACTGGGGTGTACACGGTTGACCGTTGGACTGTGCAAAACAACTCTGGAGCCGCACGGTTCAATGTTCAGCAAAATGTGAACTCGGTTACGCCGCCAACAGGATACAAATACTATCTTGGTGTTACTTCAACTTCTGCATATTCGGTGGCGGCAACTGATGTAATTGGCATTCAACAATTCATTGAAGGTTACAACATTGCCGACTTAGGCTGGGGCGCTTCTGGCGCTCAAACAGTCACATTTTCTTTTTGGGTTCGTAGTTCGTTGACCGGAACATTTGGTGGCAGCATAATTGAAGGTGCCGCTGGTACTGCGTTTTATCCTTTTACATACACAATCTCATCAGCAAATACATGGGAACAAAAAACTGTAACGATTGCAGGACCAACTATAGGCACATGGAATTCTACAAACGGTCGTGGGCCTCAAGTGTTATTTAATTTAGGTACAGGTTCTACTTATAATATAGGAACTGCTGGCGCCTGGACAACCAACGCTCACTATGCCGCTACAGGTGCAACCAATTTTGTGGCAACAAACGGCGCTACTTTCTACATCACAGGCGTACAGCTAGAAAAGGGTAGCATAGCCACAGCATTCGATTATCGACCATTTGGTACTGAGTTGGCGCTTTGTCAGAGGTACTACTATAAACAAACGGTAAACTCATCCAGTGATTTAATGGGTGTTGGTTGGTGTGTTTCCAGTACAGTTGGCGCAATTAGTATTCCATTCCCTGTAACAATGCGTTCCAATCCTACCGCATTAGAACAATCTGGAACTGCTGGTAATTATCAATTAGTTTTTGCGGCATCTGCGGCTGTTCTATCTTCTGTGCCAGCTTTTACAACTGCTTCTACAAATACTGCAAGGGTTGAATGTACTGTAGCTTCGGGGCTTACGGCAGGTCAAGGAGTCGGACTTAGGGCTGGCGCCACTTCTGTTTATCTTGGATGGAGTGCAGAACTATGATTTACAAATATTTACCAACCATACAAGGCGAACCAAGAATATTTGCTCGTATTGATGATGACAATATTTGTCGTGTGACTTGCTCAGAAGACAATCCAGAGTTTCAAGCATGGCTTGCTGAAGGCAACACACCGCTTCCTGCTGACGAATAAATAAAATTTTAAGAGAACAATAATGGGAATTCAAACAGTATCGCAAGCACTCAGCAATGAGAATGGTGGTTCTTCTCCGTATGGATTTAAGAATAGAATCATTAACGGTGCCATGGTGATTGACCAGAGAAATGCTGGTGCTAGTGTTACTCCTGCGGATGGTGGTTTTATTGTAGATAGATGGAAAGCCGGAGTAACTCAATCATCTAAATTTACGGCACAACAAAATGCTGGTTCTGTAACTCCGCCAGCAGGATTTACAAAATATCTTGGCGTAACTTCATCATCCTCTTATTCGGCATTATCAACAGACCAGTTTTACTTAACTCAACCAATTGAAGGTTTTAATACAGCAGATTTAAGTTTTGGTGCTTCAAGTGCTTCAAGTATTGCTGTGTCTTTTTGGGTGCGTAGTTCTTTAACAGGAACATTTTCAGGCACAATAGGAAATGATGCTTTTAGCAGAACATATGCTTTCAGTTTTACAATTAATTCCTCTAATACTTGGGAATATAAAACTATCACAATTCCAGGAGATACAACAGGAACATGGGTAGGTGCAACAAATGGTACTGGAATTTGGTTTACTATAGACTTAGGATCAGGATCAAATTATGCAACAACTGCTAATACATGGACTGCTGGTGGGTATAGAAAAGCCACAGGATCAACATCAATAGTTGGTTCCAGTGGTGCTACTTTATACATCACTGGTGTTCAATTGGAAAAAGGTCCACAGGCCACAGCATTCGATTATCGTGACTATGGTCGTGAGTTGGTATTGTGTTTAAGATACTATCAAGTTTTACCCGGAATTGTGGTTAACCCAGCCGCAACTTGGTATTCACTAACATATGCTACTCCAATGAGAACAAGCCCGTCAGTAAGTGGAGGCGCTGCTGGTTTTACAATAACTACTGCTTCCGCTTATGTAGGCAATTTTTATCAAAATGGTAGGACTGACCTAACATTAACTTTTTCTGCGGAGATGTAAATGTACAAACTTATTAAAAACTCTAACAATGAAGTGTCTTGCGTTTGTAAATTGGCTGATAATTTGGTTATACCCTTTGACCCAGCCAACACCGACTACCAAAAATATCTTGCATGGCTTGCTGAAGGCAATACTCCTGAACCTGCTGAAGAAACCAACTAAATACAAACATGGCATACCTAGGACAACAGCAAGTAGCAGGAACATTCAACTCAGAATTTTATTCTGGTGATGGTACAGCAACTGCATTCACATTAACTTACCCATATGGTAACGAAGCATCCGTGCTTGTTTTCGTTTCTGGTGTTAAGCAGAAGACAGATTCGTATGCAGTAATCAATGGGCAACTAGTATTTACTGAAGCACCACCAGCTGGTACAGGTAATATTGAAGTTGTTTATCTTGGACAAAGAATACTTACAAATCCATATCTAAGTGCAGATACATATGGAATTGTTAGAATCAACGCCGCTACTCTGACAGAGAATGTCACAATTAGTACAGGCTATAATGCAAGTTCTGCTGGTCCATTGACTGTTGCAAATAATGTAGTTGTAACAATAGCGAACAACAGCACTTGGACAATATTTTAAGGTAAAACATGGCCGGCACAATTATTGCAGATACAATTCAAGCGACCTCACAGCAGATTAGTCTGAATGTGGGTAACACTACTATCCTCACGGCTAGTAGCACTGGATTGACTTTGATTCCAACAAACAATGTAACCATTAATGTAACGAACAGCAATGCAACCCTCACTAATGCGACTGTTACTGGAACTATGAATGTTGCCGGAACTCTTACTTTAACGAATGCAAACACAAAAATTCTAAACAGTTCTGGAAAGCCTATTCTGCAACAAACAGGTTCAGTATTGCAAGTAGTAAATGGAACAACCACTTCTACCGTCTCATCGGCAAGTACAACTGTAGTTGATACTGGTTTGACAGCAACAATTACTCCAATAAGTTCAACAAGCAAGATATTAGTTTTAGTAAGTCAGCGTTTTTTTAAAACTCAAGCATCTAGTGCAGGCGGAACTGTTTATTTACAGCGTGGCGCTACAAATTTATTAACTGACCAAAGAGTTTGTTTAAATGATACCACCTCAGTTGGTGGTGACCAAAAATGGAGTTGTTGCTATCTTGATTCTCCTGCAACTACTTCTGCAACCACTTACAAAACACAATTTGGAAATACAAACACAAGCGGATATTTTTATGTAAATCTTGATAGTAATCAAGCGCAAATCACTCTTTTGGAGATATCAGCATGAGCATGATTATGAATAAACATGAAGCAATTTACAAAACATATCCCACAGTCGTTAGCATTTGTGATGAGATTGCATATGATGAACATAATAATGTAGTTCACTACAATGAAGCTACAGTTCAATCTTACATTGATGCCCATGCATATAAATCTAAACGCCAAGTAGAATATCCGCCAATAGGTGACCAACTTGATGCTTTATGGAAAGGCGGAGATGCTGCCGCTGAAATGTTAGCAAAAGTTCAAGCAGTCAAAAGCAAGTATCCAAAAGGATAAAAGAGAAATTTATGGCAAGCACAATTAAAGCAGATACACTACAGTCTACCACATCAAATGTATTCGTTCTGAATTCAGCTGGTACTGAGTATGCACGATTTGATTCAAGTGGAAATTTACAACTTGCTGGAGCATTTTCTTCCGGAACATTTTCTGCAAACGGTAATGTTACTTTATCGGCCGCAAACACAAAAATATTAAACAGTTCTGGCAATCCAATTTTGCAACAAACTGGTTCGGTATTGCAAGTAGTTCAGTCAATTGTAACATCATCCGCATCTAATGGTTCAAATAATAATCCAACTGCTACGGGGCTATCTGTCACTATAACTCCAACCAGCACGACAAGTAGAATTTTAGTATTTTCTAATTGGGGTTGGTCTTGCAGTACTGTTGATTTTGGCTATTATGCATATAGAGTAAATTCAACATTAGATACCAACAGCTATATTACTGTTTTTAATCAGTCAGGAACTAATGCTACCAATTCTCTGTACTTTGCAAGTTTAAATAAAATATATTCGCCAGGGACAATTTCTGCACAAACATATGAATTAGTTTTTTACAATGGAAATGCACCAACGCAAACAAGCTATTTTAACCAAAGAGCCATTGGTGGTGCTCCTGGAATGTGTACAATGACAGCAATGGAGATAGCGGCATGAATCACGAAGCAGTATATAAAACTCATTCTAATGTGGCAACAATTCGTAACGATGTTGCCTATGATGAAAATGATAATGTAGTTAAATTAAATGAAACCGCAATTCAAGTATACATTGATGCTCATGCTCACATATTAAAACGCCAAGCAGAGTATCCACCAATCACTGATTATCTTGATGGTATCGTAAAAGGTGACCAAGCACAGATTGCTAAGTACATTGCTGACTGCCAAGCAGTCAAAACCAAATACCCAAAAGCGTAAATAAAGAATTAGGATAAAAAATGGCAGGTACTATAATTGTTGACCGCATAGAATCAGATGCATCATACGCATCTTCGATTAATGTTGCGGCGCAGGTGACATTTTCGAATACTAGTACATTTAATGCTGGTAGTGTGAGCAGACCAGGAATTGCTTTCAGTGGTAACACATCAACTGGTATGTACATGCCACTTGCAAATACAATTGCACTTACCACAGCAGGTGTTGAGCGTTGGCGTCTTGATGCATCTGGTAATGTGGGGGTTGGTACTAGTTCACCCACAGATGGAAAATTTGTTATTACAGGTAACAGTGTTACCACAGCGCAGGGCATACGCCTTACTGGTGACACAGCAGACGCAAGATTTATCTGCGAATCCGCAACTTTGGGTGCCGGAATTCTTGGTACATTTTCAGCACACTCACAACTGTTTTATACAAACAGCACAGAAAGAATGCGTATTGACTCTTCTGGTAATATGTTTGTGGGCGGTAGTACTCAAAACACAGCAACTAAACCAGTTTATTCTTCAACAACAGCAAAAGCATGGGTTTCTTGTAGCATTGCATCAAGCACAGTTACAGTAGGTGCTTCTTTTAATGTTAGTTCTGTAACAAGAAATGGTGGAGGTGATTATACAATTAATTTTTCATCCGCTTTACTAGATACTAGTTATGCAATTGCAGGAATAGCAAGTGGTCCAGGCGGGTCAAACGCACAAGTTGCTGGATATAATGGAGGCGGTGTTGCTGTTGGGTCTTATCGATTTTATGTATTAAATATGAGTAACATCACCCCAACAGAACCAAATAATTTTTATTTAATATTTTTCAGGTAAGAAAGAAAATATGAGCCAAGTTATTATTTACCCAAACGATGAAGGACACTTGTCAATTGTTACGCCTAATCTTAGTTGTGGTATTTCTATTGAAGAAATTGCTCGTAAAGATGTGCCGGTTGGCAAACCATATCACATCATTGATTTTTCATTACTTCCTGAAGATTACACATTTTTCAATGCATGGGAAACAGACTTCACAAATCCAACTGGTCATGCCATTGGTGCTGATGCATGGTTTGCAGAACAAGCGGCTAAAGAGGTGACTGAATGATTACCATCAATGTAACTAAAGCAAAAGCAATTGCACATGACATTCGCCGTCAAGCCAGAACGGAAGAATTCAAACCTTACGATGAAGTTATTATGAAACAGATTCCTGGTGCCGATGCAACGGCTGCTGAAGCCGCTAGAGCCGCCATCAGAACAAAATACTCAACAATGCAAACAGCAATTGATTCAGCATCTACAGTTGATGCTATCAAATCTGCAATGCCTCAAGGATAACAAATGGCACTAAGTAGAATAAAATCAACATTTTTAACTAATGCGATATTTCCATTCTATAAATATGATGGAACATTAAACACTGCACTTGTACTGCAACTCGGTCAAATTCCATTCTATAAATATGATGGAACATACGATGCAATTCAACTGTCTTAATTTTAAAAGAAGAAATATATGGCTAGAATAGTTAAATCAATTTACACAAGTACTGATGTTACTTCATTAGGTGAGTTGGCATTGAGCGACACAATCGATGGTGCTTTGGCTCCAACAATTACGACATTGACTGATGCCGCAACCATCACACCAAACTTACAGACAAGCTGTAACTTCACAGTGACTCTTGGTGGTAACAGGACTCTTGCTAATCCTAGCGCATTAACTGCTGGTCAATCAGGTTCAATCTTTGTTGTTCAAGATGGTACAGGTAGCAGAACACTTGCATACGGTTCAAGTTATGATTTTATTAATGGTACTGCACCAACTTTGTCAACAGCCGCAAATTCTGTTGATAGAATTGATTATATTGTGCGTACTACAAGCAATGTTCACTGTGTCTTTACTGCGGCGTATTCATAATGGGAATTCATAATAATGCTTTGATTGGTGGTTCTGGTCAAGGTGGTTACTTCATAAACAATAGTGTGCGCTTGCGTAGTAGTGCAAGTGCTTATTTGAATAGAACACACGCCACAACAACTAGTCGCACAATCTGGACTGTTAGTTTTTGGGTTAAGCGTGGAATATTAGGTTCTGGTAAAACACTTATTGGTGGAAGTAACTCAGCAACAAATAATGGTACTGGTTGGGGTGCAAGATTTCAAGCCGGCAACACACTTCAAATATCTGCTGGTGGTGGTGTTAGGATGAATCTTGTTGGTGGGATTGCGTATCGTGACCCATCAGCTTGGTATCATATTGTATTTTCAGTAGATACTACACAAGCAACGGCCGCTAATCGTTTTCGTGTTTATGTCAACAGTGTGGAACAAACTACATGGACATCTAACAGTCAAATTGCTCAGAATGAACCACTTGAATGGAACTCTAGTAGTGCGGCTCAATACATTGGAACTGAAAATGATGCAGGTGTAGTTCCAACAACTCCATTTGACGGTTATTATGCCGAGTTTCATTCAGTCGATGGTCAGCAACTAACACCATCATCATTTGGTGAAACCGATACTCTTACTGGTCAATGGGTTGCGAAAAAATATACTGGTACATATGGCACAAACGGTTTCTATTTGAAGTTTGCAGACACAAGTGATAACACAGCCGCAACAATAGGTAAAGATTCTTCAGGTAACGGCAACAACTGGACGCCAAATGCCATCAGCAAAACTGCTGGTGTTACTTACGATTTTATGACAGACTCGCCGACTGTTGGTCCTTTGGCTAGTAACTATGCAGTATTGAATCCATTAGACTATTATAGTGACCCAACAATTTCAGCAGGCAATTTGCAAATAGCAACCACCGGCTCAGGAAGTGCAGGAGCCGTTAAAGGAACTATTGGTGTATCATCGGGAAAATGGTATTGGGAAGCCACACAAACCGCAGGCAGTGCCCGAGGGTCCGTTGGAATATTATCATCTGCCACAAGAATCACTGATTTTCTTGGAAACTTGTCAACTGGATATATCTATAATGGTATAGCGGGTAATAAGTATAACAACGGAACGAATAGTGCTTATGGAGCATCATTCACAAATGGTGATGTTATTGGTGTTGCTCTTGACATGGATGCTGGAACATTAACATTTTATAAAAATAACTCATCACAAGGTACTGCATATACTGGATTGAGTGGCACTTTTTCTCCAGCATTTTCTGATACAGGAGGCGCCTCTGGAATATACGCTGTAACATTCGCAGTTAACTTTGGTCAGCGCCCATTCGCATACACCCCACCAACTGGTTATAGTGCATTAAACACTTATAACTTACCTGCGCCAGCAATTAAAAATGGTGCGCTTAATATGACCGCTGCCCTATGGACAGCCAATGTTGCAAGCCCAACAACTGGTCAAAAAAGTATTGCTTTAGGATTTCAACCAGATTTAGTTTGGAGTAAAAATAGAAGTGATGCAGAACATCATTATTGGGTAGACTCAGTTCGTGGTGATAATTCTGGATCAAAATGGTTAAAGTCAAATTCAACCGCAGTCGAAGGTGCTGATGCTGTTGGCAGTACCACAGCAAAATATGTTTTCAGTTCAACTGGATTTGATATTATAGATACCGATTCAACTGCTGGTGAGGTATACTATACAAATAGAACTTATGTTGGTTGGGCTTGGAAAGCAGGCGGTACGGCAGTCACTAATACAAGTGGCACTATATCATCACAAGTCAGCGCAAATCCTACAGCAGGATTTAGCATTGTGACTTGGACAGGAAACGGAGTTACTGCCGCAACTGTTGGACATGGATTGAATGCAGTTCCTGCAATGATTATATGTAAAGAAAGAACTGGTACAGATTATTGGCATGTTAAGCATAAAAGCACAACTACTAATACCAACTTGTTCTTGAATACAACATCGGCATCAACTTCAGCCGCATCAGTTGGTGATGGTGTGTTGAGTGATTTAAGTAGCAGTACAACTTTTGGATTTGCAACGGCTGGAAGTCCTGCCAATGTTGTTGCTGTGAATGAAAATGGAATTACAAATGTTGCTTATTGTTGGTCTGAAATACCGGGGTACAGCGCATTCGGTAGCTACACAGGCAATGGCTCTACAGACGGTCCATTTGTGTACACTGGATTCCGTCCACGATTTATTTTGATAAAAGCCTCTAGCAATTCTACTGCGTCAACAGTTTGGACAATAATTGATACTAGCCGTAACCCAAATAATGCATCATTAAAAGAATTGTATGCCAATCAAACCGCAGTAGAAAGTACTGATTCAGATGGCATCGACATTCTCTCTAACGGGTTCAAACCTAAGCGCAATTCTGAGTATGCTAACTTTAGTGGATGGACTTACATCTATGCCGCTTTTGCCGAGAACCCATTCAAATATTCGAATGCACGATAAGGAAAAAAAATGTTTTTACTAGATAACAAAACTCTACCATTGGATGCACCATTCAAACATAATGGTGTTCAGTATCCTGCCAATTGGTTACGATTAACTACATTAGCAGAAAAACAAGCAATTGGTATCACTGAAGTACAAGATACGACTGTGGCCTTTGATGACAGATTCTATTGGGGTGTTGATAATCCAAAACAACTCAATGATGAAACTGTTACACCAGCAGCCGGTGAGCCATATGTTCAACACGGTTTGAAAACTCTATGGACTGCAACTGTCAAACAAACTGCAAACAGTCTTCTATCACAAACTGACTGGATGGTCATTCGCAAGGCAGAGAGAGATGTTGCAATTCCACAAGCAACAGTAACATATCGTGCCGCTGTGCTTGCAGAATGCACACGATTAGTGACTGCAATTGCTGGTGCCGCAGATGTTCCTGCTTTGGTAACTGTTGTAACAGCACAGAACTGGCCGACAGAATAATACAATTCACTATAACAAATCCCCGCCAAGGCGGGGTTTTTTGTTTCTATTAGTGCCATGAATGACTAAATAGAGTATTAACAAGTTTTCGGGGGAATGCAATGGCTGGTTATGCAGAAATTACGGTCGAACAAGGTGCCGACTTTTCATCAAAAATTAATGTGAATACTGGTGCCGGTGTCGGTCAAAACTTAACATCATATAGCGCATCAGCACAGATGCGTAAATCACATTACTCAACAACATCATCAAATTTCACAGTATCAATCACAGATGCATTTAATGGTGAAATAACAATGACTATGACATCAGCAAACACTTCAAATTTGACTCCCGGAAGATATGTTTATGATTTGGTTATGACAAGTCCAGCAAATATCAAAACTAGAGTTGTTGAGGGTATCGCAACAGTTCTTCCATCAGTGACACGATAATGGCAACGAATGTAACAGTAATTACGAATTCTGCATCAACGGTTTCGATTAGACCTTCTACAAAATCCGTTGCTTCACTTTCAGCAATTCCTTCATCAAACATTTCATTAGGTAGTTTATCGAATGTGGATGTTCTTAATGTTACTAATGGTCAATCGTTGGTATATAATTCTGCGACAGGAAAGTTTGAAGCAAATGATGTGAGAGCAAGTCAACCAACCACTCTTGTCGGCGGGTCATTTTGAGAAATCATAAATAGAACATCAATTATAACAATAAGGTAAGAAGCCATGGCAAATACAGTTATTCAACTGAAATATTCAGAAACAACGGCAGCCCCTACGACACTGAATGTTGCTGAACCTGCTTATTCAAACACATCTGGTAAGTTATTCATAGGTCAAGCCGGCAATCAAGTTATTGCAATTGGTGGTCGCTACTATACTCAACTACTTGAGAATGCGGCATCTGCTAATACAGCAAATACGATTGTAAAAAGAGATACAGCAGGTATCTTTTCAGCGACTGCAATCTATGCATCATTGTTTGGTAATGCAAATACTGCATCTACTTGGGCAACTGCAAGAACGATTGGTGTCTCTGGTGATGCCAATGGTACTGTTTCTATTGACGGTTCTGCAAATGCAAACATTCCATTAACACTAGGTTCGACTGGTGTTTCTGCTGGCACATATGGTGGTCTTACACAGATTCCTACATTCTCTGTTGATGCAAAAGGTCGTATTACTTCTGCGGCTAATGTCTCAATTTCAACTACACTAAACATTGCTGGTGATACAGGAACTGATCCTGTTGCTCTTTCTACAGATACTCTCACATTCAAAGGTGGTGATGGTATCACTACTGCTGTAACGGCTGCAAATACTACAGTTATTATTGATGTTGACAATACTGTTGTTCGTACATCTGGCGCACAATCTATTTCTGGCGACTTGTCTGTTACAGGTAACTTAACTATTACTGGTACTACCACAACAGTCAATACTTCAACAGTAACAACAACCGATTCTCTAATCAAACTTGCTACCAATAATACAGTTGGTGATGTTTTAGATATTGGTTTCTATGGACAAGCAAACACAGGTTCTTCTGTAACATATCATGGTCTTGTCAGACAAGCCGCAGGTAACTTCTTCTTATTCAAAGGATTAGTAACAGACCCAACATCAAATACACTTGCGACTGGTTCTTTAACTGCCGCTAATACTGCTACACTAAGAGCAAACATCACTGGTGGTACAGTCTCTAGTCTTGCTTCTGCAATCGCTATTGCTGATGGTGGTACAAACCAAACATCATTTACAAATGGTATTGTTGCATTCAACGGCACTGCACTTGCAACATTAGCAAATACAGGAACTGCTGGTACATATGGTTCATCATCTTATCATCCAGTCATCACTACAGATGCATATGGTAGAGTTTCTGCTGTTACTAATACTGCTATTGCTATCGATGCATCTGCTGTAACAACAGGCACATTGCCTATTGCAAGAGGTGGTACAAATGGAACATCATTCACATCAAGTCAAAGAGTTATCTTTGATGGCACTAAACTTGCATCACAGGCGAATACTGGTTACACATTAACTGGTGGTGTTGCCGCTGGTAATACAATCACATCATTAACTGTTAATCAGTATGGTGAAGTTTCAGCAGTAACTGCCGCAGAGATTGCAATTGCCGCATCTCAAGTTACTTCTGGCACACTTGCTGTTGCTCGTGGTGGTACAGGTCTTGCATCATATACTACTGGTGATATCATCTATGCATCTGGTGCAACAACTCTAGCATCACTCGCTGATGTTGCTACAGGCAATGCCCTAATCTCTGGTGGTATAGGTGTTGCGCCTAGCTATGGTAAGATTGGTCTTACCACTCACATTTCTGGTACACTTGCAGTTGGTAATGGTGGTACAGGTAATACTGCACTTACATTGAATGGTGTTGTTCTTGGTCAAGGTTCAAGCGCATTGACTACTGTAGTTTCAGCTACTGAAGGTCATGTGCTACAAATCAGTTCTGCTGGTGTTCCAACATTTGCACATTTGAATGGCGGAAGTTTCTAATATATAATTAATACTATGAAAGGGTTTTATTATGTCCGATGCAAATTTTATAAATGTCTACAATGAGGTAGTACTAGAAAACTTTACTGCGGTTCTGAAACAAAATTTTATGTTTCAGACTCAAATCAAATTTCTTGATGAGAAGGTAAAAGAAATACCTGTTCTTCAAGAAAAAGGTAATTCATATGATTCTGTTGTTAGAGAAAAAAATGAATTACAAAACAAGATTGTTTCTCTAACTTCTGAAGTTGAAAACAAAGACAATATCATTAAGAACACTAGCAATAGTGATGCTGATAAACATCGTCTACAGACTGCATTGAATGAACAGGCAAGAGAACTTGCAAAATTGAATGATAAAGTTGCCAATATTGAAAATGATATTGCTGATAAAAACAATTACATCAAACAGTTAGAAGACATGCTACCAAATTCAAAAAGAAAAAAACTAGGTTTAGAAATAATTGAGTCTACCAAAGAAGAAGTTGAAGAAGTAAAATCTACAGAGAAAGTTTCTGCAAAAGAAAATAATGTTATTTTGAAAGTTGAATCGGCTGGCGGAACTTTCTAAGCATGGCAAATACAGTCATTGCAGTCCGTTCTTCGGGTACAGCGGCAGCCACTCCTTCTTTAGGTGTTATTGCTAACGGTGAGATTGCTCTCAATTTTGCCGATGGTATAATTTACTATAAGACTTCATCGAACACTCTTGGTTCGATTAGGACAACTCAGCCTGCTGGACTTACAACAGAAGTACAGTTCAATGACGCTGGTTCTTTTGGCGCCAATGCCGCCTTCACATTCAATAAATCTATAGCGACACTTAATGTAGCAAAGATTAATGTTACAAGTACAACGGTATCAACATCAAACACAACTGGTGCGATAATTGTTGCTGGTGGTATCGGTGTTAAAGGTAATGTGACAGCAGACGGCATTATATTCCCTGATAACACAAGACAAACAACTGCGGCCGCTGGCGGCGGTGCCACAGTTGGTGATATATTGGCACTTGCAATTGCACTAGGATAAATATACTACTATGGCTAAACCAACAACAAGATCCACTTTTAAAACCTACTGTCTTCGTGAGTTGGGTTTTCCTGTCATCGATATCAATGTCGATGATGACCAATTAGAAGATAGAATAGATGAAGCATTACAATTCTTTCAAGACTATCACTTCGATGGTGTTGAGAAGATTTACATGAAGCATAAAATTACAACAGATGATATTGCAAGAAAATGGATTTATGTTCCTGATGCAGTGATTGGTGTTGTGAATGTGTTTCCGTTTGATGATTCAAACTCATCAATCAACATGTTCGATTTGCGCTATCAATTAAGATTGCATGATTTGTATGACTTTACTTCAGTGTCATATGTGCCATATGAAATCACAATGCAACATATCGCAACATTGAATTTGTTGTTCTCTGGTAAACCACAATATCGTTTCAATCGCCATCTCAACAAATTGTTTCTTGATATTGATTGGAATAATAGCATAAAAGAAAATGATTGGGTAGTTGTTGAATGTTATCGTAAATTAGACCCTGATACATTTACTGCATCTGGAACAGCCAATGTTGCAAATGCTTCAGTTGTGGTAACTGGTACTGGAACAAACTTCTACAATGATTTTTTTATTGGTGATGATATCACAGTTGGCAGTCAAACTCAAACAATCATTGAAATTAATTCATCAACTTCATTGAATGTTTACAGTGCATTCACCAGTACAGCAACTGGACAAACAATTTCAAAATCAGGCATCTCAGATGTTTGGAATGATAGATTTTTAAAGAGATACACTATTGCATTAATTAAAAAACAATGGGGTAATAACCTTAAAAAATTTGCAGGTATTCAAATGCCAGGTGGTGTGATGTTGAATGGACAAGCAATTTACGATGAGGCTGTTGTTGAAATTCAAAAGATTGAAGAAGATATTCAAAGTCTGAATGTATTGCCGCCAGATATTTTAGTTGGTTAATAATGGCAACGAATCTATATTTCAATAATTTTCCGGTTAATCAAGTAACCAATGAGCAGTTGCTCGTTGAGGATTTGATGATTGAGGCTATGAAAATTTATGGTATAGATGTTTACTATTTGCCAAGAACTACAGACAATTCAAGTATTGATAAGTTGTATGGTGAAGACCAACTGAAGAAATATGTCACAGCATACCCAATTGAGATGTACATCAACAATGTATCTGGTATGGAAGGTGAAGGTGATTTCATTTCTAAGTTTGGCCTTGATATTCGTGATGAGATGACTATGCTTGTTTCTCGCCGCAGATTTAAAGCAAGTGTTCCAGGATTGTTTAGGGCGCAAGAAGGTGACTTAGTTTACATTCCTCTTGTACAAAACTTCTTTGAAATTGCTCATGTTGAGCATGAGAACACTCCTGCAATGTTCTATCCATTGGGTCGTGGGCGTGACAACAATGTATATTTGTATTCATTGAAACTTCGACAGTTCGTATTCTCAAGTGAAATTATTGAAACTGGTGTTGAAGAAGTTGATGAACAAATTAGACACAATTATACAGTAACAACATTGTCTGTAAATGCTGGAGGTAGCGGAAACTTCGATGCGGCAAATAATGAGACAGTATATCAAGGTAGCAATGTTGCTACAGCAACCGCTTTTGCTGAATGTACATCATTTAATTCGACAACAAGAAAACTTGAAGTTATTAAGATTAATGGAACATTCACAAGTTTACAAGCCATTAAAGGTGCCACAAGTAATGCATCTTGGATACTTTCAACAAGTGGTGAATCAAAAGCACAAGACCTCGACTTCTCATTTGAAGATATTGCAGATAATAAAATTGTTCAAACAGAGGGTGATAATATCATCGACTTCTCTGAAAACAATCCATTTGGTGAACCGTAATGTTTGGTACTCATTTTTACAATCGTAGCTTTCGAAAATATGTCGTAATTTTTGGTACGATGTTTAATAATTTGTCTATCAAAAGATATGCTAATGATGGCACTGCAAGAGAAGTTATTAAAGTGCCTCTTGCATATGGTGCCAAAGAAAAATTCATCACAAGATTACAGCAAGACCCTACTCTAACAAAGTCAGTTGCTATTAGTTTACCTAGACTTAATTTTGAAATGACAAACATTTCATATGATTCTAGCCGTAAGCAACAATCGGCTATTAAGATTGCGGCCGCTGACACAACAGTCAAAAGAACAGTCAAGTCTCAGTATGTTGGTGCACCATATAATTTTGATTTTACTCTAAGCATATTTGTTCGTAACATTGAAGATGGTACACAAATCGTTGAGCAAATTCTACCATATTTTGTTCCAGACTATACAGTCACTGCCAATTTAGTTCCATCACTGAATATCATCAAAGACATTCCTATTGTTCTCAATAGTGTTTCACAGAACATAGAATATGAGGGTGGTTTAGATTCACAAAGAATCATTACATGGGATTTGACATTCACTGTCAAAGGATATCTGTTTGGTCCTGTTGCTAACAGTGCTATCATTATTGGTATCGATAGTGGTATTGTTGCCAATGGTGCAAACATTATCACTGGTGGTTCTACAACAAACTTGTTCTACGATACCAATAACAAAGCAATTCAGACTGTAGTTATGCAGAATACTGCAAACACAGGAAACGGAACATATCTTGAAGGTGAGACTATCAATGTTGAAAACAAGAGAGATGTTCTTGGCACAGTATTGTACTGGAGACCAAATTCAAACACTCTCATTGCAACTTCGATGACTGGTGTATTGTCTGCAAACGATATTGTTATTGGTGCAGATTCACATGCAAGATATGTCGTTTCTACTGTAGAGACTACACCATTATTGATAGCAAACACAAAGATTACTCAATCTCCAGTCACTGCGGATACTAATGACGATTTTGGATATACCATTCAGTCAAAAGAATACCCTGATACATTATGAAAAGCATAGATAAAAACTTATCAGACATATTCGACATAGACCCAATAACACCAACAAATGTAATTGAGGTCAAAGAGACTGCCGTTGTCGAAATAAAAGATTCAACCATTGAAGAAGATGTTGAGTTTGCCAGACAGAATATCAAAAAATTAATCAACAAAGGTGGTGTTGCTTTTGATAATCTTTTGTTGGTAGCAAACGAATCTGAACAACCAAGAGCATATGAAGTTGCCGCAACATTCATCAAAAATTTATCTGATTTAAATAAAGACTTACTTGAATTGCAAAAGCGCAAGAGAGATTTACAAGGTTCAGAAGAGAAAAAACAAAGCGGAAATGTGAATGTTGACAAAGCAGTTTTTGTTGGCTCAACAACAGAACTGGTAAAATTTTTGAAGAAAAATCAATGAGTGATAATGGTGGTGGGTATAATGGTAATGCGAGTCTAAAAAGATTAGGTGTAGAGATATCCTACACTGAAGAACAGGTTGCAGAGATTGTAAAGTGTTCTGAAGACCCAATTTACTTCATCAAAACATATGTGAAGATTGTCAATGTGGACAAAGGTCTTGTTCCATTCGACATGTGGCCATTTCAAGAAGAGATGGTTGATACATTTCACAACAATCGTTTCTGTATTGCAAAGATGCCTCGTCAGGTTGGTAAGACAACTACGACAGTTGGATACATGCTTTGGACTGTACTATTCAACATTGATTATAAGATTGCAATTCTTGCAAACAAAGGCGCATTGGCTCGTGAGATTTTAGGTCGACTTCAATACGCATATGAATATTTGCCTCTATG